TTTTGCCCCGGGGGAAGGTAGGGGCAAACACACCCCTGGGGCTAGAGGCGGTTTTTGCTGTCAACGCTACCACTCCCTATGGTGGTCGCGGCGCGGGCGCGGGGGGCGCGAGCCTAACAAAAAATTTCGCCCGCCGCCCGCCGCCCTCCGCCAGCATGGTCCCCGGTGGGGGATGGGCCGCATTGCCCCCTGGCTCCGCGCCAGGTCCCTGCCCCCTGGCTCCGCGCCAGGTCCCTGCCCCCTGGCTCCGCGCCAGGTCCCTGCCCCCTGGCTCCGCGCCAGGTCCCTGCCCCCTGGCTCCGCGCCAGGTCCCTGCCCCCTGGCTCCGCGCCAGGTCCCTGCCCCCTGGCTCCGCGCCAGGTCCCTGCCCCCTGGCTCCGCGCCAGGTCCCTGCCCCCTGGCTCCGCGCCAGGTCCCTGCCCCCTGGCTCCGCGCCAGGTCCCTGCCCCCTGGCTCCGCGCCAGTCCTCTCTCCTCTCTCCTCTCCCTCCTCTCTCTCCTCTCCCTCCTCTCTCTCCTCTCTCCTCTCCCTCCTCTCTCTCCTCTCCCTCCTCTCTCTCCTCTCCCTCCTCTCTCTCCTCTCTCCTCTCCCTCCTCTCTCTCCTCTCCCTCCTCTCTCTCCTCTCCCTCCTCTCTCTCCTCTCCCTCCTCTCTCTCCTCTCCCTCCTCTCTCTCCTCTCTCCTCTCTCCTCTCTCTCCTCTCTCTCCTCTCTCCTCTCTCCTCTCTCTCCTCTCTCCTCTCTCCTCTCTCCTGCTGCTCTCTCTCCTGCTCCCTGCTGCTCTCTCTCCTGCTCCCTGCTGCTCTCTCTCCTGCTCCCTGCTGCTCTCTCTCCTGCTCCCTGCTGCTCTCTCTCCTGCTCCCTGCTGCTCTCTCTCCTGCTCCCTGCTGCTCTCTCTCCTGCTCCCTGCTGCTCTCTCTCCTGCTCCCTGCTGCTCTCTCTCCTGCTCCCTGCTGCTCTCTCTCCTGCTCCCTGCTGCTCTCTCTCCTGCTCCCTGCTGCTCTCTCTCCTGCTCCCTGCTGCTCTCTCTCCTGCTCCCTGCTGCTCTCTCTCCTGCTCCCTGCTGCTCTCTCTCCTGCTCCCTGCTGCTCTCTCTCCTGCTCCCTGCTGCTCTCTCTCCTGCTCCCTGCTGCTCTCTCTCCTGCTCCCTGCTGCTCTCTCTCCTGCTCCCTGCTGCTCTCTCTCCTGCTCCCTGCTGCTCTCTCTCCTGCTCCCTGCTGCTCTCTCTCCTGCTCCCTGCTGCTCTCTCTCCTGCTCCCTGCTGCTCCGGGGAGGCTCGCAGGGCTCGCCCCCTACGCAGCCACCGGTAACGCCCCCCTCCCTCGCCACACCCACCAGCGGCCGTAGACCGCCGGGGACCATGCTGGCGGAGGGCGGCGGGCGGCGGGCGAAATTTTTTGTTAGGCTCGCGCCCCCCGCGCCCGCGCCGCGACCACCATAGGGAGTGGTAGCGTTGACAGCAAAAACCGCCTCTAGCCCCAGGGGTGTGTTTGCCCCTACCTTCCCCCGGGGCAAAACACTCCACCCCCCACTCCACCCCCCACTCCACCCCCCACTCCACCCCCCACTCCACCCCCCACTCCACCCCCCACTCCACCCCCCACTCCACCCCCCACTCCACCCCCCACTCCACCCCCCACTCCACCCCCCACTCCACCCCCCACTCCACCCCCCACTCCACCCCCCACTCCACCCGCCCCGGAAGTAGCCACGCGTCCAAGTCCGGGTTTTTCCCCCCCCCACCTCCACCCCAAACCCTATCTACATCGCAACCCCGCGCAGCCTCGCGCGGCACAAGCCTCCAGCCTCCAACACGCTCCCGCGCCGCGCGCCCAGCTCTCCGCCGGCCACCATCGACGCATCGCGCCCGCTAACGGCCGGCATGTTCGCCACCGCCGCTCCGTTCCTCAGCCCAACACCCAGCCCCAACGCGTCAAGCCCGCCGCCGTACTCGGCCCCCGCGAACCCTCGCCGCCTTTGGCAAACCGCCACAGGCGGCGATCCGCCGTCCCGTCGCACCGGTCGCCTCGGGCCCCCGCGCGCGCCTCCGCCAGACCCGTTTTCGGGCACGCCGCTGCTGCCCCTCACGCCCTTCGTGATGCCGTGCACGCACATCGCCGCGCCGGTGCCAACGTGGCCCCCGCTGCCGCGCCTGCCAACGTACGACGAGGCCCTGGCCTCCGGGCCCCCACCCAGGCCTCCGCCCTACGCAGCCGACGCCCGCGTCCCGCCCGCGAACCTCCCGGCCTGCATTGCGAGCTTCGTCGCGGCGCCTCGCCCGCCGCCAGGCCGCCCCTCCACCCTCGGGGCGCCAGCGGCCGCCACCGAGCAGCAGCAGCGGGCGCCGGCGCCCCGAGGGCGACCCGCGCCCGCCCGGGTCGCCCCGCGGCGGGCATCCGCTCCCGCGAGACGCGACGTCTGCCGGTCGTACGTCCTCCCGGCGGCGGTGGTCTGCGGCTACATCGGAGTCGCCATCGCCCTGTTCGTGGGCATCTACCTGCTCGGCGAGCAAAGGCGCGGCGCTTAACAGTCGCCCGCCCCGGCCTCCCCCCACTTGTGCCTCTTTACGTCCAGTAAACGCGGCAACACAAACTCGCGCGCGCCGTCTCGTGTTTATTTCCCCCCTCCCCACAAAACCATCAACGCCACGCAGACACGGGGAGGATGGGTTTTCTCTGTGTGTTTATTATTACACGCGGACGGGTTGGCGGCGGAGGGGGGAGGTCGGGGCGCGCCTTAGCACGCAGTCTCCTTCGCGTTCCCCAGGGCCCGGCGCCGCTTCTCCGCCGCCTTGGCCGCCGTCACGCCGGACCCGGTGCTGCGGATGTGATCCGCAGCGGCGGCGACCCCGCGCCAGCACTCCAGGGAGAAGGGGGTTTCGCAGTGGCAGTGGTAGGCCAGTCCGTCCACAGTGTACCCATTGTCGTCAAACCCGTCGGTGACAGCGCGGCGGTACAGCCGCGGCGTGGGCCAGTCGCGGACGGCGCAGTATCCGAAGGGCTTCGGGCACGGGTCCGCGTGCCGGAGCTTGTCGTGCAGCTGCTGGAGGACGGGCTCGTGGTTCAGCAGCGCGGCGAGCGCGCGCAGCTCCCCGACCGAGGGCGTCAGGTGGCGCCGGCGGTCCTTGAGTACCTGCAGGACGTACGCGTGCGCCCGCCGGGGGTCGCCGCACGCCAGGCGCGCGTGGTAGCTGCGCATAGATAGCGCGGCGCCGTCCGCCCGCACGACGGTCCCAGAGGGGGCCCCGCACCGCCACGTGGCGTGCACGGCCAGCGGGGGCGCGACGTGGCTAACCTCGGGGGCGCCGGCAAACGCCGCCTGCGTCTTGGCGGCCATGGCGGGTCCCGGCGGCGCTCGGGGACGGAGAGCGGGGGGGCGGGGGGTTGCGGGACGGAGACAGTGGCGCGCTGCGGGTGGCGGCTGTTTCCAAGAGGACGGACGACCAGGGTCCGGCGCGGGTCGCCTTTATGTCCGCCTCTCGCCCGCGACGCCCCACCCCGGGGCGTTCCCGCCCCCACGCCCACACAGACACAGGGTCGTCGTTGCGTTTTACGGTCTTTATTTGCGCGTTCCGGGGGAGGGGGGGAATGGGGAGCGGGCTCGGGAAGCAGAGACCCCCCCCCGCGACCCGCCGCCTTAGAACAGCATGTTGCAGTAAAAGTACTTCCCGTGGTTGTACACGGGCACCAGGGTGTGGCTGGCGGTGAGGCGGCACGCGTAGCTGCCACACTCGTGGCGGTGGGTGTCGAGCATCTCAATGGCACCCGCCATGCAGGCGCCGGGTGTGTAGAAGTCCATGGTCTCCCCCGCGCTGACCCCCAGCGCGCCGCGGGGCACCTCGGCGCGGCCCTGGGCGACGCAGTGGGCGATGCGGGCCAGCGCGATGAAGGTGAACGACGTCACGTCCCGGGCGTCCGCCAGGCAGCGGCGCGCGCAGATGTCGTCCAGCGTGAGGCTCCCGCGGGAGCGCATGTAGCAGCGCATGAAGGGGCCGAGGCGCAGGCGCAGGTTGGCGAGCACGGCCCCCGCGGTGGCGACTATGGGGTCGCGCGTGCGCACCGGCAGCCCGCGGCAGAGGCACATCTTGCACCAGGAGAGCGTCTCGTCGGCCGAGGCCAGGCCCTCGATCAGGTTCTCGTTGCGCAGCACGCACTCGCGCAGGGCCCGGGCCGCGGCTGCCGGGCGGGGCTGCTCCTCGAAGAGGCGGTGGAGAAGGGGCCCGTTGGCCAGCAGCGCCTCCCAGGACATGCGCCGCTTCTCCGGCTCGTGGGGCCCCTGCGCGGGCGCAAGCGCGGGCGCCCAGGGGTTGCCGGGCGCGTCGAAGGGGCCGCCGGCGAACGGGTCGCGCATGATGGCCGCGCTCGCGTCGAAGCTCGCGCCGATGCGGTCCGCGGAGACCCTGGACGCCAGGGTCTCCAGCGAGTTCAGCACGTTCGGGCGGAGGGCGTCCGAGGGGTCGCAGGGCGGGGCTGCCGCGGCCGGGCGGCCCGAGCGCAGCACGTCGCGCAGGTCCGCCTGGGGCCTCGCGCCCCCCCGGTGGCTCCGGCCCTGGCTCCGATGCCCGGGGCGGCCCGCCGCGGCCGTCGTGGCTGATGCCGCTTCCTCGCGGCTCCTCTTGGGGGCCGGCTGGTCCTCCGCGGCCGCGGCCGCCGCAGCCCGGCGGCGGTTGCGCCGCCTCCCGCCGCGCCGTCTCGGCGGACGGTCGTCCCGCGGGCCGGAGTCCGGGCCCGACGCCCCGCGCGGACGCCGGGCCGGGCGGTCGCCGTCCCCCGAGCCGCTCCAGGGGCGTTTGGCGGCGACGGGGCCGGACGGGGGCGCCCGCTCGCTCAGCCGGAGGCGGGCCAGGCGCGCCGCCTCGGACTCCAGGGGCGCCATCACCACGGACCGGAGGTGGGTCGCGGCGGGACTCGGCGGCCCGGTGGCGAGGTCCATCCGGGGCTCCGCGTCGGCGTCGTCAGACGACTCGCTGCCGTCGGAGGAGTCGCTGTCGTCCGGCATGTCGACGGAGCTCACGCTGTCCAGCGAGGGGCTCCGGCGGTCCATGGCGGGGGCGGCGGCCGGGGGGGCGCTCTCGTCGCAGTCCAGGTCGCTGTCGGAGAGGTCCAGGCCGAGGTCCAGGTACTGCTGCTGCTTGTCCATGGCGCCAGCGGTGGCGGCGGAGAGGAGGGGCCGGGAGGGGAGAGGCGGCGGGCGGAGAGAGCGGGGATGTCCTCGCCGCGGACGGGAGGAGCGCGAGAGGAGAGAGAAAGGGAGAGGAGCCGATGGCGGGCTTGGTGGCGATGGGACGGCGAGGCTATACTTATACTCGCTGTGGTGGGCGGGGGAGAGGCGCGTCACGGGGCCCCGCCGCCGACGCTCTGCGCCGCCTGGCGATTGTCGAATGGCAGGCCCCTTGCGGCGTCACGGCCGTGACGCCCCGGGTGGTCCACCCCCGGCGACCGCGCCCCCGAGGGGGCGCTCACGTGTCGAAGAGGCGCCGCTGGATGTCCTGCTCGTATCGCAGGGCGACGATCACCACCGCCACCACCGTGACCAGGTATACCAGGCGCATGACGATCCCGGACAGGACGGTGGCACAGCACCGGCCGCACATGCGGCTGAGTCCGGAGGGGCGCGCCGCCCGGCCGGCGCAGTCGTCCGCCTCCTTCCGCCTGGCGGCGCTGCGCCGCCGCCACCACCACCAGCCGTGGCACGCCTCGACGATCGCCACGGCCCCTACGAAGCCCCAGGTCAGCAGGCTCAGGAACAGCGGGTAGGCGCGCCGGCATTCCCCGCGCGGCACGAGGGCGGAGCCCACCAGGAGGCCCTGGGCGGCGAGGCGGCAAAGGGTCTCGCAGCACACGGCAGCCCCGACCGCCGGGCGGTGGTGCAGGAAGGTGATGGGGTCCGCCTCGAAGATCTGCGTCAGCGCCTGGCGCTGCAGCGAGAGCTCGCACATGAGCCGCGCCACCTTGGTGTAGGGGTAGCTGCGCATGACGCTGGAGACGATGCGGCTCGCGTAGTTGAGCAGGTACGTGGCCGGGGCGATAGGGACGTGGGGGGGGCTGACCACCCCGAACATGCGCCGGCGCTGGTGCAGCGTGACGAAGAGCGCGTAGAGGAACCAGGCGACCGCCACCATGCGCAGCCGCACGAACCAGATGGGGCGCAGGCAGTTGCGCGTGGCGCGCACGAGCACCAGGCGGCGCCCGGCGTCCCCGGCCCCGTCGAGCGCCGAGAGCGAGCGCCCGTCGATCACGTCCGCCAGGCAGGAGCGGTCCGTCTCCCGGTCGGCGAGCGCGGCGCTCGCCGGGTCCCCGGCGCCGTCGAACCGCGACTCGGGGCGGAAGACGAACAGGGCCGAGTGGTTGAGGGTGGTCCACGTCAGGCCCGCGCCCCCGGGGGGGTCGGGCGGACTCACGGCGTAGACGCAGCGGCGCGCGTCGGCCAGCCCCGCGATCGCGTACCACGCCAGAGCCAGGGCGTACGCCGCGATCAGGACGAGGGAGAGGCAGTGCCCGTGGCCGCCGAGGGAGAGCATGGCGTCCCGGCGTCGATGGTGAACAGCGTGTGCAGGCGGTTGCTGTCGCACTTGGTGGCGAAGCACTGCTGGCAGAGGGACACGCAGAGGCGGTTTCCGCCCCCCACGCTGAGGGCCAGGAACGTGCGGGCGGTGGCGCGGCTGCCGCGGGAGTGCCGGAAGCGCAGGCACGAGAGGTGCTGGCGCGGCGACCCGCGCGCGGGCACCAGCTGCAGCAGCGCCCAGTCGCTTTTGACGACGGCTTGCTGCACCGACACGGCGTGGTACTCGCCCGAGGCCTCGGGGAAGTGGCTCTCCAGGCAGGCGACCACGCGCTCCAGCAGTTCGGTGACCAGCAGCTCCACCGTCTCCCGCGCGTGGAGCGCCGCGCCGTGGCGGGCCAGAACCTCGGCCAGCGTGTCCCTCCGCCCGAAGTGCGCGAGGGCGTTGTGCGTGGCCTTGCGCTCGAAAAAGCTGATATACTCCCCCCCGAGGCTGTGCAGCACCCGCAGGCCGCCGGCCTCGGGCCCGCCCGGGCCCCGCGGGGCGTGGAAGTGGAAGTTGCGCGGGTCCGCGTGGGCCGCGACGAAGGCGGCGGGGTCGGGGCACGCGGGCGGGAACACGAACACGGGCAGCAGGCGGCCCGCGGCCCGGCCGCCGTCCGCGACCTTTGCGAAGTAGGGCAGGCGGAGGCTGTGGCTGTGCGCGTACACGCCCGTGTCGACCAGCAGAAAGTTCCTCACGTGCGGCCCGATGGTCTCCACGAAGTCCCGCTCCAGCAGCACGGCCTGCTGGATGACCTGGGCCACGCCCCTCATGGTCGCGGAGCCGCTGATGACGTAGGGCCGGGGCACCGGCAGGCACACCCGCAGGCCGATCTTCCGCTCGCACGTGCAGAGGGGGGGCTCCCGGGGCCCGCGGGCGGGGGGGGGCTGGGCCCGCGGGCCATCCGGCCCCTCGCGGGCCGGAGGGGCGGGGGCGGCCGGCGCCGCGCTCTCGAACTCGAGGTCCATGGGGTCGTCGTAGTACCCGGCCTCCTCGAACTCCATCATCTCCGCCTCCTCCGACGGCGCGTCGTCCAGCGGCCAGGGGTCGCAGGCGTCCGGGTAGCACTGGTCTGGGTCGCCGCAGTCGCCGGCCCCGCGCGCGCCCCGGTCTCCCCCCGGCGCCGGGCACGAGCTCTTGAAGAAGTAGCACGGGTACGCCTCCCAGTCCTCCGAGGCCGCGGGGAACAGGAGGCTCATGGCCGTCAGCGCCCCGCGCCGGAAGTGCCCCAGGGCGCGGTGGAGCCGCTCGAAGGGGATGGGCTCCCGGAGCGCGATGTCCAGGTCCAGCACGACGTTGGTCACGACCAGGGCCGCGTTGAAGATCTCGTTGCGGTTGACGTACATCTGGCCGCCGACGGTGGCCGCCGACGCGGGGTCGGCGCGCGGCCCGCGCCCGTGCAGGCGGCGCGTGAGGCGCAGGTCCGCGGGCTCCCCCTCGGCCGCCGGGGCCCCCAGCTCGCGCCGCAGCTCGGCCTCGGGGAGCTGGCCGTCGCGGGTGATGCGCGGCCAGTCGTCGGCCGCCATGACGGCGAACGCCTGCCCGGTGGGGGCCATGGCGATGCGGTACACCGGCAGGGGCGTGACCACCCGGGTCGTGCCGAAGAGCGCGGCGACGGCCGGCGGGGCGCCGGGTCGCTCGGCGGCGGCGAGCTGCAGCAGGCGCCGGACAATGCCGCCGCCGGGGCCCGCGGCGGGGGTCTTGCCCCCGCCCTCCGGGGGCGGCGCGAGCGCGGCCGCGGGGGCCTGGGCGGCGGGCGCCGGGGAGGCCGCCGCCGCGGGCCAGCCGCGGGCCGCGAGTACTTGCTCGGCCGCCGCCAGGCGCGCCGCCATTTTGGACGAGTAGTCGTAGACGCCCCGGGGCGGCCCGGAGCGGCGGGGGGCCAGGGTTGACTCCGGGTACGTCCGCGCCGCGAGAAAGGCGGCGGCGGCCCCCCCGCGCAGCACTGCCTCCCGGGGGGACACGTTCTGCCGCACGTACTCGCGGATGTTGAGGTGGGCGCGCACGTGGGTGAAGAACTGGTCCACGGCCTGGCGGCCCAGCTCGGAGGGCCGCTCGCCGCTGCGCGCGGGCTCGGGGTCGGTGGCCGCGACGGCCCGCAGGTGCCGCGTGAGGCTGGGGCGGTTGAAGCACTCGAAGTGCGCCAGGTACACGTAGGTGATGAACTCGCGGTCGGAGATCTTGAGGCAGCGGCGGTCGTGGGCGATGAACTCCTTCAGCGCGTTGGTCTCGCGGACGTCGGCGCGGATGCGGCGCTCGACGTACAGGGGGAAGCCGGCCGCGGCCGGGCCGCTGGCGTAGCCGCTGGTGCAGCAGAAGCGGGAAATGGCCGCGAAGGAGAGCAGGCCGTCCGGGGCCCCCTCCCCGGGCCGGACCGCGGGCACGTCGTAGGTGGCGCAGAAGTCGCGCACCGCCTGCAGGTCGTACGTGGCCCCGGCGCTGCCGCGACGTGCGGCGGCCTGGAACAGGTAGTAGCGCGCGACGAGCACCAGGCTCTTCTCCCCGGGCCCGAACTTGCTGAGGAACCAGAAGGGGCTCTGGGCGCCGCCGTAGTAGGCGCGGCGGTAGGCCGCCAGCACGCGCGCCTCGTGGTGCACGTACAGTGAAAGGAGCCCGCGGCGGCCCGGGTTCGGCCCGGGCGCGACGGCGCGCAGCGACTCGCCCGGCCGGTACTCGGCGTCGGCCGCCGTCCTCCCGACGCGCGCGGAGGCCCGGCCGACCGCCACCGCCAGCGCGATGAGGAGGGGGTTGTGGATGGCGAAGGTGGCCTCCTCGTCCAGCGTCCGGGCGAGCACGTCGGGGGGCAGCGGGGCGCCCTGCGCAACGGCGCCCCGGAACGCCTCCGCGTCGCCCCCCGCGGCGAACCGGCAGACGAACACGGGCTGGACCCGCGCGGGCGGAGCGGCGGGCGTGTCCGGACAAGCGGCCCCGCCCGCCTCCCGCCCCAGCAGGCAGAAGGTGACCCGAAAGGCGGCCCCATTTAACCCCCCGGCCGGCCCGTAGCGCGCCAGGCCGCGCGCGAACCGCTCCTGGTGCGAGAGCTCGGGGGCCCCGTCCGCGGCATCGGTGGCGGCGGTGTCGTTCGGCTCCGGGACGTCGTAGCTGAGGACGTACACCCGCTCCCCCCCGGGCCCGCCCGTGAGCAGCGCCAGCGACGAGCTGATCACGCAGCCGTCCGTCGCGTACAGCACGGAGACAGAAACCTCCTCCTTCTCCATTGCCGCACACGCGTCCGAGGCGGTGATGGCCGGGCTGCTCAGGGCCCTGTGTGGCTTCTCGGGAGCGCCCGAGCAGGAATACGAGCCCGTCGGGGGCGTGGCGCCGCCTGCCGAGTTTGCACCACGCCTACAGGAGGCGCTGGCGGCGGTGAACGCCCTGCTGCCCTCCCCCATCACCCTCGAGGACGCCCTCGAGTCCCTGGAGGAAACGCGCCGGCTGGTGCGCGCGCGCACCCTGGCGCGCACCTACCGGCAGTGCCAGGCCAACCTGGCGCGCCTGGCGCGCCACGTGCCCGGGGCCGGCGGCCCGGGGCTCGACGGCGCCGTGCAGGCGCACCGCGAAAAGCTGCGCCGCGTGGCCGACAGCTGCCTCTGCACCATTTTGCAGCTGTACATGTCCGTGGCCGGGACGGACGGGGCCTCGGACCTGCTGGTGTCCCAGGCCATCCAGTCGATGGCGGAGAGCGAGGTGCTGATGGAGGACGTGGCGATCGTGGAGCGCGCCCTAGGGCTCCCCGGGGAGGCGGGCGCTGCCGCCGAGTCTGCGGCCACACCCCCCGACGACGCCTCGGCGGTACGCGAACGGGAAGCCCCACGCGACGCGAGGCCGGTCCCCGCCGCTGCGACTCCACCCGCAACGCACGGGTCGCAGCAGACCCCGCGCCGGTCTGCGGAGGCCCAGCTGGTTGCCCTGTGACCGCCCTTCCCCGGGCCGGGGGAGGGGTTGGCAATAAACGTGGTATACGGAAAGCCGGTTTCGTCTCCGCGCTGTTTGGGGTTAACGGGGGCGGGGGCGAGGCGGGTGCCGGAAACGCGGGTATGGGGGGGGGTGTTAAAAAACCGGGGAGTGGAAATTGGGGGGGGGGCGGTGGATCGGGATGGTGGGCGTCCGCGCGGGGAATGGCGCGGACGCCCAGGGCCGTCCGTCCCACCCATTTCGCGCCCCCACGAAAAAGCACCACGCTCGACACACACAGCACATCGCAGACGGTACTGCCATTTTATTGTATGTAATTGCACCGGCTGGGGCGAACCGCCCCCCAGGGGCAGCCCTACACGCCGGTGGACCCAAAGCCGCCCTCGCCCCGCGCGCTGGCGGGAGCCTGGGCTGCGTACGAGGCGGTGAAGCGGAACGAGGGCACGTTCTCCGGCCGGGCCCCGCCGGCGGGGCCCCCGTCCCGGAAGGCCGGGCACGAGTCCGCGTCGTGCCCGACGGCGTCGGCGGCGACCCACGTCGGCGAGCAGTCCCGCTCGACCACCACGAGCTGTGCGACGCGGGAGCCGGGCTCGATCACGAAGGGCTCGTCGGTGAGGTTGGTGATGCGGAAGCGACACTCGGCGTCGCCGCGCCAGACCGAGGGGGTGACGACGACGCCGCGGGCGTTGAGCGACGATCGCCCGAAGAAGCAGCAGACCTCGGCGCCCCCGGCGCGCACGTACCGCAGCGACGGCTGCAGCACGCGGCTGTCGCGGGGGGGGATCTCCACCCGCCGCCGGGCCACGACGTCCAGCCCCGCGTCCTCGGGGCGGCGGGGCACGAAGGCGTGCCTCTCGCCCGCGAGCGGCGCGTCGGTCCCGGGGATGTCCTCGCGCTCCCCCACATAGCACACCGCCCCCCCAGGACACGCGGGGGGGGTTCTGGGGCGGAAGACGGGCGAGGTCAGCCCCGGGGGGCCCCCCCCAGGACACGCGGGGGGGGTTCTGGGGCGGAAGACGGGCGAGGTCAGCCCCGGGGGGCCCGGGGCCAGCCGCAGGACCGTGATGCACAGCCGGACGCTGCCCGGCGGGAAGACCGCCCCCTCGCCCCCGAGCACCACGAGCACGGCCGCCACGTCCCCGCGGTACCCCGAGTCGATCACCCCGTTCGCGCAGCGATACGCCGGCGCCGGGCGGCCGGGAGCCGCAGGGGCGGCGTGCAGGATGGCCGCGTACGCCTCGGGCAGCGCCAGCCTGACCCCCAGTGGCACCCTGGCAAGGAAACCCCCCGCCGGCCCGCAGAGACGGGCGGGGGTCGGGGCCAGCTCCCTCGCGTTGGTCAGCGTCAGCTGGGGCACCGCCGTTTCCCGGCTGACCTCCACGTCCCAGCCCTCCGCGGATCGCATCGGGTGCTCCTCCGTTCCGCCGACGCCCACCAGCACGACGGTCGCGTTGGACTGGTGCAGGCCCATCTCCGCGGGCGACGGGTACGACGTGGCCACCGAAGGCGGCGGCGGCGCTGCGCGACGGATGTTGTCCGCGGGGATGTGAGGCGCGAGAGGGCGGGCGAGACTTCTGGCGCCCGCACCGGGGAGGTTTTATGGATGCCGGGCGCGGGAGGGCGGGGCGGTCTCCTCCGCCCGCGTCACGGCCGCCCGCCCGCGCCCGCCGCCCTAAGGGGGCCCTGACCCGCGGCTCGCGTCCCCGGGTGTCGGCGCCGCGGGGGATTTCCTTCGTCCCGATGTTCCCTCGCGCCGCGTAAACCCCCGGTCCTCCGCTCGCTATACAAACCGTTGATTGGCTCCCTATGGGTCTGCGGAAATAGTTCCTGCCCTATAAAGGGCCGCGGGCGCAGACCGGTGGGCTATTCTGCTCTCGGAGGCCCGTGCCCCCCGTCGCGTGTGCGTTTCCCCGGCTCGCCACCCCCACCCGTCGCCCGCACGCGCCACCGCCGGCTTCCGTACCTCCGGGCGAATTCTCTCCCCCCCCAGCGAGCGCAGTCTATCGTCTCCCGGTTAGCGATCCTCCTCCCCGTCTCGCGTCCATGGCGTCCCGTCGCAGCGCCCGCTACGCCCCCGTCGACCGAGACTCCGACTCCGAAGACGGCGTCGACTATTACGACGTCCGCACCCCGGACGAGTCGCCCCCCGACGGGCACTCGCGCGGTCGGGGGAGGTCACGCGGAGCCGCGCGACACGCGGCCGGCCGCGGCGCCGGCGACCGGTACGGGGGCGAGGGCTACGAGGAGGCCGACGGCGAGTGGGACTACGGCGGCGACCGCGAACCCCCGACGGAGGAGCACGAGCGCCGCGCCTACGCGGCCTCGGCGGCCGCGGTCGGCGGCGCGCGCGCCGCCCGCCGACGCAGCCAGTCCCAGTGCCGCGCCAAGTCCGGCACCCGCAAGGGCGTCGATCGCGCAGAGCCCGCGCCTCCCGCCAGGCCCGCCGCCGGAAGGCCGGCCAGGGGCTCCGCGGCCAGGCCCCCCCCGGGCGACGCCGAACCCGCGGCCGCCGCGGCGCCGGCCCGCGCGCCCCGGGCACCCCCGGGACTGGGGGCGGTCGGCAGCAACCGCACGCTACACTTCAGCCCCGCGCCCTCCAGCCCCACGGCCGCGTGGCGAGGCACAACGACGGTGTTTAACAAGCGGATATTTTGCGCCGCCGTCGGCCGGGTGGCCGCGGCCCACGCGCGGCGGGCCGCGGCCCGCTTGTGGGACATGTCCCCCCCTCGCAACAACAAGGACCTGGAGGAGCTGCTGGAGGCCACCATCATCCGCATCACCGTGTCGGAGGGACAGCGGCTGCTCACCCGCGCCAACGAGTGTCTCCCCGAGAACACCCCCGGGGGTATCGTCGGCGAGACGGCCGAGGGTGGCGGCTCCGGGACGGCCCGCGCCACCGCGAAGACCCAGGCGACACGCAGGGCCGCCCCCTCCGCGGCCGCGGATTAGCGCGGCGAGCGGACGTCCCGGCGACGCGGGCTGGGGTAGAACAATAAAGTTCCGGATGAAACGTCACGTCCGCTGTGGTGTTTGTGCGCGCGCGGAGGGGACCGGCGTGCGTCGTGGGTGGGGTGGGGGGGCGCGTGCGTTACTCGGCGAGGCCGGACGCACCCCCGGGGACGTCGTGTCGCAGACACGCGGGGGGGGGCGCGCTGGGGCGCGGCCGGTGGGGATACGCCGCGCGCGGGTGGGGGTGGCATAAAAAGGCCCCGCTGGGCTGTTCTGCTTCATTGGCGGTGGCGTGTCTGTCAACGGCCCCTCGTCACTACCGGCGCCGCGTGTGTTCGACGGCCGCGTCGAGACCTCTTTCCCCCGCGCCATACCCGTCGGACGCCGGCCCGGCGGAGCTACCGCGGGACATAGGCCAGCGCGCCCGGCCGTCGGGGATCGGGGGGGGGTCATGGACCGGGACCAGGTCATGGACGAGTTCTTCGGGGAGCGGCGGACCGAGGGGGGTTCCCGCGCGGACGGCGACGTCGAGCCCTCCGAGCGGTTCGACTTTGACGAATCGCTGCTCCCGCCGCCCGGGGCGGCTGGCCTCGGGCAGCCCCTCATCGTGCCCCCACCGTCGATGCCGGCCCCGCCGGCCACGCTTTTCCGGCGCCTGCTCGAGGACCTCGGCTTCAGCGATGGGCCCGCCATTCTGACCACGCTGGATTCCTGGAACCTAGACCTGTTCTCGTGCCTGCCGCACAACGCGGAGATGTACGCGGATAACCCCTTCTTCTCGACGTACCCCAGCGACGTTATCGCCCACGGGGACGCGTTCGTCGCGAACCCTGCCCCCATCGACCTCCGGGCCCGCGGCCCCGTGCCCCTGCCCCCGCCACCGGCGGAGGCCGAGGGGCTGCCCGCGTACCACCGGGCCGTCGAGCGGTTCTTCCGCGGCGAGCTGCGCGCGCGCGAGCAGCAGTACGCGCGCATGTTGGACAACTTCTGCCTGGCGCTGTACCGCTACCTGCGCGCCGGCGTGCGCCAGCAGCAGCGCCGCGGCCTCCCCGGGGCCCGCCGGCGGGACCCGCAGAGGATGCTGCACGTCGCCGTGGCGGAGCGCTACTACCGCGAGGCGGCGCGCATGGCGCGCGTGCTCTGCCTGCACATGTACCTCACGCTGGCGCGCGAGGTGTCCTGGGCGTTGTACGCGGATCAGGTGCTCCGCCAGGACCTGTTCCGCCGCCTGAGGTACGATTTGCCGCAGCAGCGCCAGCTGACGTGCCTCTTCCACCCCTTCCTGTTCCAGCACGGGTCCCTCACCATCGCCGGGAGCCCCGTGTCCCCCGAGCTCCTGCGCACCGTCAACTACACGCGCGAGCAGCTGGGCCTGCCCCAGATCCGCAGCGCGGCCGTGGAGGAGGCCGGCCGCGAGCTGACGCAGGCCCCGGTGCTGCGCGGAGACCGCGCGCGCGCCTCGGGCTACTTCACGACCCTCGTTCGCCACAAGCTCGACGCCTACTCCAGCCTACACATGAGCGAGAGCGAGCGGGTGCAGAGCGAGCACGCCTACGCGCGCCGCGCCGGCCGGCACGTCAACTACGGGTCCAGCATCGAGGGCACGCTCCTGTCCCCCGGTGGGGACCAGGACGAGCCGGACGGCCCTCCCCCGGCCCCCGGCATCTCCCTGGCCCCGGCCGACCCCGGGGACCCAGCTGGGGCACCGGGCGCCCCCGCCTCGGGGACCCGGGCGCCCGCCGCTCCCGAGCGCGACGACTTAGACGACCTGGACCTCGACCTGGACGTAGACATGGATCTCGGCGAGGAGGGGGTCCGCGCGCTCGAGGACTTTGACCTGGACCTCCTGGGCGAGCCGCCGGAGGGGGGCGCCGCGGGGCGAACTAACCGCGAGCCCGCGGCGCCCTCCGCCGACCGCGCGCGCTACCGGGCCCCTGGATTTGAGGTGCTGGACGACATGGACCTGGAGTTTGAGCGGATTTTCTCCGACAGCCTGGGCCCGTCGGAATGACGACGGGCCCCGGCCTCCGTCGGGACGGGCGGCGGGGTGGCGCCCGGGCACACGCGTCGGGCCTCGCCCGCGCGTCGCGGCATTTGCTCTCGGATCCCTCGAATAAAGGTGCTATTGCGTTCGGTTTAGAGAGGCCACGTCCGTGTGTTTATTCCGGGTGGGGGGCGCGTACCCGAGCCCGGGGGTCGGGAGGGGGACGAGTTCCCCCCCGGGCCACGCCGCCAAAAACAGCCGACGCGAGTCGGCGCAATCGCCGCGGGGAGCTCCGGCTATAAGACGCGGAAGGACCGCGGGGTCGCGGGTATAGGCGCCTCGTTCCCCACCCAAGCGGGTCTCCCGTCAACGCGGCCGAGGCGGCATGCCGGGTAGCGCGCGGCGAGTGCGGGGGACCACCCGCCCCCAAGCGGGGCCACGCGAGCGCGGGACGCGGACCGGGGCGGGCGGAGGTCGCCGGGGGGAGCCGGAGGAGAGCTCGGGGGGCTCCGACGGCGAGGGTGGGGTCCCGTCGCGACCCACGTCCGTGTTTCGGCATGGCTCCGACGATGCCGACGATCGCGAGGGGCCGGTCGGCGCGGGGGGAAGGGGGGAGCGCGCGGAGCCCTGCCCGCTGCTGAGCCTGGAGCTGGCGCGCGAGCCGGCCGGCGCGGGACCGTGGCGGGGCCCCACCCTGGGGTTGTACGACGACGTGCCCGGGGTCCGGGTCGGCGCGCCGAACGGGCGGGCGTCCGAGGCGGAGGTGCGGCGCCTGCTCCCCGCCTGGCGCTTCCGGCCGATGGCGAGCCCCTGGCTGGAGGCGGCCGCGGCGCCGAACGCGCCGGGCGCCCCGGCGCTGCTCCTCGCCGCCCCCCTGTGGCGCAGCTTTGCCGCGGCGCCGGCCGGGAGCATGTTCCTCGCCTCCCCGCCGCGGGCCTCGGAGGCGTGGCGCCGCTCGCTGCTGCAGGGGCGCGGGCTGGCCTGGGCCGTAACCGGCGCCTCCCTGCACGCCTCGCTGGGCCAGACGCGCGCCACCACGGGGCAGGCGCTAGCCTTTCTCACGGACGCCCTGCTGCGGGTGGCCGCCAACGCGCGGCACGCGGGCGCGCGCGTGCACGCGGGCGCGCGCGACGCCGCCCGGACGCGGTACGCCGCCGCCAGCCTGCTGCGGCCGCCGTTGGGCTCGACCGCCCCCCTGCTGGCGGGCGGCCCGCTGCCCCCGCAGGGGGGAGCCCTGGCCTCGGCCCTGCGGGGCTCCCTGGGGTCGCTGGCCCACTGGGCGGACCTGCGCGCGCTGCTGGACGGCGAGTCGCGCGTGGCCGTGCGGCACGCGTGCCGCGCCTCGTTCGCGGCCGAGGCGCTCGTGCTGTGCCGCGCCAGCCCGGCGGCGCCCCGCCTGTTGCTGTCGCGCGAGGCCGCCGCCCTGGGGCGCGCGGCGGACGCGCTGGCGGCGCTGGCCGAGCGCAGCGCGCAGTGGCTCGGCGCGGCAGTGGCCGCGCGCACGCGCCCGGACAGCGACCGACCGGCGCGCGAGAACGCGGAGCGCCCGTGTCTGTACGGGGTCCTCCCGCTGGGGAGCGTCGGCGTGGCGAACGCGGAGGCCGAGGCCCTGGGCGGCGACGCGGCCCGTCGGCTAGCCGCGTCAAGCGCCCTCGGGACGGCGCTGGCCGCGGCGGTCTGCTCCCTGCGTGGGGCGCTGGGCCATGTGATGCTGCGCTTCGCCCGCATCTCGAGCGGGGACGAGGCCCCCGGCGCCGTCCGACCCGGACGGGCGCGGGAGTGCGACGGAAGGCGGGGCAGGGACGGCGACGGCGAGGACGGCGACGGCGAGGACGGCGACGGCGAGGACGGCGACGGCGAGGACGGCGACGGCGAGGACGGCGACGGCGAGGACGGCGACGGCGAGGCCGTGGCGGCCACGCGGGCGCTGGTGGCCGCCGCGCTGATCCTCCAGCGGCTGCTGGGCCTCCTGAACGTCGTCGCGGCCGGGTTGGCCCTGGCGGCGGAGGAGGGCTCTGCGGCCGCGGCCGTGGGGACCCACTTCCCGCCGCGCTACGCCTGCGTGATGTACATCGCCCGTCCGCTGTACGCCCCCGTCCCGTACGGCCAGTTCTGGGCCGACGTGCGCGCCGCCGCGGCGGACCTCCGCCTGAGGCCCGTCGCGGGCGAGCCGCCGCCCGGCCACGACGCGGTCGTGACCCTCGAGGCCCTCCGGGGGGCCATACGGGGCTTTCCCGCGGACCGGGTCCGCGACCCCACCCTCCCGTCCGTGCTCGGCCGGCGCGTGTCCGTGGCCGCCATCGCGACCCAGTTTCGACGCCTGGTAATGGGAGAGGCGCCCGCCCGCCGGGCGGACCTCGCCTCTCCGCCGCGAGCGAACGACGCTGGGGCGCCCCCCGGTGGCGCGGCGGCCCGGCTCGGGGCGGGGCGCGCATAGGCCGGCCCCGCCCCCAACCCCGCCAGCGGCGAGTGACGCGCTCGGCCGTCTCGCCCTCCCTCGGCCACGCACGCCCACCCCCCCCCGCCGAGGCATAAAGGCGCCCCGCTGGTCGCCCGCACGACCACACGCCAGCCGGCTCGCGCCCGCTCGCTCCCTCTGTCGCCTCCACCCCGCCCGCGGCAGCTCCACCGCTCGCCATGCATCGCAGATCACGCGGCTGCAGCTCCCTCCGTCTGGCCGGCCGCCTGGCCCCCCCGTTCGGTGCCGGCGGGGAGAACCCGAACCTGGCGCGCCAGCGCGTCGCGACCGGGTGTCTCCTCCCCCGCCCTGGCGACGTGGTGGAGGCGGCGGTGCGGGCGCTGCAGCAGCAGTCGGACGACGTCCAACCGCCGCCCCTCCTGACGGCCGACCGCAGCGACCGCCTGGCGCAGCACCGGGCCCGGAACGCAGTGCCCGAGGCGCTCATCGTCGACGCCATCATCGCCGATGCCCAACACGAGTACCTGAGCCGGTACGCCGCGTCGGCGCAGCGCGCGCTCTCGGAGGCGACGGCGTCGAGCGGCGCCGTCTGGCGCGCCATCCTCTCGCAGTACTGGGAGCACCTGCAGACGGTGACGTCTGGGAACCTGCAAGCGCCCGAGACGAGCCCGGGGAACTGCGACCCCACCGTCTTCGTCCTCCTGCGGCCCACCTTCCACGACAAGCTCCTGGCCCGCGAGCCCTTCAAGCACCGCGCCCAGAACGCCCAGTACGTCGCCGCGACGGGGGAGCTGCGGGAGGCCCTGCACCGCCTCCAGCAGTACCTGTACTACATGCGCCCCGAGTTTCCGGACGCCCCCAGCGCCGACACGGCGCTGCGCATCGAGGAGCTGCTGGCGTACGTGGTCGCGCTGTACGGCTGGGCGCAGTGGATGATGTGGACGACCGACGCGCGCGTCTGCAAGAGGCTGGACCCCGGGGGCCTGCGGGCCCGCCGGCGAGGCGCGGCGCCCCAGATCCCGGCGCTCGCGTTCGCCCGCCACTTCCAGGAGAGCCCGGCCTCCAGGAACGGCTCCATGCAGTGCCTGGCGCTGTCGGCCGCGGTGGCGAACGTGCTGGGCTGCCTGCGCCGGATGAGCCAGGCGTGGGACGCGAACAAGTGGGCGAGCGGGGCCGGTGGCACGGGCGAGGCCGTCGTGGCGGCCGTGGAGTCGGTGTCCCTGGTCCACCACCACGGCCAGTACATCCTGAACGCCATGCTCGCGGGCTACGTGGCGTGGGCCCGGGACGGGCCCCGCAACCGGGCCCTGGCCCGGGCCCTGCGCCGCCAGGAGACCTTCTGCCGCGAGACGGCGCCGCTCTTCCCGACGATGACCTCCTTCAGCTGGTCCGGCATGGAACAGACCATGGAACCGTGGTTCCGCGCCTCCGTGGCCCGGAGCCTGCTGGCCTTCGGGCCGCCCACCGTCCACTACAGGGCCATCCTGGACGGCATCCCGCGCGTCACGGAGGAGGGGCCGGGAGCGCCCGGCCCGTCGTCCCCGGTCGACTCGGAGGCCGAGACACTGTCGCCCGTGCCGCGGGAGCGCGCTGCGCCCCCCCGACCGCGTCGCCGCGCGACGGCGCCGCTGAGGCCGGCCCCGACGGACGCGGCGCCGCCGTCCCCGGGCGCCGCGTCCGTCGGGGACCCGTCGTCGGGCAACCGAGGGACCGACTACACCCCCATGGGCCTCGCGCCCCCGCCACCCGGGAGATCGCCGACGGCCGGGCCCGCGTCCCGGTGGGGGTTCGACCCGACCGCCGGCGACCCCGGTCGCCGGGCCGCGACCGAGGCTCCCCGGTGGCGCGCGCCCACGCCGCCCGGTGAGACCGCCGCCGCCCGCCCCGACCCGCGCCCCCGCGCCGGGCGGGCCCCGACCCGCGCCCCCTCGGAGGCCGGAGAGGACCCGTACTTCGTGGAGCCAGACGCCAGCGACGACTCGAGCGAGCGCGCGTACGAGGCGGGCGAGGGCGCGGACGAGCACGTGTACGAGGAGGCGACGCCCACGGACCCGCCGCGGCCGCCCACGCGCCGTGGGGATCGTCGGATCTACAACAACCTGCGGGGGTGGTACCCGTACAACTACAACCCCGTATCCGGCAGTCCGCCCACCATCCCGCCCACCACCGAGGAGGAGGAGGCGGAGGCGGACGCCTGGGAGCGCCTAGCGCAGACGGCGCGCCGCCGGCCCGACCCGTGGGGGGCGCCGGCGGAGGCTCCCCCCGTCCTGCCGGCGCGCCGGCCCAGGACGCGCGCCCTTGAGCAGCGGGGGCCCGCGAGCCTGGCCGCGCTGGGCGCCCTCTTGACGAAGGCGCGCCGCAAGAGCGCCCCGGGCGTGGCGGCGCGGTCTTAGCCTCCCCGCCCCCGTTGTTCCCCCCCACCGACCCGCGTTTAACTAACAATAAACGGATCGCGATGTAAAACAGACGCGTTTGGTGTATTCCTTCCCTTCCCGCGACTTGGGGGATGAGGGAGACCCCGCGCTCTGGCGCCCCGAGCGACCCCAAACACGACACGGACTCGCGCGTTGCGGGGTTGGTTCTCTTTATTGGCGGGGGACGGGGGAAAGAAGCATCCGCGTCAGTCGAGCCCAAGGGCCCGACGGGCGGAGATCACCAGCCGCGAGAAGTGGCCCGGGACGCGAGGCCGGTAGCAGATTCCGGAGGCGGGGGGCACGCGGAGGGTGCCGTTGACGAGGCCGGAGAGCTGTTCCATCTGCCGGGTGACCTCGTGCGGGGGTCGCGAGGCGGTCGGCCCGCACGGGCTCTGGGCCGCGGAGGCCGCGGCCAGCCGCGCCTGCCCGCACAGGCAGGCCGCGTTGAACTCCACCCAGCCCGGGTCGCAGGCGCCCAGGGTCCAGGCCGAGGCGGGGGCCGACAGAACGACGGCGGCCAGCAGCGCCACGGCCCCGAGTACCGCGCCGCCGATAAGGGCGGCGGGGACGGTAGCGCCGCACCTGCGGCGACCGCGCGGCCCGGGTCCTCCCTCCAGGACGGGCAGGGCGGTGAGCGGGTTGTTTGCCATGGCGGCAAGGGCGGGCGGGTGTGGGCGCGAAGGGCGAACGGGCGGGCGCCGGTGGGTCGGAGCGACGGGAGGCGGTGGGCGAACTCGACCGCGCGTGTGGCGGCGCGCGCCTCGGCGCGTTCGTCTTTATAGGCCGTTGCGGGGCGTCTCGGACGGTGGGCGGGGGGTTTCGCTCTCCCGTTTCCGCTCCAGCAATTCTCCCCCTTTTTCCCCGCTCCCCGCGCACCCTCGGCGGCAGCGGCGGCCGCTACCCCCCGAAGGCGCAGCGCAGTCCCGCGAATATGGCCAGCACCACCACGCTGAGGGTCGCGGCGGTGGCCCCCGCGACCTCGAGCGTGCGTATTACGGGGTTCGGCGAGGTCTGGGTGCCGCAGGGGTCCAGCGTGGCGCTGCGCTCGGGGGCCTCCACCGACGGGGGGTAGCCGGCCAGGCCGCAGGAGTACGTGCACTGGCCCGGGACCAGCTGGCGGACGGAGCGGATCCGGTGGGTCCCGGGGTGCGAGGCGCAGCCCCCGAGGTCCTCCGCCTCGCCGGCGTCCGCAGCGCGGGCGCCCTCATGCCGCCACACGATGGTGACGTTGCGCGGGACACAGGCGGCCTCGCAGACCGCGCCGTTCCCGTCCAGGCGGACCTGGATGTGGGGGCGCGGGAGCACGCGCGCCGTTGCCTCGAGGCGCGTCCTGGTGTACGACACGTCGTCCCGGCGCCACACGAACAGGCAGGCGAACTCCCGGTCGACGCCGGCGATGCCGGGGCGGCCGGAGGTGAGCGTGGACGCGGAGCCCACGGCCCCCGGCCTCCGAAACACCCGCGTAACGACGCGCTCGTCGTCGTCGGGCACGCGGTCTCCGTCCTCGAACCACTCGAAGCGGGCGCCGTCGCCCGGGTAGTATCCGGCGGCCGAGCAGACGGCCCTGGGCGCAGCGCCCTCCAGGACCGTGTCGGCGACCAGCGACACCCTCGGGGGGCTGAACGCGGTGATGCGGACGAGGTCCCCGCCCGCGACGGGGTCGCCGTAGAGCCACTGGTAGACCCCCTGGTGCTCGAGCTCCACCCCGACGATGGAGAGGCGCCAGCGCGCCTTGTGGACGGTCAGGTCGTACACCCGCGGGTGGGCGTCCGGCCCGGCCCCGGGGGCCCAGCGGGCGCCGGCCGGGGGCCCAGCGGGCCCGCTGTCGTACACCAGCTCGGCGCCGGCCTGAACCTCGCCGGGCCTGGCGGCGAGGCGGCGATACTGCGCGTCCGCGTCCGCCTCGAGCGGGTACTTCCAGATGCGCGTGCGCGGGGAGGCGGCGGTGCCGTCGCGGACCCTGCAGGGGATCCGCAGCCGCGTCCCCACCCTGGCCTGCATGTACGCGTGGTCGCACTCCACGACGCCGGGGCGGCGAGGCGGGGTGGGCGGGGGGGACGTGGGCTCGGCCTCCGTGTCGTCGCCCTCATCCTCATCCTCGTCCTCGTCCTCGCCTTCGTTGTCGTCGTCCCCATCCTCGGCCCCTTCGGGGTTTTTCGAGGGGGCCGGCAGCGTCGTCCCCGCCGCTTCTCCCCCCTCGGTGGTCCCCTCCCCGGTCGCCCCCAGCGTGACGTTCAAGCCGCCGGTCGTCGTCGCCTCGGCCGCGGCGGGTGTGGACCCCGCGGTGGTTCCCGGCAACGCCGCCCAGCGGGCGCGGACGGGCGCATCTCCGCCCCCCCGCCCCCCCGCCCCGCGAGCGGGGCGACCCAGCGCCCCGCAGGCGCACAGGAGCGCCAGGAGCGCTACGGCACCCGGCCGCATCGCGGCGGCCGGTCGCCTATACGGTGGCGCACGGGTTGGCCTGCGGTACTGACCGACGCGCGTCGATCGGTCGTGCCGCTCGTGGGTTAGCCGCGGCGACTTGGGGGGCTAGGAGCCCGAGCGACGCGTTTTATACGGTGCGCGTGGCGCGCTAACGGCCGTCAGAAAAACCACAAGAGAGACGCTCGCTCGCAACGACGGGTCGTACGCTTTATTGGCCGCGGCGCCCGCGGGGGCGAGCCGGGGCGGGGGCCGCGCGGCGGGACCTACAGGTGGGGACCGTAGAAGAAGGCGGTCGCCGCGTCGGCGTCGGCAGCGGCCGCCCTGGCCCGCTTGCTCGGCGGCGGGCTCGGTCCCTCGGCCGGCGCGGCGGGCCGGCCACGGCCGTCCCCGTCCCAGGCCCCCCCCTCCCCGCCCTCGGCCAGCGACCGGGGCTCCAGGAAGAAGAAGGCGGAGACGGCGCACGGCCCCTCGGCCGTGATGCACAGCGTGGGGATCTCCGCCAGCAGGCCGAACTTCAGGGCGGCCCCGCGCACCTGCAGGCGCCGCAGCACGGCGCGGACGTTGTCCCCGGACCTCAGGGCGGCCGTGAACGTCCGGTGGACGTTGTCGCCGTACACGGTCTTGGCCCCGGCGGCCGTGTGCCCGCTCTTCTTCAGGGCAGCCGCCAGCACGTTGGCCTGGTCCCCGCCGCGCGCGGGTGAGCCGGACCCGCGGCTCTCGCGGGCCACGAACGTCACGCATCCACCGGCGTTGTACACCGAGAACTTGCCGTTCGCCCCCAGCTCGAACGTCGTGATGCGGTCGGGTGAGCCGCCGTCGCCGGAGATCACGTTGGCGACGGAGGCCAGCTGCGCTTTGCTGAGGCGCAGCTGCACGTCCGGGGCGTCCCGCGGCACCATCACCGCGAAGCTCGCGAGCTCCCGCTTCATGAGGGTCTCCGACGCCGCCTCCGCGTCGGCGCCCTCCGCCCCGGCCGTCCAGATGCGCTGCGTCAGCGTCCGGAAGGGGCTCGTCCCGGACACCGCGAACTCCACGCACCGCAGGTCCGCGTGCTGGTTCCCGCGCAGCACGTTCAGCAGGGAGCGCTTCTGGTCCACCAGCGAGAGGAAGGCGGCGGGCGGGCCGGCCCACCGGTAGCGGCCGAAGCGCTCGGCCCCCACGGGCATGTACAGCGGCGTCCCGAACACGGTCCCGTGGACCATCAGCCCGCGCTCGGAGAAGATCAGGAGCGAGTCCAGAAGGGTGGTGCGCAGCGGGGCGAAGGTCTGCAGCATCTCGTTCAGCGCGGCGCCCCGCAGCACGATGCGGCACTCCTGCGCGGGGGGCGGCGACGCGGCTTCCGGGGCCGCGTTGCGGCCGTCCGCGTCGTCCATGCCGTCCCGGGCGGCCGGCGGGGAGGAGACGGGAGGGAGGGGGGGTAGGGGCGGCGCAGACGGCGAGAAGCGGGTCGGCCCGAGGGCGGCGGGACGACGGGAGGGCGGCTCGAGGCGCGGCGATGTGCGCGGCGGGGCCAGGCGCCCTCCTAAATAATCTCGACGCGCCCCGGGGGAGCGGGGCGGGGCCCGCGCCCCGGGGCGCGGCGCGAGAGCGGGGAGACTTCCGGCCGGTGGGGCGCGATCGCCGCCTATCTTTTGGCACCGCTCCCGCGTTGTCGCCCAGATGGGCGGCGACGCGCCCCGGTGCGCGTTAACCTTTCCGTCGCTCGCTGACCCCTTCTTATCTCTTGTACTTTTGACCGCGCATCCCCACCCCGGGGCTCATCCCCGTCCGTGCTCGCGCGGCTGACGCATACGATCGCCCTCCCCGATTGCATCGTATCTGCGTCGCGCGTCCTCCCCCCGCGCGCTTGCGCCCCGGGGCCGGCACGGACCATGGGGCTCTTTGGCATGATGAGGTTCGTCTACGCGCACCGCCTGGTGCACCGGCAGTCCCTGCGCCCCCCGGCCGGCATGGCCGCGCCGGTGGCGGTGGACCTGTGGAACGTCATGTACACGCTGGTGGAGCGGTACGCCCAGCGGTACCCGGGCTACACCGACGAGGCGATCACCGTGCGCTGCCTCAGCCACCTACTGGGGGTGCTCGCGCGCCGGCGGCTGTACCCCATCTTCGTCACCGACAGGGGCGCCGACGGCAACGGGCGCGTGATCTACGGGGCCAAGGCCATCCTCGCGTGCACCGTGGCCCAGTACGGGTCCGACGACGCGGTCGAGGACGCGGGGGAGACGTCTCCCGTGGAGGAGTCTCCGTTCTCGGCCGCCGGGCGCTCGGGCTACGTGGCCGGGGCGGCCTTCGCCAGCATCCGACGGCGCGGCCGGCCCGCGCCCGGGCCCTCCCGCGAGCCGCCGGGGGCCGGGGTGGCCCCCGGCTGTCGCCCGGCCGCGCGCCTGGCGCACCAGCTGTGCATGCGCCTCGTCCGGGCGCTGGGCTACGCGTACGTGGACTGCGGCCAGATGGAGGCCGACGACGTCTGCGCCAACCTGTACCACACGAACACGGTGGCCTACGTGTACTCCACGGACACGGACCTGCTGCTCATGGGCTGCGACATCATCCTGGACGTGGGCCCCTGCTTCCTGCCCACCATCCGGTGCCGCGACCTGCTGCGCTACCTCAAGATGAGCTACCCGCAGTTCCTGGCGAGCTTCGTGCGCTGCCACACGGACTTGCACCCCGGCAGCGCGTGCCGCTCCGTGGACGAGGTGCTGCGCGACTTCCACTGGTTCTCCCCCGGCCCGCCCCCGGAGCAGGACCCCGAGTCCTCGGGGTCCGACTGGTCGCTGCGCGTGTCCCGCAGGCACCGGCGCCGCTCCAAGAAGAGGTCCGTCCCGGAGTACGCGGCCGAGTCCCAGGTCTCCTGGGCCGCCATACTGGCGGCCGACGCCCCCGGGGCCGTCGATGAGGAGGAGGACGACGACGACTGGGAGGGGCTCGGCGGGGACTGGGGCGCGGGCCCCGACGAGGAGAGGCTGGCGGCAGACACGGCCGCCGACGCCGCATCCGAGGAGAGCCTCTACGCCAGCCACCAGCGCTACACCATGACGCGCCGCCGCAACGTCATCCGGGACGCCACCGAGGCGCTCGACTGGCTCCCGGAGCCCCAGACGCGGGAGGAGCTCGTCGAGCGCCGCTTCGTCAAGTACGTCATCTCGCTCATCACCCCCCGGCGACAGGGCCAGTGGACTGTGCTGAAGCGCGCGCCCGTGTTCCAGGACGAGCGGGACGGCGACTTCGTTCGGCACGCCGTGTTCCGCCACGTCAGGGACCCGGACGACGCCGATCACTTCTTCGCTCAGCTCTGGTACGCCGTGGCCGCACCGGAGCCCTACAAGGCCGTCCTCGACCGGTTCTGGAACGCGTCGGCGCCCGCGCCCCCGCGAGACCGCGACGTATGAGGGTACGCCCGGGACGCGCGTTCCGGGAAAAGAGACAATAAACTCTACCTCTAACCTCGGGACACTCTCTCCTCCCGCGTTTTGCTTGTCCGCGGCGCTCCCACCCTGGTGTTTGGCCCCCCCCCCCGCGGCGCTGTTGGGTTGCCGGTGAGTGGGGGAAAACGGCAGAGGTGCGCCGTCGAGCGGGTGGTCTCCCCCACCCCCGTTGGCCGCCCTCGGGGAAGACCACGCTCCGGGGGTGGCCCCTAGTCCCCCCCCCCCGCACACCCCCCGGGCGAGAGAGACGGCGCGGATACAGAAGTGGGATTACGATACAGAGTTAACGGTTTTTATTTGTCGGTGGCCTACGCGCGGCCCCGCTGGGGGTGGGCGCTACAGGTCGTTCACCACCGTCCCGGCGTACGCCGTGCTGCGCGACTCGAAGAAGTTTGTGTGTTTTTCCGTGAACATCAGGGCCAGGGGGAAGCTGCAGTCCGGCGTGGGGGCGTCGAAGAGGGGCTTCATCCCGATGAGGCCCAGCAGCCGGTCGGCGCAGAAGCGGACGTAGTTTTCTATCTGCGCCATGGCTACGGCGTTCAGGCTGCTGCTGTCGGACGGGGCGTGAGAGCGGATGAAGGCGATCTCCGTGGCCACGGCCTCCCCGAAGAGGCGGTACACCCGCTCGGGGGCCGGCTTGGGGTACCCGCCCAGGTAGTTGTTGTAGATGTAGCACGACGCGGTGGTGTGCACGGCCTCGTCGCGGCTGATGAGGTCGTTGGCCTGGCACGTGACCCGCAGCACGTTGTTGGTGCGCAGGAAGGCGATGGCGGCGAAGGACGCGGCGAAGAAGACGCCCTCGATGAGGATCATGAGGATGTACTTCTCCGGCACCGAGTTGCACTCGCCGACCCGCGCCTCCAGCCACTCCACCTTGGCGCGGATCGCCGGGTGGTTGATGATGCGGCCCACGTACCGCCGGCGTGCCGCGTCGTCGTTCGAGAACAGCACCAGCTGCACGATGCTGTACACGCGCGAGTGCACCACCTCGATGTTCTCCTGCTCCACGTAGTAGTGCAGGATGTCCTTCTGGGTGAAGAGCCCCGCCAGGTTCCCCAGGTTCTCCGTCACCAGGTCGTCGGCGGCGGACAGAAAGGCAAAGAGGAAGCGGTAGAAGCCGAGCTCCCCGGGGGTGAGGGCGGCCACGTCGGCCTCGTCCCCGGCGAAGACCAGCTCGGTCTCCAGCCAGCGATTAAGGATGCTCAGGGAACGCAGGTGGTTAATGTCCGGGCACTGCGGGGTGTAGAAGTAGCGCTCGGGGTGTGGGCACGGGGGGACGGCGGCGAGGGCGTCCTCGTCCCTCGGTACGGCGCGGGCGACGGGTTCCATGGCCGGGCGCGCGGAGGAGGGGGTGGAGGGCGGCGCGGGGGGTGGTTGCGGCGGCGCTACAGCACGCAGCTGGTGCACACGAGGTCCTCGCTGCCGCCGAAGACGCCGCTGTTGGTGGCCTTGCGCACCTTGCAGTAGTACATCCCCGTCTTCAGCCCGCGCTTATATGCGTGGACCAGCAGGCGGATCAGCACGGAGGCGGGGAGCGTGCCGTCGGCGGCCTCCGTCACGTACAGCGTCATGGACTGGCTGTGGTCCACGTAGGGGGCGCGGTCGGCGCAGAGGTCGATCAGCAGCGTCTGGTCGTACTCGAAGGCCGTCCGGAACCGCCGCAGGGGGTGGTCCGGGCCCAGGCAGGGGAAGGCGCGCGCCACCGACCACTGCGCGGCCTCCAGGTGGTCCAGGGCGCGCTCCAGGGCGTCGCCGCCGTAGGCGTCGTGCAGCGCCTCCAGGAGGAGGACGTTGGGGCGCAGGGTCTCGCCCGAGCGCCCCACCTTGCTGAACATGTTGGTGAAAAGGGGCGCGAACCCCTCGCTGCTCTCCGACACCTGGGACGACGACACGGTGGGCATGAGCGCCACGAACTGGCTGTTGCGCAGCCCGTGGCGGATGACGCGCCGCCGGAGGAGCGCCCACTCCTCGCGGTGGCGGGGCGCGGCCCCCGGGAAGCCCTCCCAGTGGAAGCGGCCCGTGCGGTACATGCTGCGGCCGAAGTCGGCGAAGGGCGGGAGGCCGAGGACGCACAGGTCGCTGCTGGCCTGCATGGCCGCCAGCAGCATCACCTCGGCGATGTGCGCGTTGAGCTCGCGGAACTCGGGCGACGCCATGTCCAGGCCGAGGCGCAGGCAGGCCGTGTGCAGGCCCTGCATGCCGATGCCCATGGAGCGCAGCCGGTCGTGGCCGCGCCGGCAGCGCTGGTTCGGCAGCTCGGTGGTGTCGATCATGACGTTGACCATGAGCGCACACGCGCGCACGGCCCGCCGCAGGCGCTCGAAGTCGAACCGCCCGCCCTCGACGCATTCGGCCAGGTTGACGCTGGCCAGGTTGCAGACGCCGCTCGAGCGCGCGTCGGCCGGGTGCACGATCTCCGTGCACAGGTTGGAGCAGGCAATGGCCGCGCCCTGCGTGTCGTAGATGTAGTGGCGGTTGCACGCGTCCTTGAACATGACGAAGGGGCTGCCCGTGGACGCGGCGCCGCGGGCGACGGCGAAGGCGATCTCCTGGATGGGGACGCGCGTCGCCCCGGGGCCGCCCGCCGCCTCCAGGCTCTCGTACATGCGCTCGAACTCCGCGCCGTGGTACCGGGCGAGCGCGCGGCTCGTGTCCCCGTCGAAGAGGGTCCACGTGACCCCCCGCTCGCCGTTGAGGTGGCGGATGAGGCGCTCGAAGAAGAGGTCCGGCACCCACAGGGCGCTGAAGATGTTGTCGCAGCGCAGCGCCTCCTCGCCGGCCAGAAGGCCGCGCATACGCAGCACCGCCATGACGTCGGTGTGCCACGGCTCCAGGTACACGCACACGCCGGTGGGCCGGTGGCTGTGCGCGTTGTGGGCCATGACCAGCGAGTCGAGGAGCTTGAGGGCCGGCATGACGCTGGCACCCCCGGGGTGCGCGTCGTTGAAGGACTGCACCGAGAGTCCGACGCCGCCGTGCTCCGCCAGGATGTCGCCCACGTTGCGCGTGATGGCGTCGATCATGCCTGCCGCGTCGGCGCGCTCGGGGTTCACCAGGTAGCAGCTGGAGGTGAAGCGCCGCCGGGACCCCAGGTACAGCATGGCCGGCGTGGACGGCACGATGGACTGCGAGACCAGCGCGCGGAAAAAGTACCCGAACAGCTCGATCCAGGACCCGGGCCGCCCGAGGGCGGCCCGGTGGATCTCCCCGCCGGCGGCCGCGCCGGTAGCCAGCGCCCCCGCCACGCGCGTGTACATCTGGGCGACCGACTCCAGGCGGCCGTCGCCCCACGGCCGCAGGTAGAACTCCTCGTACTTCAGGGCCGACTGCAGCCCGCGGTTCTTCAGGTTGTGCTCGGGGCCGCGCGCGAACTCGTCCAGCACCTCGCTCAGGCCGCGCTCGTTGGAGCGCAGGTCCCGCACCAGGGCCGGGTCCAGGTCGAGCTCCGGGGCCGCCATCCACCGGCGGAAGGGCCCCGCCCGGGACTCGACGCGCAGGTGCACGAGCCGCCCGAGCAGCATGTACAGGTGGTGCGAGCGGCGCACGCGCGGCTTCAGCACGTTCACCACCCGCGTCGCGTACTCGGCGAACGCGCGCGGGTCCCCCGCGTCCGGCGGCGGGGCGGGCACCTCCAGGCCCAGGTTCCGCACGGCCAGGATGACCTCGCGCAGGGTGGCGGCCATGCGCAGCGTGACCCCGGGCCTCGGCGCGTCGAACGCGCCCCGGGGCCGCCCGGCGGCCGCGTCTCGCCGCGCGGCAGCGAGGCACAGGCGCAACAGGGCGTCGTCCAGGCCCCCCGCCTGGGGCTCCCCCTCCGCCTCGTCGCCGCGCAGGAACGTGAACGACTCCGAGGTGGACGCGGAGCCGAGCGGGCTGCCGACGTCGCTCCGGTTCCCGTCGGGCCCGCCGCCGAAGCTCCCGTCGTCCGACTCGGACCCCAAAGACTCCCCCGAGCCCCCGGGGCTGCCCGCGGTTTCGGCGAGGCTGGCGTCGTCGCGCTCCGCGTCCGAGAGGTCCTCGGGAGAGCCCCCCCCGCTCGACCCCTCGTCGGAGGAGTCCTCGTCGCTCGCGGGGGGCGGGCCGCCGCGAAGCAGCCCGGCGGTCGCAATCATGGTGGAGTTGGAGCCGCACTGGATGAAGTAGCTGTTGGTGCACCGCAGGTGCGTGTCTGGCGCGACGCGGTGGTAGACGTACGAGCGTCCCCCGGCCTCGTCGTCGTCCGCCACCGACTCGGGTCCCGCGCCGCTACGGCGACGGCCCCCGCGGGGCCTGGCCGACCGCGACGGGGAGGGAGGCACCCCCCCGTCGCGGTCGGCCGCGACCAGCGCGGCCGCGCTTGGCGCGCCGGAGAGGAGGTGTCTCACGGAGGCCAGGGAGCCCCGCGCCTCCTCCATCGCCGCGAGCACGCTGCGGCGCGCGGAGAGACCGTACTGGCGGTCGGCGGACATGCAGGCGGACGATCGTGGGACCCAGCGGTGAACCGGACGCCGGCAGGAACCGAGGCGAGCGAACTGCAGATTCGGCAACCGCCCTCGGGGTAGGTGGGTGGCCGCCGGGCTTTTATCATCAGTCGCGAGGGTGGGGCGCGGCGAGTTCCGGGCATGGCACGCAGAACCGCACCCCCCCCCACCTCCCCCCTCCCCCGCCCACGGGCCCCGCCTCGGGGCCCGCGCGGCGCACCCATAGAAGACGCCGGGGAGAGGGGTGGTCGCGATGTCGTTTTTATTTATATCAGCACTTGCTCCGCCATTCCGCCCACCTGCCCCCCTCCGGGCCCGTCGCAACCGCGGCCGCTAGGCGCACTCGACCCAGTCGTCGGGCCGCCACACCACGCCCTCGACGAGCACCACGGGGACGCTGACGGACCCGAAGGTCTGCGCCCGCCGCGTGACGCGGGGGAGGTCTTCCGGCACGAGGCCGATCTCGGAAAACGCGGCGTAGGTGCACGAGCGGGCGGTCGGCCGGCCGCGGAGATCCGGGTGCCACCGGTACGGCCGCGGGCGCCGGCCTCCCGCGGGCGCCGGCGCGGCCGGGCCCCGCCAGCGCCGGGCTTCGGCTATGAGGTCCCACAGGGGCAGGTCGGCCTCGGGGGGCGGCGGGCGGGGCGCCTCGGCGCCCTCGGTGCCGTGGATGGTGTTGGTGACGCGGAGCCGCCCGAAGAGCCTCTCCAGCGCCGCCGTCAGGCCGCGGGCGGGGAGACGGCTCATGGCGACGTACGCGCGGCACATCTCCTGCCCGAGGCGCTGCCGGTACACGAAGACGAGGTACAGGAAGGCGGCGCCGGGGCCCGCCAGGCCGCACTCGGCGTCCACGTCCAGGAACGCGCACGCGGGCACCGTGACGGTGGAGCGCGGCGCGCCCGGGTTTCCCGTGGAGGCGACCTCCTGCGGGCCGGCGCAGACGGCGGTGACGCTGGCCAGGTCGTCCTGCGTGACCCACGACGCGAGCCCCCCGAGGAACCGCAGCGTCTGGTGGGGGAACACGCGGCAGCGCACCATGGCGCGCAGGCAGTCGGCGAGGCGCTCCAGGCGCGCCCCGACGCGCCGGCCGCCGTAGTTGGCGGTCACGTGCGTCCGGACGGCCTCGGCGGCGTCGCGCGCGTCGTACTCCTCGGCGCAGGCGGCCACGAGGAAGTTGAAGGAGAGCAGGCCCGCGCGGAGGTACCCGCTCTCCGCGCGCCCCGAGCCGCACGCGGACGCCTCGAACAGCCGGGCCCAGGCGTCCCCGACGTCCCCCGGGCGGCGTCCCGGCGGGGTGTCGGCTGCCGCCAGGCGCACCGAGTCGGCGGGGTGGCGCACCGACAGCAGCAGGCACCCGGGCCTGTCGGCCTCGGGGCGCAGCGCGTCCGTGAGCGTCACCTGGCGGGTCAGGTAGTGGCGGGAGAGGGCGCTCGGGGCCGACAGCGCGGCGTGCGACGCGACGAGCCCCAGGACCCGGGTCGTGACGCGCTCCTCCTCGCGCGCTCCCGCGCCCCGGCGGACCGCCGCCGGGGAAACGCCCAGCAACCAGAGAGTGCCGGCCGAGCCGCGGGGGGCGGCCCCGCGGGCCGCGAACTGGCCGTTGGCGCGCCGGACGGCGACCGCCGCCAGCGGGCCACTCGGGTCTGCGCCCGTCATCATCTCCGGGGGGTGGTCCGACTCGCGAGGACCGTCGCTTCGGGTGCGGCCCGCGGATGGGCCGGGACGGGGAGAGAGGGGGTGAGGGGGAACCCCAGAGGCGGGCCGAAAAGACCGCGACGGGACGCCGGCCGGCGGACGGGCGGACGCAACGAGGCGGGGGTGGGGCGTCCGTCGGCGACGGCGAGACTGCGTCCGCGTCGGGTTCTCACGCGCCGCGTCTCCTCGTCTCCCGGGAGCGCGCGCGCCGTTTTACCCCGGGTGGCGGCCGAAAGGGGCGCCGGGATGCACGGGGGGGACCGCTGGACGCCCCCGGGTCGTTAGCGCCCGGCGGTCGGACGCTTGCGTCGCTCCTCTCCCCCCCGCCCCGCCCTTAAAGCGCCCTCCGTCCCCCGCGGGCCCCGTATTTTCTCCCGTCCGCCGCCTCGGTCCAAAGCTACCGCGCGTAGCCCATCGCGTCGGCGGGCCTGCTGATCCACCGCCCCCGCCACGTAGTCGCCATGGAAACCGACGAGGAGTGGCAACGGATTCTCGACGCGGCCGACGTCGACCTGCGGGACCGCCCCCCCGCTCCGGGGCAGGAGGGGCCGATCTGGGAGCTCGTGCGCGCCCTGGCCCCCCTCGCGCGGGAGCTGCGGCGGACGTCCGCCATGACGGAGGCCCGGGCCGCGCGCGCGGCCGACCCAGCGGCCGCCGGGGCCGTCCCCGCGGAGCGCGCGTTCCTCGTCGTGGCCCGGCTGCGCGCCGCCGTCGCCTCGTTCCTGCTGGCGCCGGCCTCCGTGGCCCCGGAGCACGTGCGCGGCGGCTGGTCCCGGCTGCTGGCGCTCCTGCGCGAGCTCCACGGGGCGCTCGCGCTCCCGGAGACGGCGCTGCTGCTGGAGAACCTGCCGGGGCTGGTGGTGCCGCGCCTCGACGTCGCCGTCCCGCGGGACCGCGAGGGGGCGTTCCGGGCCATGGACGCCGCGGTCCGCTGCGTGCGGCACATGGCCGGCGCCGAGACCGTGCACGCCCTGGAGGAGGCGGGCCTGCGAACCTCGGCGGCGCTGGGCCCTGGCGCCACGCAGAGCCGCGTGGAGGACTGGGTCCGGCGCTGGCTCTCCGTCGCCCAGGGCCTGCACGCCGCCGACCCGCGGGGCTCGGCGGAGTTTCTAGACGCCCCCCCGCTGCGCGAGTCTGCCCCGCCGGCCCTGGGGCAGCCGGGCGCCGGCCTAACCGCCGCGCAGTACGACGTCATATTCGGCGCGCCCTTCGTGCAGCGGGGCCTGCGGCACCTGGCGCGGGTGGGCAACCGGGTGTCCGTGGTGGCCGCGCACCTGCGCCGCGTGGGGGACGCGAGCCTCACGCCCCTCACGCGGGCCCTCTTCACCCTTGCGCTGGTCGACGAGCACCTCCTGGGGCCCGACGGCCGCGGCGAGATTCCGCCGCGGGTCGTGGAGCGCTTCCGGCGGGACGTCGCGCAGGTGGACCCGTCGATCATGATCCCGCCCCTGGAGGCCGTGGGCATGGCGCGCTCGCGCGGCGAGGTCCGCGTCTCGTCGGCGCTGTCCGCCCGCACGCCCGGGGCCGCCTCCGCCGCCCCGGGGACACTAATGACGCGCGTGCGCACCGACGCCGACGTGCTCGGCGGGCGGCCGCAGCACGTCAGCGCGTCGGCCCTGGCCGTGTTCCAGCCGGCCATCTCGGCCCTTCTGCAGCTCGGGGAGGCGAGCGCGGCGCCTGAGGTGCGGCGCCGCCTGCTGGACCTGCTGCACGACACCTGGGCCCTGCTCCAGAACACCGCCTCCCCCGACGCCGCCCTGGCAGCGCTGGTCGACGCCGGGTTCACCCCCGCGAACTGCGCCGCCTACTTGGCGGCCCTCGAGGGCTTCCTGGCCTCGGGCCACATGCCCCCCGCTGGCCCGGGGGCCGACCCCCGGGAGCTCGGGGAGATCCAGCAGCTCTTCGGGTGCATCTCGCTGCTGGGCCGCTGGGTCTTCGCCCTGGCCCGGGAGTACGGCCGGCACGCCGAGTACGTCAGGACCTTCCGGCGGCTGCAGGCCGCCTGCGAGCAGCAGCACGCGCGGCTGAGCCACGCCGCGGGCCTCTCGCGCGGCGTGCTGAGCCAGGCGCTGGCCCGCATCATGGGGCCCGTCACGCCAACCGGGCACCTCGCCGCCCTGCGGCGCGCCCTGGTGGAGGAGTTCGAGGCGGCCGAGCGGCGCTTCCACGACGGCCGCCCCAGCCTCCTGCGGGAGCCGGCCCTCGCCTGGGTGGACATCTACGGACAGACGACGTGGGACGTGGTGCCGCACACGCCGCACGCCGGGACGGCTGCCGCGACCCTGCTGCCGGCGGGCCCCGTCGAGCACGGCCCCGAGGCGCACGTCGCGGCCGCAGCCGCCATCCGCTTTCCCGCCCTCGAGTTCTCCGCCCCGGAGATCCTCGCGGACCCCGGCTTCGCGCCCTACGTCATGGCCCTGGCCGTCGGAGACGCCCTGGAGGTCGCGGCGCAGACGGCGTACCTGCCGCGGCCCCTGGCTTTCGCGGCGCGCGTGTTGGCCTGGGCCCGGGACTTCGGCCTCGGCTACCTGCCGTCGGTCGGCGGCCACCGCACAAAGCTCGGGGCGCTCATCACGCTCCTGGAGCCGGGGCTGCGCGCCGACGCGCCGCCCCCGGCGATGCAGACCGTGGAGAGCGTGGAGCAGCTGCTCCGCGAGCTGCACCAGATCGTGCAGACCGGCGTCGAGCAGGTCGCGCCCCACGTGCGCCTGCGGCGGGTCGCCGAGCCCGGCGTGGGCGACAGCCTGTTGCTGATGAGCATGTACGCCCTGGCGGCCCGCGGCGCGCTGCACGAGCTGGCGGCCGACGCCGACCCGCTGGTGCGGCGGCTGGAGGACGCCGCGGCCGCGCTGCGCGCGCACATGCGCGCCCTGGCGGCCTTCTTCGAGTGTCGCTTCGAGGGCGACGGCGCGCGCGTGTTCGCGCTGCCGCACGCCGCGGCGTGCGGCAGCGCGACCGGCCCCAAGCTGGGGCCGTGGAGCCCAGACGCCGTGGCCGACGCCGTGAGCCGGTACTGCGCAGGCTACCACGACGCCAAGCTGAGCTACACCGCCGCCCTGGCCGGCCTGCGTTCGCTGGCCTCCGAGACCGGCGCGCTGCAGGGCGCGTGCGAGGCGCTGGCGGCCCAGGTGGCGCTGGAGAACAACGTGCTGGCCCACGCGCTGCGGGAGATCAACTCCTTCGCCCTGCTGCTCTCGAGCCTCCACGCCCGCGCGTCCCGCCTGCTGACCGGGGGGCGGGTGCCCGCCTTCGCCCCCGTGGCTCGCTTCCTGGCCCGCTGGCGCCGCCTCTCCTCCGCGCACGCCGCCGCCCGCGCGGCCGAGGGCCCCGAGCCCGTGGCGGACTTCGTGCGGGAGCTGCGCGACACGTGGGCGGAGCTGCGCGCCGAGGGCCCGCAGGCGACCGAGGGCGCCCCCGGCTCATCCCCGGAGCAGCGGGCCCTGGCGGTGCGGGAGGTACTGGCCTCGGCGCCGCGCGGCGACGAGGTGGCGGACGGCGGCGCGGCGGGCAGGGGCCCGGTGACGCTGACGAGCCGCCACAACCTGGGTGCCTGGGGGGACTACAGCCTGGGGCCCCTGGGCCGCCCCACCGAATACCCGAGCTCCATCGCCATGACGCCCCAGAGCATCACCGCCGCCATGGGCTCGGACTGGATCATGACCGGACACCTGCTGCAGGTTATGGACGGGGTCTTCCGGGCCTCCACCGTGCCGCCCGGGCCGCGGCAGGACCCGCCGCCCGCCGACGGCCAGGGGTCGCGCCCGCGCCGCGATTCCACCCTGGAGACGGACGGGGCCGCCGGCGACGACGCCATGGTGTTCTGAGGATCCGCGCACCCCCCTCCGCGATCACATCAACCCCCGCACGCGGCGTCCCTCTAGGTTTCCGTCACCGCTTTTCATTCGTTTCTCCCCCGCCCCAATAAACCACCCCGAACCGAAAAAACCCGACCCGTTCTCTCCCCGGGCGTCCGTGTGTGTCCGGGTGCGTGTGGGTCTGCTCGCCGGCGGGCGGTGGAAAAGCCGCGGGCGGCGCGCCGGTGGCCCATAAACGCGGCCGTCGACCGGCCGGGGCATCTCAGAGCGAACCCGCCCGCGCGCCCGCCGCTCCACCATGGGGTCCGGCGGGGATCGGGCGATCGTCGCCACCGGGTTCCGCAACCAATTCGCGGTCGACCTGGAGCCCGGGGGGTCCGTGTCGTGCATGCGCAGCTCCCTCTCCTTCCTCAGCCTCGTCTACGACGGCGGCCTGTGGGGCGCCCTGTCGGCCGAGGCCGTGGACGGCTGCCTGGAGGAGGGCGTCGCGTGGACGCGGGCCCAGGCCGAGGCCGCCGGCGGGCCGCCGCGCACCTGCGCGGCGGTGGAGCTGCCCAACTTTCTCGTTTACCCGGGGGGCGGGGGCGTGCGGTGCGTGTTCTCGCGCGTGTACGGCGACGTCGGCTTCTACGCGCGGCCGCACCCGGCCCTTCTCCCCACGCAGTGCTCGGCGTACGAGTTCTTCGCCGCCGTCTGGGACCTGCGCCCCGAGTCGTACACCATCGCCACCGTCGGGGTTCTGGGGGTCGGCATCTACCGGTACGGGGACGACGTCTACGTCTTTGACCCCCACGGCCGCGGGGACGTCCCGCAGGCGTCCGTGGTCAAGATCCGCGCCGGCGACGCGTACGCCTACCTCAGCGAGTACACGCGCGGGCGCTCCGACGTCATGTGGGCCGCGGTCATGGTGTTCTTCGTGCCGTCGGGGCCGGCGCCCGTGGCGGACGGCGAGCTGGCGCTGGCCGTCCTGCAGCTGTACGGCGCCACGGAGATTTACCTGCTGGACGAGCCGTTTCGCGAGCGCCGCGCGCTGGCCTCCCACCCCCTCCGCGGGGGCGCGCCGCCGGCCGCCGCCGTGGCGGTCGGCGCTGCGGCCCCCAAGCGGGTGGCCGCCGCGATTGAGGCGGCGGCCGTGCCCGCAAAGAAGAAGACGCGACGGGACGCGGCCGTCGCGCCGGCGCGCCGCCCCCCGTTCGGCCCGGCGCCGGAGGCCCGGCCCGCGCCCGCCGTCACGGCGGGCGCGGTGGGGACCGCCCCGGCCCTGCCGAGGCTGGGCGCCCCGGAGGAGGGCGCGGACGCCTCCGCCGGGGAGGAGATGTTAGAGGAGGGGGAGCTGCCGGACGAGGAGGCCCCGCCGGCGGCATCTTCGCCGCCGGGCAAGGCGGGAGGGGGACCGGAGCTGGAGGAGGGGGAGCTGCCAGAGGAGGACGAGCGGGACGGCGAGCTCGAGGAGGGGGAGCTGCCGGATGAGGAAGAGGAGGGGGAGCTGGCGGACGGGGAAGAGGAGGGGGAGATAGTCGAGGAGGACGGGGAGCTGCTGGAGGACGAGTGGGGGATGTCGGGGGACCGCGCCGACGCGGAGGGGGCCGATGCCCGCGGCCGGGGGGAGGCGGGGCGGGCAACAGCCGCCCCCGCTGCCAAAGAGATCGCGACCACCACCGACGACGAGGACGACAGGGCCCCTCCTCCCCCGCCCACCCCGGGGCCCGGCACGCGGTGGGCCCGGAGCGCGCGCCTCTCCAAGCGCCGCCGGGCCGCGTACACGCCGCCGTCCAGCCAGGAGGACCTGACTGGCGGCGGGCCCTCGCGCCCGCGCCCGAAGCGGCAGCTGCGCCAGGCGCCGCCAGAGGCCCCCGACGACCGGGCGGCGCTGCCGCCGGCGAATTGGGGGGAGATCCTGGACGCCATCCCCGACGAGGGGCCTCGGCGGCCCGTGCCCGGCCCTGAAGGGGGGTGGGGGGGAGTGCTGGAGCGCATCTCCGAGGACCCGTCGGGCTCCCCGGCGCCCCCCACCGACACCGCCGCCACCCCCTCCGCCCCCTCCTCCCCCGCGGACGACGGCACCTCGGAATCCGAACCCCGGGCCGCCGCCGACGCGGAGCTCGCCTCCGCGTCGGGGGAGTCGGGGGAGTCCGACGTCGACTTCGGCTCGGACGTAGACAGCGAGTTTGACACGGACAGCGAGTTCGACGTAGACGGCGAGTTCGACGACGAGACCTCGCCCCGCGGCGCTGCCGAGGCGCCCGGCTCCCGGGCCCCGGAGCCCTCCTCAGCCGACGGTGACGCGGCCGCCGTCCCCGCCACGCCGACGTCCGCCGCGCGCGCAGCGCTGGAGGCGCGCGCGCGCCTGAGACCGCCCCCGGAGGACGCCGTCGCCCCCGCGGAGGCGGCCGCGGCCCTGACGCTGCGCCCGGAAACCGCCGCCCTGCTGGAGCTCATGGCGACGCGGCAGGCCGCCGTGTCCCGGGAGGTGCGTGAGTGCGAGGGGGTCGTCATCTGCGCCCTCCGCTCCCCGCACCCGTCCGGCCTGGGCCCGCTGGAGTACGCGATCGAGTTCATGTTCGAGCGCATCCTGGCCTTCCTGGTGGAAAACGGCGTCCGCACCCACGCCGGCGTGCGGGCCGGCCCCGCGGACGGCCTGCTGGACGCCACGCTGCGGGCGCTGCCCGCCCCGACGGCCGTGGGCGACTTCCTGGCCTCCACCCGCCTGGCGCTGGCCGAGGCGCCGGCGCACCTGCCGCTCGCCGGCGCCGTCCTGACCGAGGGCTCGCACGCGGGGCGCCTGGCGCTGGCGAAGCTGGTGCTGGTAGCCCGCGAGGCGGAGCGCGCCACCGACGAGCTCCACGACGAGCTGGACGCCCTGGAGCGGCAGCTGCGCTCCGCCGCCCGCCCCGACGCCTACGCCTGGCTGTCCGAACGCTTCCTGGAGCTGGCGCGCGCGCGCCCCGAGGCCCTCTTCGCCCCCGCGACGGCGCTGCGCCCCGAGCCGCTGCTGCAGCGCGTGGAGCGCATGGCGCGGCTGGCCCGCGCCGAGGAGCTGCGCGCGGAGGCGGAGGCCCTGGCGGTGCACCGCGCGCTCGCCGCGCTGCAGGGCGGCGTGGAGGCTGCGGCCCTGCGGGGGGGCCCGCTGGCGCCGACAACGGCGCCGCCGCCGACCGGGGGCCAGCCGCCGGCGCCCCTGGCGCCCGAGGCCGCGCTCGCGCGGCTCGCGGAGGTGCGCGCCGGCGCCCTGCGCGCCGTCGAGAAGGCCACGCGCGACTACTTCACGCGGGGCTGCGTGTACAGCGCGCGGGCCCTGCTGGCCAACAAGAAGAACGACCGGCGCTTCCACGTGGCGGCGGCAGCCGTGGAGCCCGCGGCGCAGCTGCTCGCGTCCCTGCCGGCCTTCGACGGCCGCCTCAGCGAGGCGGCGGCGGGCGCCGGGGTCTCCGGCTTTCCGCCCGCCCCGCTGGCCACCAGCCCGCAGGCCCTGCTCCTGGCCGGCCTCGTGCGGGCCGGCGGGGACCTGGAGACAGAGGAGAAGCTGGCGGCGTGGCTGGCGCTGCTGCGGGAGGCCCAGGGGGAGGGCCGCCTGGAGCGCCGCGAGCTGGAGGAGCTGGCGCGCGACGTCGCCAAGATCAACGAGCGCGCGCTGCGGCACCGCTCCGGGGCCGCCGAGCTGGCCCGCTTCGAGGCGCTGAGCGCCGCGGTGGACCAGGCGCTGGAGGACGAGGCGGCGTTCCGTGGCGGCGGCGGGCCCGGCGGGCCCCGGGCCGACACCGTCCTGCGCATGACCGAGGACGCCCTCCGCCAGGCCCGGTTCCTCGCCGCCTCCCGCCTGCTGGACGACGCCGATCCGGCCGCGCGCGAGCGGGTCGCGGGTCGCGCGGCGGAGCTGGAGCGCCTGCAGCGGGAGGCGCTCGAGCGCGCCGAGCTCGAGCGCCGGGCGCGCGACGCCTTCTACCAGAAGCTGCGCGGGGTGCTGCGGCCCCTGCCCCGGTTCGAGGGCCTGCGCGCGGCCCCGGCCGTGCTGCACACGCTGGAGACGTCGGCGCTGCCGGTGGGCGTCGAGACGCTGGCCGCGGCGGCCCGCGACGCGCCCCCCGAGGCCGCCGCGGCGCTGCGGGCGGACCTGTGGACGCTGCTGGAGCAGTACCGCGCGGCCCTGGAGCGGCCCGACGCCGACACCGCCGCGACGCTGGCAGGCATCGCGGCCGCCTTCGGCGCCGTCCTGGAGGCGGCGTTCGCCCACCTGCCTGAGCGCGCGCCGCTGTCGCGGTTCTTTGCCGACCACGCCGGCGCCGTGGCGCGGGCCCTGTCCGAGGCCGCGGCGGCGACCGGCGCGGCCCCGGCGGTTGCTGACCCCGCGGGCGCGGTAGCTGCCGCGCGCCGCGCCGCCGACGCGCTGGCCGCCGCCGCGGCGGACCTGGGCCAGGCCGCCTCGGACCCGGCCTCGCCGCTGGGCTTCCTGTCCGCGCTGGCGGCGCGTGCCCAGCGGCACGCGCGCGCGACGGAGACGGCGGCGCGGGCCCGCGAGCGCGCCGCCGCGCTGGCCGCCGCGGGGGCCGAGCTCGCGGCGCACGCGGTGCGCGTGCGCCGGGCCGGGCCCGCCGACGCGGACCCCCCGCCGGACCGCGCGGTGGCAGCGGCGCGCGCAGAGGCGCGGACCGCCCGCGCCGCGCTGGCGGCCGCCGAGGGGGAGTTCGGCGGGCTGCTGCACCCGGACGGCGCCGCGGGGGAGGCCTCGGTCGACGGGCGGGCCCTGAAGGAGCTGGCCAAGACGATAGAGGCCACGCGTCGCCGGTGCGACGAGCTGGAGGCCGCTGCCGACGAGCTGGAGGCCCGCGCGGCCGAGGACGCCGCGCGCAACAGCGGCGAGCGCTGGACCCGCGACGTGGAGCGCGCCCTGGACCTGGCCGAGACGCGGGCCGCCTTCGACGCTGCCGAGCTGCGGCGCCTGCGCGCCCTGGCCCACCGACACGGCTACGACCCGCGCGCCTTCCGCGAGCGCGCCGAGCGGGCCCTGGCGACCAACGCCCAGACTGTGACGGCGGCGCTGGACGCCGCGCTCGCCTTCAACCCGTACACGCCCGAGAACCAGCGGCACCCGGCCCTGCCGCCGCTGGCGGCGCTGCACCGCGTCGCGTGGGGGGACGCCTTCGGCGCCGCCGCCGAGCCCTACGCCGAGATGTTCGGCGTCGACGTCGAGCCGCTGCTGCGCCTGCTGCGGCTAGCGGCCGGCGTGCTGGAGGCGGCCGCGGCCGGCGAGGGCTTCCCGGACTACCAGGCGACCGTCGCGCGCCTCGCCGACGACCTGGCCGCCGTGCCGGCGCTGGCGCGCTACGTGCCCTTCTTCCTGCGGGGCCACGCGGAGTACCTGGACGCGCGCGACGCCCTCGACGCCCTGCGGGCCCGGGTGCGCGCCGCCGCCGGCGGGGTGGGCCCGGACCTCGACCGCGCCGCCGCGGCCGCGCTGCGCGCGCTGCGGCGGCGCGCGGCGGAGGCGCTGCGGCTCGGCGTGACCCTGTCCTGCCCCGGCGAGGACGCGCTGGCCGACGCCGTGAGCCAGCTGGAGCGCCTCGACCAGACGCCCCTCCGCGGCACGGCGTACGCCGAGTACGTGGCCTTCGCCGCGCGCCGCGACCTGGGCGAGGCCAAGGACGCGCTGGTGCGCGCCAGGCAGCAGCGCGCGCGCGCCACCGAGGCGGTGTCCGCGGCGCTGCGCGAGGCCGCCGCGGCGCAGGAGCGCGGCCGCAGGAGCGCCGAGGAGGGCCTAGCGGGGCTCAAGGCCATGCTGCGCGCGGTGGCGACGCCGCCCGCCATCGCGCGGGCGCTCGAGCAGGCGCGCTCGGCGGCCGAGGCCGCCGACCAGATCGGGGCCCTGGTGGACCAGACGGAGCGGCGGCGCGAGCTGGACGCGGCCGCCGTCGAGTGGCTGGAGCACGCGCGGGCCGTGTTCGAGACGCACCCGGCCGCCGCCCCCGAGGGCGGCGGCGGCTCGCCGCCCGGGGCCGCCGCGGCTGGAGGCGGCGGGGACGACCTGGACGCCCTCGGGCCCCTGGCCCTGCACGCGCCGCGCATCGACGCGCTGATCGCCCTGGGCCGCCGCACGGCCGCCCTGCGGCGCTCGCTGGAGGAGGCCGAGGCCGAGTGGGACGAGGCGTGGGGCCGCTTCGAGCGCGCGCGCGGCGAGGCCTTCCGCTCGCCCGCAGGCCTCCGGGAGGGCCTGGCGCGGCTGCTGGCGCTCCGGACCGCCGCCAACACCGTGCTGGGCCTGCGCGCGGACGAGGACTGCGCGCGCCTGCCGCCGAAGCTGACGGGGGCGCTGGACGCCAGGCTGGCCGACCGCGCCCGGGCCATGGAGGACTTCGGCGCAGCCGCGGAGCGCCACGAGCGGCTGGTGGGCCAGCTGCACGCGGAGGTGGCCGACCGCGTGCCGTGGGAGATGGCCGCCGACCCCCTGCGCCGGATGCTGGCCGCGTTCGACGCCACCGCCAAGGCCCTGCCCACCTGGGCCGTGGCCGAGTTCCGCGCCGCCCGCGAGCTCATCGCGCACCGCCTGGGCCTATATAACGCACACGCGCGGTGCCGCAGCGCGGCAGACGCGGGCGCCGCGGCGCCCGCGCTGCTGCCCGCCGACGCCCTGGCGCTCGAGGCGCGCGCCCGCTCGGGGTCGCCCGCCGGGCCGGGCGCCGCCGGGCCGGGCGCCGCCGGGCCGGGCGCCGGCGGCCCGGGCGACGCCGGCGCCGGCGACCCGGGCCTCCTGGGCGCCAGGGCAGCGGCGTTCGCGCGCGGCGACGCGGCCGCGGGCGCGAGCGCCGCCGGTCCGCTCGCGCTGCGCGAGGCCACCAGCCGCCTGGACGGCCCCTTCCCGGTCTGCTACCTCACCCCCGACGGCGCCCCGCTGCAATACGCCCTCTGCTACCGCGCGGCCACCGACAAGCTCGGCGTCGCGGTGTCGCGCCCGGAGGCCGCCCGCCTGCGCCCCCCGCTCCCGGCCGCCAACGTGGAGGCCGAGTCGACGCTCATGGCCGGCAGGGTGCTGAGCCTGGTGAACGAGCTGCGCCTGGGCGCGGCCGACGCCCTCGCCTCCGACTTCCGCGCCTTCGACCGGTTCCTGCGCGGCGGCGACCCCGAGTGGCCCAGCGCCTCGGCGGCCGCCGCCGAACTGTACGCGGCCCAGGTCGCCACCACGTGGACGCGCGAGCACGGGTGCCGCTGGGGGGAGCTGGGGATCCCGGCCGGCGCTGCGGCCGTGGAGCGCCTGCGCGGGCCGCCCGAGGACGGCCGCCCCCCCGTCTCCTTCACCGTCGACGACGTCATGATCGCGCTGGTCTGCGGCTGCCCGGGCCACGTGTTTACCTTCTGGCGCCTCGACCTGGTGCGCCAGCACGAGTACATGGCGCTAACGCTGGCGGCCGCGGCCGCCGCGAGCCTGCGCGCCGCGCTGTTCGTCCAGCGCCTGACCCCCCACGCCGACCCGGCGGCGCGCGTCCTGCCGACGCGCGCCGCGCCGCCGGCGGACGCGGCCGGCGGGCTCTTCGCCACGCGCGCCAAAGACTGGCGCGCGGGCCAGCTCTCCCCCACCGACCCGCTGGCGCCCTGGCGGCGCGCCCTGGAGACGGCGCCCGCCGCGGCGCCGCTTGTGCGGCTGACGCCGCGACAGGCGCTGGCCGCCGTGGGCGTCCTGGGTCGCATGTGCCTGCCCGGTGACGCGCTCGGGGCGCTCTGGACGTGCATGATCCCGGACGCGCTGGCCGAGTGTCCCGGCCTGGACGCGCTGCTGGCGCGGCGCTTTGCGGGCGCCGCGCTGCGGCCCGCCGGCGCCGCCGCCGTCCCCGGGCCCGCCGGCGATGACAGGGACGACGGCGCCGCCGCCGCGCCGCCCCTCTACGTCGCCACGGGGCGCCAGGTGGTGCTCCCTGCCGCGCCGGCCGACGCTGAGGCCGAGCGCGTCACCGCCATGGACCTGGTGCTGGCGGCAACCCTCCTGGGCGCCCCGGTAGTCGTGGCGCTGCGCCACGACCTGGCCTTCTCGCGCGAGTCGGAGCTGGACCTCTGCCTGACGCTGTTCGACTCGCGGGACGGCGGCCCCGACGCGGGGCTGCGCCGTGCCGTCTCCGCGGACGTGGAGTCGTGGGCCGTGCCCCTGCTGCGCCTCGACCCCAACCCCATCGAGAACGCCTGCCTGGCCGCGCAGCTGCCGGAGCTCGCGCGCCTCCTCGCCGACCGCCCCCTGCGCGAGGCCGACCCGTGCCTCGTCATGGTGAACCTCAGCCTGGCGCCCGTCTCGGTGCTGTGGCAGCGGGCCGACCCGCCCGGCGCCCCGACCGTGCGCTTCGTCGGCCCCGAGGCCGTCGACGAGCTGCGCTACGTCGACGCCCGCGCTGCGGGCGTGGAGCCGGCGTTCCCCGCGCCGGACCCCGCCGACCCCCTGTACTCGCGCCCCGTCCTGGGCCAGCCCTTCCGACTGGCCATGATGGAGGGCGACGCCTTTCCCGGCGTGCCCGTGCGCCTGCGCGCCGGGAACCAGTTCCCCCACGCGGTGGCGGAGGACGCCCGCGGCCCGCTCCCCGCCGCGGCGCCGTCCCCGCTGCTCGACGACCAGGCGGGATGCGCCTCCGCCACCCCGAGCGTCCAGTCGTGGATCCTGGGGACGGAGGAGCTGACGCCGGCCGACAACCCCCTGTCGTCGGACGACGAGGGGGTCCTCGTCCCGCTCCCGGACTCGCCCCGGGCCTCCGTGCCCCCGCCCGCAGGGGCGGACGTCCCGCTACCGCCCTCCCCCCCGCTGGAGTCGCCAGCAAGAGGCGCCGGAGCCCGGCGCCTCCGACACAGGCGCAACCACACCCCCAGACTTCCCGGCCGCCGGCCACATCAGACCGTCACCGCGCCCTCACAGACCCGCCCGGATAGCGCAGCAGCACCAGTCTCGCCGGCCGCGCCCGCCGCCCCGCCTAACACACCCGCAGAGGCACGGCCCTCGGCCCCCGCGACCAAGGCGACCGCGGGGGCCCTCCCCCGCCATCCGCCGTCGGTTCGCACCGCCACGCCCGGCGTCGCCGTCTCCGCACCCCCCCCGTTTGCCATCGCGGCTGCGCGCCACCCGCCGCCGGGCCCTGCCACCCAACGCCCCAGACACCGGACCCTCCACCGACCGTACGCGGCGCAGCGCGTTGCGCGGGTTCCCGCCGCGGTCGTGGCCCCAGCCGCGCACCTGAGGTCCCTGACGGATCTGACCGCCGAAGAAGACACCGGCGTTCCGGTCGTTTGGAGCGCCGTATCGCCCCCTAAACCAACGGTACCACCTGCGCAACCCGCGGCCCCTTTGACCCTGGAACCCGCCCCCACCGCGCAACCCGCGGTGCCCTCCGCGCAACCCGCGGCCCCTTTGACCCTGGAACCCGCCCCCACCGCGCAACCCGCGGTGCCCTCCGCGCAACCCGCGGCCCCTTTGACCCTGGAACCCGCCCCCACCGCGCAACCCGCGGTGCCCTCCGCGCAACCCGCGGCCCCGCCTCCCCACGATCCCCCGGGGGGACAGGCCGAGATAACCGCTCTCGTTCGGCCAGTCTCGGGGGTCGCCGTGGATCCCGGCTCGTGGGGACACAGGCGCAGACCCCAAGTCCGGTCTAAACATAAGACCACAGAGCCCCCCAACCCCACCACCGCTCAGTCCAAGGCACGACGGCACCCCCTGGCGCCCAGCGTACCTTCCTTGGCCGTGCCGAACACCCCGGGGGACGCGCGCACCCAGCACGTGACCCCGCCCCCTCTGGCCACGATAGCGACTTTCGCCTCAGTCCATCCACCGGGGGCGACTGCGGCCCCAACCACAGCTTCGTCTCCCACCACGGGCTCAACTCAAACCCAGACGGCGGCCTCCCCCCGACGGCCAAATGACGACGCCCACCGCGATCCACCCCCCGTGGCCCGGCCTTTGGCCGCGGGCCCGACCTCCCCGGAGCCGGCTCATCCGACTACCACCCCCGCCGCTTCGTCTCCCCCCGCTGGCTCGGCCACGGTCCCAAACATGGCACCGAACCCGCCTTCCGCCCCGCCGCCGACCTTCCCGCGTTCCGGGGCCGCGGCCGAACCCGCCGCCCCGAAACCCGCCCCCGCGGCGGCCTCCCCGCCCGCACCAACCCCGACCGTCGCGTCTTCGCGCCCGACCCCGGCCCCCTGGGCCGCCCCATCGCCTCCCGTCGCGGCGCCTCCGGCAGCCCAGAGATCGGCGCTTTCGACCGTCGGGGTCCAGGCCTCCGTCTCTCGAGCCCCGACCCTCCCCGCCTTTCCGGACCCCCCTTCACCGACCTCGACTCTGGCCACCGCCCGCCCCCCCGCGGCCCCCGCTCCGGTTCTCCCCGAACTCGCCCGGCCCGCCCCGGTCCCGCCACCGCCGGGACCGGTGCCTCTGGAGCTAGCCCAGAGTCTGGCGACCGAGATCGGGCGCCCTCCGGTGGCCGCGAGCGCCCCCCCCCGCCCGCAAACCGCACCGCGGAACCAACCCCCGCCCGCGACCCCCCCCACCGAGAGGTCCGCCGTCCCGCGGGGCTCCGTCCGGCCGCCGTCGGTCGCGGGAGCCCCGACGTCGTGGAACTCCCTTGCGGACCTCCGGAAACGCGACCGCCCCGTCTCCTGGAACCAGACGCTTCTCCCCCGACACATTACCGAGGAAACCACCGACGACGACTCCTCGGACCTCTCCGACTCAGACGGGCCCGACGGCGACCTCGACGACGAACGGCCCCGGCCGCGCACACCCGAGGCCGCCCCCTTCGGCCCCCCCCCTATCCCGGCCAACTCTGTACTCACGCGGCGCTACGTGCGCAGCACGGGCCGCAGCGCGCTGGCTGCGCTCCTAGAAATCTGCCTTCGCGTGCGGGCGCAGCTTTCTCTGGCGCGCCGCGTGCTGGCGCGCCAGAGCGAAGCGGTGCTGCTTAGCTTGCATCACATCCGCATGTTACTGGGCTAGACGCGCTGTGTATTCTTTCCCCCCCATAATCTATCATCATGCCCCGTTGCTAACAAAAATAAACCAGCGGCGTAACACAACAGAAACAGACCGTGCGTGGTTTGTTGTGCCCGGTTTTATTTTTTTATTGCGAGGTGGATCCGCCGGAACCCTGGGCGGCCTGGCGCCTCGCGGGTTGCGGGGCCGTGGGCGTGAAGGGGGAGAAGGTGCGCTTGAGGCCGAACGCCGGCCGCAGCCACGACGCCGGGTCTGGCGCGGCGAACATCGGCTGGGGGGCGAGGGTGTTGTGGGCGTGGGCGTTGTATAGGGCGGTCAGCGCCCCGGCGAGGCCGCGGACGTAGCTGTGGGCGGCCGCGGCGTTCCCGCGGGGGTGCTCGTGCTGCTGGTCCGGGGGGGGCGCGGCGTTGACCTGCTGGATGATGTGGCGCATGTCCATGGCGCCGACGGCGCGCGCGCTGATGGTGTTTGGGCGCCCGAAGTTGACGGCCGACATGGCGCCTGCGGTCGCGCGGCGGCGTGTACGCGGGGGTGAGCACCGGGCGCGCTATCGCGGGCGAGCGGGGAGGCGTGCGCGTTCGGGTGGCTGGCGTCCGAGTGGCGTCGGTCAGGGCGCGCCCGGAGATTTTATGGGCCCCCGTACGCCAGCCACCCGGACGCGGCCACCCACACCCCCGCGGCCCCTGCCGCCAGCAGCCACGGCGGCACGGGGCGCGGGAGACACACGAGGTTCACCAGGCGGCGCCAGGGGCGGCGCCCGCCGGAGCCCCGGGCGCCGGGCTCCGGCCCGCGGTCCCAGGGGGACGCCGCCGCCTCGGCGCCGCGGGGCTCCGCGCGGAGACCGCGCTCTGGCTCGCGGTCCCCGGGGGCGCGCAGGCGCCCGGCAATGGCCCGCTCGGCGGCCCGGTACAGGAGGCGGCGCGTGCTGTCGGCGTCCTCGGGGCCCATGAACCGGAAGGACAGCTGCACGCGCGGCATGCGCGCGAAGCAGTACACCCACATGCAGGCCATCATCGGGCGCGTGTCCAGGCCACCGCGCCGCTTGATGGCGTCCAGGTCCGAGAGCGCCAGGCCCGTGGTCTCCGTGGAGCGCAGGATCACGTTGTTGCGGTCGGCCGCGACCGGAGCGTCCGAGCCCCCCGAGGGCCGCGAGAAGAAGCCCTGGAACAGCACCGAGACGCCCGTGTTCTGCACGCGCAGGTACGGGTCGCACGGCTCGTCGGTCCAGTCGCTCATGAGCCGCAGGACGTACTCGATGGGGAACAGCTCGTTCGACCCGTCCTGGCCGCTAAACTGGAACACGCAGCGCGAGGGGGGGCTGGACGGCGAGTACGGGCCGGGGTCGCACTCCCAGCCGCGGAGCGTGGCCGGCACCACCATGCGGACGCGCTGCTGCAGCGCGTCGCAGGCCGCGGCCGCGCGCCCGCGGCGCTGTCGGTCGCCCCACATCGCGCCGGGAGGTGGGGCGGGGTCGGGTCCGCGGGTTCCGGGTCGGGCCCTACTCCTCTAGCCGCGGAGGATCTGATGCAGGTCCAGGAACCGGCCGATGACCGCCGCGAAGCGCTCTCGCTTGCGCGCCAGGAGCTCGGCGTGAACGCAGGCGCCGGCGGAGGAGCCCGTCTGCGCCCCGGGGTCCCCGGCGGGGGATTTTATACCCCCGCCGTACGTCAGCAGGGAGGCTAGGCGCTGCGTGCGCGACAGGTAGTTCAGTTTGCCGTCGGTGGTGGGGAACACCGCCTCGAGCTCCGCGGGCGTGAGGTCCTCGAACCACACGCCGGCCTCCGCGATCCGCCCGGCGTAGCGCGCCTCGAGGTTGTCCAGGCTGTCCGCCCGCAGCTCCCCGACCGGCACGCCGCCGGGCCACGCCGCGGTCTCCTCCCCCGCCCCGGCCCCGCCCGCCGCGGACGACATGGCCCCGCCCCGTGACGGCCCCGGGGGAGACGGCAGCGGCTGGAGCACGGGCGCCTTCGACCGGCCCTACGTGGCCTTCGACGCCCGGCTCCTCGCCCTCAACGACGCGCTCTGCGGGGAGCTGCTCGCGGCATGCCACTTAGTAGGCGTGCCCCCCGACGACGCCGCGGACGCGCCCCCCGCCGGCAGGCGAGGCGCCGCCCCCGCGCCCGGCGGGGGGGCAGGGGCCCCCGCCTCGCCCCCGCCGGGCGCGGGGGCCGCGGACGTCCTGGACCTCGGACCCTTCGTGTCGGCGTCCGCCGACACGTTCGCGCTCGACCGCCCGTGCCTGGTGTGCGGCGTCATCGAGCTGTATCGGCGGCGCTTCGGGCTGTCGCCGCAGTGGGCGGCCGACTACGCGTTCCTCTGCGCCAAGTGTCTCGGGGCCCCGCACTGCGCGACCGCCACCTTCGTCGCGGCCTTCGAGTTCGTGCACGTGATGGACCGCCACTACCTGGGGCGCCGGGGCGCGACGCTGGTGGGCGCCTTCAACCGCTTCGCCCTCACGATCAACGACATACACCGCCACTTCTTCCTCCACTGCTGCTTCCGCACGGACGGCGGCGTCCCTGGCCGGGGGGCGCGCCCCGGGGCCGGCGGGACCCCCAAGGTGCTGTACTCCAACTACTCCTTCCTCGCGCAGGCCGCCACGCGGGCGCTGTTCGGCACGCTCGCCGCCGGGGGCGAGGGCGGCGACGAGCCGCCGGCGGGCCCGACGCGCCCCCCGCCCGCAGCGCTCGCCACCGCCCTCGTCAACTGGAAGGACTGCGCCCGCGCCATGGACTGCACGGAGGGCCGCCGCGCGGGCGCTGCCAGCTGCTGCGCCCGCGCGGCGGCCCGCGACGCCGAGTTCGAGGCGGCCGCCGCCGGCGGCGGACCCGGGGCGCCCCCTGTGGGGGACGACGGGGAGACGTGGGGGTACGCCGACCTGGCGCTCCTGCTCCTGGCGGGCACGCCGGCGCTGCGGGAGGACTCCGCGACCGCCCGCGCGGCGGCGGACGCGCGCACCCGGGCCGTCCGCGAGGCCTGGGCCGGGGGCCGCGCCGGGCGCGAGCGCGACGCGGCCCCGCGCTTCGCCCGGTTCGCCGCAGCCGGGGCCGAGCCCGACGCGGACCTCGGCCCGCTGGCGGCCACCGTGCTCAAGCACGCGCGCGCCCGCGGCTCCACGGGCGCGGAGTGCCCGCTGTGCAACCTGTTGCTGGTGCGCCCCTACTGGCTGGCGCTGCGGCGGCTCAGGCGCGACGTGCTGGGCCACTCGGCCAACAACGCCGGGCTCTTCGACTGCATCGCCCCCGTGCTGGAGGGGTGGGCGGAGCCGGGGTCGGGCGCCGCGCCCGACGACGGCGGTCGCCTCCTCGGCCTGCTGCGCGCCGCCGGGGTCGCGGCCGTGTACAAGCACCTCTTCTGCGACCCCATGTGCGCCGTGGCCGAGGTCGACGCCGACCCGTGGGTCCTCTTCGGGCACCCCACAGACGCGGCGCCCGACGCGCTCGCGCTGCACAAGGCCAGACTGGCCTGCGGCAACCGCTTCGAGGGGCGGGTCTGCGCGGCCCTCCGCGCGCTGGCCTACACCTTCAAGACCTACCAGGTATTTGTGCCCAAGCCCACGGCCCTGGCCGCATTCGTCCGCGAGGCCGGCGCGCTGCTCAGACGCCATGCGCTCTCCCTCGTCTCGCTCGAGCACACCATCAGCACATACGCGTGACGGCTCGCGCTCGCTCCGCGCGAGCGCGAGCCGGCGCCGCTCGACGCGCCGGCGCTCGCGCTCCCCGCTCGGGCCGGAGGAGGGGGGCCGGGACCGGCGCGCGCACCGCCACGCGGCCCTCGCCGCGGCCGCCCCCGGGCGCCGCCGCACGGGGTGGGCGCGCGAGCGCGAGCGCTACGGACAGGTGCTCGCCGCCCTGGCGCTCACCCCCTCGGACGAGATGGCCCTCGTGCGCTCCCTGTCCGTGCCGCTCGTGAAGACCATGCCCGTGGCACTGCCCTTCGACCTCGGGGAGACGGTGGCCGACAACTGCCTCTCGCTCTCGGGCGCGGGATACCACCTGGGCATCGCCGGCAGCTGCCCGGCCTGCGCGGCGGCCGACGGGCGCCTCCCCAACACCAGCCGCGAGGCCCTCATCCTGGCGTACGTGCAGCAGATCAACACCGTGTTCGAGCACCGCGCCTTCCTGGCCTCGCTGCTCGTGCTGGCGGAGCAGCGCGGCGCGGCCTCGCCGCAGGACCTGCTGGACGACGCGCTCCGGCAGCCCGAGCTCTTCTTCGTGCACGCCATCCTGCGCGCCGGCGGCGCCCACGACCCCCGCCTGCTCTTCTACCCCGACCCGGCCCACGGCGGCTACATGCTCTACGTGGTCTTCCCCGGGACCTCCGCCCATCTCCACGCGCGCACCATCGACCGCATGCTCGGCGCGTGCCCGGGCTACCGCTTCGTGGCCCACGTGTGGCAGGCCACGTTCGTGCTGGTGGTGCGGCGCAACGGGGAGAGACAGACGGACGCGGACGTGCCCACCGTGTCGGCGGCCGACATTTATTGCAAGATGCGGGACATCAGCTTCGACGGGGGGCTTATGCTAGAGTATCGAAGGCTCTACGCAGCCTTCGACGAGTTTCCTCCTCCGTGAGGCCCGCGCCCGCGCGGGCGAAGCCGGCGCCGCGCAGCCGGGCCGCCAGCTCGGCCTCCGGGTGCCAGACCTCGGGAATAAAGCGCTTGAACAGGTTCTCTGTGATCCGGGTGTTATTTCCAAACAGCGCCTTGAAGGTCACGCTGGCCGCCCCGAGGAGGTGGGAGAAGTAGTAGTCGGTGTTGAGGGGGATGCCGTGGGCGGCGGCGTGGGCCGGGTGCTCCGCCAACTCCGACACCAGGAGCTTGCGCCGCTTGGCGGCGGCGCTGCCGCCGGGGGGGGCCTCGGGGGGGCGCAAGCGCCCCGGGGACGCGCAGCCGTCGCCGCTGGGGGGCTGGGCCGCCGCCGGGGGGGGCGCCGGCGCCGCGGCCTCGGCCTCCTCCTCGACCGCGCGGGTCTGGGCTACGATGACGTAGGGGATGCGGTCCTTGACCGAGGGCACCTGCTCGCGCCGCGCCAGGAGCTTGCGGTAGACCGTGAGGTGCGGCAGCCGCTTGTTGGCGTACGCCTCGGGGGGGCGGCTGAGCTCAGCCGTCAGCACGAAGTCGTCGACGTCCAGGCCCGGGTCGGCGATCCGGCGGTGGGCATCGACGAGCACCGCCCCGAAGGCGCCGAGGCCCTCCGGCAGGGGCCGCGCCAGCCACTCCTCCGGGGCCCGCTCAGCCAGGGAGGCGGCGGCGCGCGAGACCGCGTCGTCGTGGAAGAGCAGGTCCACGAGCGCCCGCGACGTGCGGTTGATGAAGGCGCAGTTGTTCTTGCGCACCAGGTCCACGCCCTTGATCAGCATCTTGCCCCCGTGCACGAGGCCGATGTACTTCTTCTTGGTGATGAGCAGCAGCTTCGTGAAGGTCTTCTCGCACTCGAGCTTGATGGGGGGCGGGAAGAGCGCGCGCGAGATGTGGCTGGCCATGCGGTCGCCCATCTCGGTGAGGCCCTGCGCCGAGAGCCCCCGGCAGAGCACGAAGATGGAGTCCGTGTCGCCGTAGATGATGCGCGCCGAGTACCCCTCGCCCGTGCGCATCCCGGCCGCCTCGGGAAAGTCGGCCTCCAGCGCCTCGCGCGCGGCCCAGCGCGCGTGCACGTACTCGCGCGTCGAGAGCAGCATGTCGCGCCCGATGGTGGTTACCGTGGCCGCGACCGGCAGGCACGGGAGCAGCCCCTGCCGCACGCCGGTAAAGCCGTACACCGAGTTGCAGACCACCTTGATGGCGGCCTGCTGCTTGTCCAGCAGCACCGCCTCCTCGGGCGCGCTCTGGGGGATGCGGGCGCGGATGCTCTTGCGCATCGCCAGCCAGTCGCGCAGCAGAACGCTCAGCAGGCTCTCGCGCACGTGCGCCTTCACGAAGAAGAACCGCCGCGCGCCCACCTCGACGGCCAGGTAGTCGTCCCCGGGCCGCAGGTGGCCCACGGCCTCGGGCCGCAGCGAGAGCGTGCTGAGGCACAGGTTGTGGGCCTGGATGATGCTCGGGTAGAGGCTGGCGAAGTCGAAGACCACCACGGGATGCACGTGGAAGCCCGTCTCGGGCTCCAGGACCGTGGCGCCCTGGTAGCCCACCTGGCGCCCGCCACCCCCCTCCTTCTTGGGGCCCGGGGCGCCCCGGGCCTCGGTCGCGGCCTCCGCCTCCTCCCCCCCCGCCTCCTCCCCCTCGTCGTCGTCGGCCGCCTCGTCCGCGCCGGGCTCCCAGAGGGGGTCGTCGCCGGGGAAGCCCCCGCCGCCGGGAGGCCGGCCCGTCGCCTGCCCGAAGCGGCCCGGGGTGTCGGGCAGCACGAAGCCCCGGCGGCCGGCCAGGCGCAGCAGGCACGTGTACACGCGGACCTGCTGCCCGTCGTAGACGGCGCGCACGAGGTTGATGCCGGCGAGCTGGGCCACGGCCGCCAGCTCCAGGTGCGGCAGGTACTTGAAGAAAAGCTGCCCCACGAGCAGCGAGTCCTGGATGCAGTACTCCCCGATGACCCCACGCAGGTCCGGGCCCGCGGCGTAGAAGCGCGGGATGTCCCGGTATTCCAGGTCCTTCTTGCGGTCGCCCAGCACGGCCTCGGCGACGGCGCCCAGCTTGTAGCTCGACAGCTTCACCTTCTCGCGCACGATGGCGTACATGTCGATGTTGACCACCCCGGTGATCTTGGCCTTGCTGCGCTTCTGGAAGTGGTTGCTGCCGATGTCCCAGATGCGGAACGTGCCCCGGGTGTTGAGGCGCCCGTACCCCCCGAGCTGCACCTCGTACACGGACGTCATCTTGGTGGCGAGGAAGGGCCAGTCGAAGTTGACGATGTTGTAGCCGGTGGCGAACTCGGGCGCGTACTGTTTGAGGAAGGTGAAGAAGGCCAGCAGCAGCTCGAACTCGCTGTCGAACTCGAGGACCACGGGCGCGGGCAGGCCGCGCTCGCGCGCGCTCGCCAGGAAGGCCTCCGGGAGGTCGCAGGACCCCAGCGAGAACAGGAGCACGTGCTCCAGGCGGTGCGTGGGCACCGCGTAGAGGAGGCAGGAGATCTGGATGACCAGGTCCTCGCGGTGGTCGGCGACGGGGAACGCGAGCTCGTCGGCGCCCCCGGCCTTGCACTCTATGTCGAAGCACATGAGCTTGTAGTCGGGCAGGCCCTGGCGGTCGGGCTCGCAGGCGAGATTGTCGGCGGTGCAGTTCACCTCCACGTCGCTGGAGGTCGCGAAGTCCGCGGGGTCGCGCAGCTGCACGCGCGCGCCGCCCGCGCCGGGCCGCAGGCGGTACCAGCCGAAGGTCACGAAGCCGTCGTTGTCGAGGACGAGGCGCGTGGTGGCGTCCACGCCCCCCTCGTACTTCCTGACCCCGGGGCAGAAGTTGTCGCACAGGTACGCGGCCGCGCGCCCGCTCCCGACGCGCACGCGGTAGTAGGGGACGCGGGGCGTCTCGTAGTAGTACACGTCGGCGCGTTCGACCACGTCGATCTCGAACCAGTCGGCCGACACGCCCGGAAAGCTGGCGGCGACGGCGCCGCGCAGCGCGTCGGCCATGCGCTCGCCCAGCTCGCGCGGGGTGCGGCACCGCAGCGCCGCGTCCGCGTCCGCCTTGTTCATGTAAAAGTACGGCCGGACGCCGTACACGTGCACGGCCACGCGCAGGCCGTTGTCGGCCGTCCCCAGCAGCGTCACGACCGTGCCGGTGGGGGTGACGGACTCGAGGAAGCGCCCGTGGAGCCGGGCGGCCCCGGGGTCGCGGGCTGCCTCCGTGGTCTCGACGATGTCGTACACGTGGAACGCCTCGAAGCGGGGGTCGAGGTCGGGCGGGGCGCTGTCGGCGTCGCCCCACATGCGCATCCGTCGGGGCCAGAAGCTCCCCGCGGGGTCCGGGTCCAAGATGTCCCGCTCCTCGCCGCCGCAGTAGACCCTGGGTGCGCGGGCCAGGCGGCCGTCGTGTATGCCGCAGCGCCGGTCCTCCGGCGCGTCCTCGTCCAGGCACCGGGGGGCGATGAAGGCGAAATTGTCGCCCCAGGAGGCGTGGTACGCTCCCCGGGGGGGCGGCCTCCGCCCCCCGGCTGCCTCGGTCCGGCCGCCCCGCCCGCCTCTGCCGGCGGGCGCGCGGCCGGACCCACGCAGGTACGGGTTGAAGAAGTTTTGGCGCTCCGGGATCGGCGCCCCCGCGGATCCGCTGCCGCCCGGGGACGCGGGGGGCGACGGGTGGAAGAAGCTGGACGCCACGAGGCGCGCGCGCGCGGCCGGCGAGATGGGGGACGCCATTGCCTGCTGTTGGATCGCACCGGGGGAGGGGGAAAGGTACGGGGGTAAGGGGCGGTGGTCAGGTTGGGGGTGGGGGTATGGCTTTGGGGAAGGGTCTATAGCGCGAGGGACGAAGCCGCCGCGCCTTGGTGGCGCGGCGCTCCGTCCCGGGGCCCGCTCACCGCCATAGTCGTCGCTCCACGGGAACGGCCGCTCCGGCAACCTCGTCTTACCCCCGCCGGGTTGCGTCCGCGGGGCCGCCCGTGCCGCGCGCCGGCCGGCCCCGGCTCTCTTATAGGACCGACGGCCGCGGGTCCGCCTCCCGGGAGGCGGACCCGCGGCGCGGGGGCCGGTCGAGGGGGCGGGGAGGCGTTCCCGGGCCCCTCCCACGGCGAGTCCCTGGACGGGTGAGGACGCGCCAGCGTCCGCACTCGGACCTAATAATATATATTATTAGTCCAAAGTGCGAGCACTGGAATCCTGCCAGATTGGAACCGTGCCAGTGCTCGCACTTTGGACTAATAATATATATTATCAGGTCCGAGTGCGGACGCTGGAGCGTCCTCACTCGTCCAGGGCCCGGGTTCTGGCTCTGGGCCGAGGGGGATGACCCCAAGGCGGGGCCAGCGGGCCCCCGGTTCCATAAAAGACGGCCCCGGCACACAGGGCTGCGGCAGTCCCCCGTACGTTCCGGCGTGCGTTGTCCCGTCGTCTTTTTTGTTTCTCTCCCCCCCCCCCCGTTTTCTCTCCCCTCCCCCCGCAGGCCGCCGGCGATTGTCACCCCGACGGACGACCGCCGATACCGACGCGAACCCCGCTCCGCGGAACCCACCTTCGTCCCCGCTTCTTTCTTCCCCTCCCCCCTTTTCCCCCAGCCCGCAGGCGGATCCTCACCGCAGCCATGGACGCGAAGGCCAAGACGGCGACCGTGCAGCTGGAGCCGGGGCCCATCGGGTACGTCTACGCCAGGGCCGCCGAGTTCGACCGGCGTCGGGAGCTCGAGCTGCTGGCGGCCCGCAGCGCCGACTCGGACACGGCGGTGGTGCCGCTGGTGGTCGGGTTGACGGTGGAGTCGGGGTTCGCCTCCAACGTGGCCGCCGTGGCGGGGTCGCGGACCACCGGTCTGGGGGGGACCGGCGTGACGCTGAAGCTCATGCCCACGCACTACTCGCCCTCGGCCTACGTGTTCCACGGCGGCCACCACCTCAGCCCCAGCAGCCTGGCCCCCAACCTTGGCCGGCTGTGCGCCCAGGCCCGCGAGCGGTTCGGATTCTCGGATTACGACCCGCGGCCCGCCGACCTCAAGAACGAGACCACCGGCGTGGCGCTGTGCCGGACCCTGGGGCTAGACCCCGAGAACACGATCCTCTACCTGGTGGTCACCGAGGCCTTCCGGGAGGCGGTATACCTGTGCAACGCCTTCCTGCACCTGGGGGGCGCGAGCGCCGCGACCGTCGGGGGGGACGCCGTCACGCGCGTGCCGCTGTACCCGCTGCAGATGTTCACCCCCGATTTCAACCGCGTGCTGGCCGAGCCGTTCAACCGCAACCACCGCTCGATCGGCGAGGACTTCGAGTACCCCCTGCCGTTTTTTAACCGGCAGCTCTGCCGCCTGCTCTTCGAGGCCGTCCTGGGGCCGGCCGCAGTGGCCCTGCGCGCGCGCAACGTGGACGCGGTGGCGCGCGCCGCGGCGCACATGGCCTTCGACGAGAACCACGAGGGCGCGGCCCTGCCGGCCGACATGACCTTCACCGCCTTCGAGGCCGCCGGCGGCCCGGCCGCCGGCGCGGGGCCGGGCGCGGGCCGCGGGCGCGCCGGGGACGGGGGCAAGCCGGCCCCCAACGGGGGCTTCGAGCGGCGCCTGGCCTCGGTCATGGCGGCAGACGCCGCCCTGGCCCTGGAGACCCTGATGGCCACGGCCGTGTTCGACGAGACGCCCACGAACGCAGAGGCGTGGCCCATGCTGGAGGGCCTGGAGACGCCGCTGGAGCGCGCGAGCGCCGTCGGGGCCTACCTGGGCCGCGCCGCTGGGCTCGTGGCTGCCATGGTCTTCAGCACCAACTCGGCCCTCCACATGACCGAGGTGGACGACGCGGGCCCCGCGGACCCCAAGGACCCCTCCGCGCCCTCCTTCTACCGCTTCTACCTTATTCCCGCCCCGCACGTGGCGGGCAACCCGCAGGTGGACCGCGACGGGCGCCCGGTGCCGGGCCAGGAGGGCCGGCCCTCGGTCCCCCTAAACGGCGGCGGCGGCCGAGGGGGGTCGGCGGGGCCCGGGGGCGCGGCGGCCGCTGCCGCCGAGTTCTCCCAGGACCACCTGGCCATGGCGTGCGGGTTCTCCCCCTCGCTCCTGGCCAAGATGCTGTTCTACCTCGAGCGCAGCGACGGCGGCGCGATCGGGGGGCGCCCCGAGCTGGACGTCATCCGGTACGTGGGCGACACGGCCCGGGCGGAGGTGCCGTGCGACCTGTGCTCGCCCGAGACGCGCCACGCGTGCGCGCACACGACGATGCTGCGGCTGCGGCCGCGGAGCCCCCGCTTCGGCGGCGGCGCCGCCCGGGGCGCCATCGGCGTCTTCGGCACCATGAACAGCGCCTACAGCGACTGCGACGTGCTGGGCAACTACGCGGCCTTCTCGGCCCTCAAGCGCCCCGAGTGCACCGACTCGGCCCGCGCCGTCATGCAGGACACGTACCGCGCGGCCGCCGAGCGCGTCATGGCCGAGCTGGAGCAGCTGCAGTACGTGGAGGCGGGGGTGCCCACGTCGCTGGCGCGCCTGGAGGCCGTCCTGACCGGCCGCGAGGCCTTCCGCACCGTGGTCGGCAACGTACGCCAGGTGGTGGAGCGCGAGGTGGCGCAGCTGATGCGGAACCTGGTGGAGGTGCGCGACTACAAGATCCGCGAGGCCATCCTCGAGGCGAACCACGCCATGTCGCTGACGCTGGACCCCTACTCGTGCGGCCCGTGCCCGCTGCTGCAGCTGCTCGTGCGGCGCTCGAACCTGGCGGTGTTCCAGGACCTGGCGCTCAGCCAGTGCCACGGCGTCTTTGCCGGGCAGTCGGTGGAGGGCCGCAACTTCCGCAACCAGTTCCAGCCGGTGCTGCGGCGGCGCGTCATGGACCTGCTCAACGGCGGCTTCCTGCCAGCCCGCACGCTGACGCTGGCGCTGGCCGACGGGGGCATCGTAGCCCCGGACCTGCGGGGGCCGCAGGACGCGCCGCCCGTCGCCGACCTCGAGGGCGACCTGGCCCGCGTTAGTTTCGACCTGCCCCGCGAGATGCGCGTCAAGAGCCGCGTGCTGTTCGCGGGGGCGAGCGGCGCCGCCTCGGAGGCGGCCCGGGCGCGCGCGGCCAGCCTGCAGGCGCTGTACCAGCGCCCGGAGAAGCGCGTGGACATCCTCGCGGGGCCCGTGGGCTTCCTCCTCAAGCAGTTCCACCACGTGCTGTTCCCCGGGGGCAAGCCCCCCGGCTCGGACCAGCCCAACCCGCACTGGTTCTGGACCTCGCTGCAGCGGAACCAGCTGCCGGCGCGCCTGCTGTCGCGGGACGACATCGACCTCATCGCGTACGTGAAGCGCTTCTCCGCCGACTACGGCGCCATGAACTACATCAACCTCGCCCCCAGCAACCTGAGCGAGCTGGCCATGTACTACATGGCCAACCAGATCCTCCGGTACTGCAACCACTCCACGTACTACATCAACACCGTCACGGCCATCTTGGCCGGCTCCCGGCGGCCGCGGGACCCGGCCTCGGCGGCGGCGTGGGCCGCCCCGGCGGGCGCCGACCTGGAGGCGAGCGCGCGCGCCATCGTGGCCGCGCCGGAGGCGCACCCGGGGGCGTGGACCTCTGCCTTCGTCGGCTGCAACCTGCTGCGGCCCGTCATGGCCGCGCGACCCATGGTGGTCCTGGCGCTGAGTATCAGCAAGTACTACGGCATGGCCGGCAACACGCGCGTCTTCCAGGCCGGGAACTGGGCCGGCCTGCTCGGCGGCCGGAACGCGTGTCCCCTGCTGGTGTTTGACCGCACGCGGCGCTTCCTGCTCGCGTGCCCGCGGGCCGGCTTCCTGTGTAGCGCCGCGGCGTTCTCGGGCTCGGCCCGCGAGAGCTCGCTCTGCGAGCAGCTGCGCGCCATCGTGGCCGAGGGAGGCTCCTCGGTGGCCAGCGCCGTCTTCTCGGCGGCCGTGAAGGCCCTGGGGGCGCGGACGGCGCAGCTGCAGCCGGAGGACTGGCTGGCACTGACGGAGGACGACTACCTCAGCGAGGAGCTGGCGGAGTTCGTGCGCCGCACCCTGAGGGCGGGCGGCGGCGAGTGGTCGGCAGAGGCCGCCGCGGAGGTGGCCCGCGAGGCCGAGGCCCTGGTGACGCAGACGACCGCCGGCGACGAGGAGGTGTTCAACTTCGGGGCCTGCGACGACGTGGACGACGACGGCGCCCTGGCCGCCTGTCTGGGCGGGGGCGAGGCGGACCCCGGCGCCTTCGGCCCCCCCGGGGGCGCTAAAAAGCGCCCCCCGCCGAGGGACGACCTGTTCGCCGAGGGGAGCGGAGACAAGCGCCCCCACCTCACGCTGGACATGCTGTAGCGGGGTGCGACCCAGCGCGGCGTCGCCCCCTCCCCCTGTCTGAGCCGTTAATAAAAACACGCCTCGGCGGTAACACATTCCGGCGTCTGCGTGATGCGTGCGGGCGGGGGCGGTTACGCGCGGCGGCGTAGGGGGGGGGTCCGTCTGGGTAAAAGGGGCCGCCACGGGCCCCGGTCCGGCGCCCTTTACCGCGCGGGTGTCGCACTCGGGGGTGGGTTTGCGGCGCCATGGCATCGGGAGGCGGCCGCGGCGAGACCCGACCCGGCCCCCCGCGGCCCGCCGCGTCGGCGGAGCCAGACGCCGCGGCGGCCCGGCAGAAGATGCTGGCGCTGCTGGGGCAGGTGCAGACGTACATCTTTCAGGTGGAGCTGCTGAAGCGCTGCGACCCGCGCGTCGGGGCCGCGAAGATCCCGCAGCTGAAGCTCAACGCGCTGCAGGTGCGCGTGCTGGAGCGGCGCCTGCGCCCGGGCCTGGCAGCGCAGGCGAGCGAGCTCGTGACGCCAGCGTCCCTGGCCCTGGACCTGGCGCTGACGTACGCGCGCCGCGAGGGCGAGAGGCTGCTGGGGGAGCTGGAGGCGGCCGCGGCGGGGCCCGCGGGCCCCGCGGGGGCGCGGCGCTTCTTCCGGCGGTCCATGGGCCTGGACCGCCCGTGCCCGCACCACAGGCGCGTGCACCTGGAGACGTACGGGGGCGCCGTGGACATGGAGCTGTGCTTCCTGCACGACGCCGAGAACTTCCTGAAACAGCTCAACTATTGCCACCTGGTGACGCCCGCGGCCGCTGCCGCCGCGGCCCTGGAGGGCGTCTGGGAGTTTCTGGCCGACACGGTGGGCGCGGGGCTGGTGGTCCCCCCCGAGATCAGCGACCCGGGCCACCCCTGCTCGGCGTGCTTCGAGGAGCTGTGCGTTACCGCCAACCAGGGCGCCTCCCTGGCGCACCGGCTGGCGGGCCGCATCTGCGACCACGCGACGCAGCAGGCGCGCGTGCGCCTGGACGACGGGGAGATCGCGCGCTACCTGCCGCACGCCGTGGGGGTGTCGGCGGCCGCGCGCCGCCGGGCCCTGCTAGTGCTGGAGCGCGCCGCCGAGGCGGCCCAGGAGGGCCCGGGGGCCGCCTCAGCGGCGGCCCCCGGGGACGACGCCGCCGCCCGCGGGGCCGCGCTCCTGGAGGAGCACCACGTGTTCAGGGCGGCCCCCCGCGGCCTGTACGCCGTCAGCGAGCTGCGCTTCTGGCTGGCGTCCGGCGACCGCGAGCGCGCGTCCACGGTGGACGCGTTCGTGGACAACCTGACCGCCCTGGCCGAGCGCGAGGCGCGCCGGGAGGTGGCGGTGGCGGCCGTGGAGCTGGCCCTGTTCGGGCGCGGCTGCGACCACTTCGACCGGGCCTTCGGGGCCGAGCTGGCTGCCCTGGACGTGGTGGACGCGCTAATGGTGGGGGGGCAGGCGAGCTCCCCCGACGACCAGATCGAGGCGCTGATACGCGCGTGCTACGACCGGCACATGTCGGCGCCGCTCATCCGCCGCCTGGTGGACCCCAGGCAGGAGGACGAGGAGGCGCTGCGGAGGGTCCTGGAGCGCATGGGGCGGCGGCGCAGGGGCGCCGGGGGGGGCGAGGGTGGGGGCGACTCCGGGGGGGAGGACGGGGACGACGACGGGGGCGGCGGCGACGTCGACGGCCGCAACGACGGCGGCGGGGGGCCAGAGGGGCGCCGGGGGGACGCGGACCCGGCGGACGCGTGGGCCGAGGTGGCCGCGAGGGCCGTCGCCGACGCGCGCGAGCGCCGGCGCCTGTACGCGGACCGCCTCACCAAGCGCTCCCTGGCCAGCCTGGGCCGCTGCGTCCGCGAGCAGCGCGGGGAGCTGGACAAGATGCTGCGCGTGAGCGTGTACGGGGAGCTGCTGCCGGCCGCGTATGCGGCCGTGCACAACGGCTTCGTGGCGCGCGCCCGCTTCCGCCGGGACGTCGCGCGGGCCGGGACGGTGATCGACAACCGGGGCGCGGCCGCGGTGTTCGACGCCCATCGGTTCATGCGCGCCTCCCTGCTGCGGCACCAGGTGGACCCCGCGGTGCTGCCCAGCCTCACCCACAGGTTCTTCGAGCTGGTGAACGGGCCCATGTTCGACCACCACTCCCACGGCTTCGCGCTGCCCCCCAACACCGCGCTGTACTACAGCGTCGAGAACGTGGGCCTGCTGCCCCACCTCAAGGAGGAGCTGGCGCGCTTCATGATGACGGGCGCGGCCCCGGCCGGCAGCGCTGACTGGGCGGTCAGCGAGTTCCAGAGGTTCTACAGTTTCGACGAAACTTCCGGGATAACGCCCACCCAGCGCGCGGCCTGGCGATATATACGGGAGCTCATCGTGGCCACGACGCTGTTCGCCTCCGTCTTTCGGTGCGGCCCGATTGAGCTGCGCCGCCCCGACCACGTCCGCCCGGCGCCCGAGGGGACGTGCCGCTACCCACCCGGCCTGTACATCACGTACGACTCGGACTGCCCGCTGGTGGCCATTGTCGAGGGCGACCCGGACCACCTCGTCGGCGAGCGCACGGTCGCCGTCTACGACCGCGACGTCTTCTCCATCCTGTACACGGTCCTGCAGCACCTCGCCCCCAAGCTCTTGCGGGAGGGCGAGGAGCGCGAGGGCGAGCTCGACTGACGGACAGGGGTCCGCGCGCCGCCGCGCCCCCGTCTCCGACGCCGGGAGCATGCCGCGCCCGCGCCCTCGCGCGCTCCGGGGCTCCTCGCCCGGCTGGGCGCTGGTCGCGGCCGTCGCGGTGGGCGCCGCGCTCCTGATGGCGACGCTGGCGGTGGCCGCCCCGCCCGGCCCCAGGGGCCCCGCAGCGCGGAGCCCGGGGCTGGAGGACGCGAGCGTGGAGCCGGTCGAGGACGGCGACTACGACGAGTACGACGACGAGGGCCACACGCCCACCGACGTCCCCGGGTCCGGCCCGGAGTCGCCGGGCCCGGACCGCCCGCCCAGGGGCCCCGGCGGCGGCAGCGGCCGCCGCCGCGGGTCCCCGGGCAACGGCACCCGGAGCGCCGCCCGCCGCCAGCTGCGCGAGAGCCTCCGGCGCATCCAGGCCGAGTACGCGGCCTCGGCCTTCTACGTCTGCCCGCCCCCCACGGGCGCCACGGTCGTCCAGTTTGAGGAGCCCCGGCCGTGCCCCGACGTCGCCGCCGGCAAGAACTTCACGGAAGGCATCGCCGTCGTCTTCAAGGAGAACATCGCGCCCTACAAGTTCACGGCCACCAAGTACTACAAGGAGATCACGGTGTCGCAGACGTGGCAGGGCAGCCGGTACCTGCAGCTGACCGGCCTGTACAACGACCGCGCCCCCGTCCCCTTCAGCGAGATCACGGACCTCATCAACGGCAAGGGGCGCTGCCGGTCCGACGTGACCTACACCCGCAGCCAGCGGCGGGTTACGGCCTACGACGGCGACGAGTGGGGCCGCGAGGTCGCCCTGGTGCCGGCCAAGAGCAGCACGCCCAACAGCCGCGGCTGGTACACGACCGACCGCGTGTACGCGCCCAACGCGCACGCGGGCTTCTACAAGACAGGCACCACCGTGAACTGCATCGTCGAGGAGATGGAGGCCCGCTCGGCGTTCCCCTACGACAGCTTCGTGCTCGCCACCGGGGAGTTCGTGTACGCGTCGCCGTTCTTCGGGTTCTCGGAGGACGCGCGCCGCGAGCGCAACGCCTACGCGCCGGACCGCTTTCGCCAGGTGGACGGCTTCTACCCGCGGGACCTGGACTCCGGCCAGCGGGCGGCGACGCCCGTCGTCCGCAACCTGCTCACGACCCCCACCTTCACGGTCGGCTGGGACTGGAAGCCCAAGCGCCCCAACGTCTGCTCGGTGACCAAGTGGCAGGTGGTGGAGGAGATGGTGCGCGCCGAGTACGGCAGCGCCTTCCGCTTCACCTCGGCCGCCCTCTCGGCCACCTTCACCAGCAACCTCACGCAGTACCCCCCTGAGCTCATCGAGCACAGCGACTGCGTGGCCAGGGAGGCCGCGGAGTCCATCGACGCCATCTACGCCCGGCGCTACAACGCCTCCCACGTGCGGGTCGGCGGCGTGCAGTACTACCTGGCGGCCGGCGGCTTCCTGCTGGCCTTCCAGCCCCTCCTCAGCAACTCGCTGGCCGAGATGTACCGCCGCGAGGCCCTGCTGGGCGGGAGCGGCGACCTCGCCGCGGCGCTGGCGCCGCCGCCGGTCGCCGCCCCCGCCAGCGGCGCGGGCCCCCGCGGGACCATCTCAACCACGCAGACCGTCGAGTTCGCCCGCCTGCAGTTCACCTACGACCACATCCAGAAGCATGTCAACGAGATGCTGGGGCGCATCGCGGCCGCCTGGTGCCAGCTGCAGAACCAGGAGCTGGTGCTCTGGAACGAGGCCCGCAAGCTGAACCCCGGTGCCATCGCCTCGGCCACCGTGGGCACCCGCGTGGGGGCGCGCATGCTAGGGGACGTCATGGCCGTGTCCACCTGCATCCCCGTCTCCCCGGACAACGTGATCATGCAGAACTCCATGCGCATCCCCGGCCACCCCAAGACGTGCTACGCGCGCCCCCTGGTGAGCTTCCGCTACACGGACGAGGGCGAGCTCGTCGAGGGCCAGCTCGGCGAGGACAACGAGATCCGCCTCGAGCAGAACAACGTGGAGCCGTGCACCGTGGGCCACAAGCGGTACTTCGTGTTCGGGGGCGGGTACGTCTACTTCGAGGAGTACGCCTACTCGCACCAGGTGTCGCGCGCCGACGTGCCCGTCGTGAGCACCTTCGTGGACCTGAACCTCACCATGCTCGAGGACCACGAGTTCCTACCGCTCGAGGTGTACACGCGGCGGGAGATCAAGGACAGCGGGCTGCTGGACTACGCCGAGGTGCAGCGCCGCAACCAGCTGCACGCCCTGCGCTTCAGCGACATCGACCGCATCATGAACGACAGCGCCAACGCCGCCCTCATGGCCGGGCTCGCGCGCTTCTTCGACGGCATGGGCGACGCCGGCAAGGCGATCGGCCGGGCGGTGCTGGGCGTGACCGAGGGCCTCATCTCGGTCGTGTCGGGCGTCTCCTCGTTCCTGTCGAACCCCTTCGGCGCCCTGGCCGTCGGCCTGCTAGTGCTGGCCGGGCTGGTGGCCGCCTTCTTCGCCATGCGGTACATCATGCGGCTGCGCGCCAACCCCATGCGGGCGCTGTACCCCCTCACCACCAGCGGGATCAAGGCCGAGGCCCGGGCCGCACTGGGCTCGGGCGGCGACAAGGGCGGGGCGGGCGACGGCGCGGCCGGCGTCGAGGACTTTGACGAGGCCAAGCTCGAGGCGGCCCGCGACATGATCAGGTACATGACGCTCGTCTCCGCCATGGAGCGGACGGCCCACAAGGCCAAGAAGCGCGGTACTAGCGCGCGCATCAGCGCCCACCTCACCGACATGGTCCTGCGCCGGCGCAGGGGCGCCGAGTACCAGCCCCTCTCCAAGGACGACGAGGACGGGGCCGACCCGTGACCCCTTCCGCCGATTTCCCCCCACCCCCCGGTCTCTTCCCCTCCTCAATAAAGCCTTTCGCAGACTAACGGCGTTGCGTGCGTGTCGTCAGTGGGGGCGACGAGGGCCTTCCCCGCGGCCCTCCTTCCCCCGGGGACACGCGCTCGCGGACCGAACGGCGGGGTGGGCGTCTTGTTAACCAACCACGACACGGCCCTACACCGCTTCCTACTCCCCCCTCCGTCGCGCGGATAGTCGCCCGCCCCCACCGTGAAGAGCCACCGGCGATACACACGCAGAGGCGCTCGTGGTGTCTGTTTTGTTTATTGTATATGGGGAGAGGAGAGCCCGTTGGGGTGGGGCGGTGGGGGGAGGGCTAGCAGACGCCGCCGCCCATCATCTGGTCCACGAACAGGTCCGCCGCCCGGTACGCGTCCGCGACGTTAACGCGGGCCACGCTGCTGGCGTTCAGGAGACTCGGCTGCGCTTCCATGTCGGAGGCGGCGTCGGCGGCGGCTTCCGCGGGCCGGGCCCCCTGGGGCGACGGGACGGCCTGGGTCTGGGGCTGCGGAACGAGGCCGGGCGCCTGCTGCGGGGCGGGAGCGGGTGGCGCGCCGAGGGCGAGCTGGGGCGCGGCGCAGGCGGAGACCGGCGGCCGCGCGGCGTACTGAGGGGCCGGGGGCCCTGGGGAGAAGTACGCGCGCGGGGTGACGGCGGCGGCCGCCGGCGCGAGGCCGAACGGGCCCGAGTGCTGGGCGCGCAGGTGCGCCAGCTCCTGCTGAAGCGAGGCGACGGTCCCCACGAGCGCCGCGATGGTCTCGTTCGAGTGGGGCCCCGGCCCAGCGGGCCAGCGCCCAGCAGGCCGGCGGTACTGGTGGGCGTGCCGCCCGGCGTCCGCGGCCACCGCGCCGGGGTGCTCCCCGGGGTAGTACGGCGGGGCGGACGGCGAGGGGCAGCGGCGGTCGTCGTCTCCGTCCCAGCAGTCGAGGTCGTCGCGCTCGTACTCGTGGCGGCGGCGCTTGTTGCGGCCGCGGGGGCCGCTGCCGAACTCTCCCGCCCCGGAGGCCGCGCTAGTGGCCGCCTGCCGCTCTGCGGCCATGGCGCCGACGAGCGCGGCGATCTGCGTCTCCAGCGCGCTCGGCCCGGCCGGCGCGGGCACGGGATAGGCGGCCGCGGGCGGGGCTCCCCAGGGGCCGTAGGCGGCCCCCGCAGCCGCGAGGTACGCGGGGGGCGGCGGCAGGGGCGAGGGCGCCGGGGCGGGGGCCGCGGGCCGGGCCGCCGACAGCAGATGGTTGTAGTGGGACGCGGGGATCCACAGGTATCCGCCGTCAGGGGCGGGGGGCTTCGCGGGGGGGGAGGACATGGTCTCCCGCGCGTCGTCTGCGGTCGGCGGGGCGGCAGGTGCCGACGTCGATTCCGGAGGGGCCTCGCGGGAGGCGCGAGGCGGGGCGCTCGGGGGCGAGGGGGAGCGCGGAGACGAGCGGCGGGGGAGCGCGTCCTCCGGGCGTTCGCGGGCCGCTAGGCCCGCCGACTCCGGTGCGTCCTTTATATGGGCCCACGGGGGCCCCCGGGGGCCGCGGGGTGGGGCCGCCGGGTCGCTCTCGATGATGCCGAACTTGGCGCTGGCCTGGAGGTAGGTGTGTCCGCTGATGCCGGCCTGGCGGCGCCGCTCCGCCACGAGGCTCCAGCGGTCGCGGAGCATCATGCTGTTGACGGCGGTGGCGAGCAGCGTCTGCGTCAGCGCCCGCGTCCCGGGGGCCCAGACGCGGTCCGCCGCCAGCAAGTCGGCGGCGGCCGCCTCGCGCAGCGCCTGCCCGCGCGAGGCGGGCCCTAGGCGGCGGAAGGGAGCCACGGCCCCCTCCAGGCGCGCGTCGTACGTCACGATGGTGCCGAGGCGGCGGCCCACGGCGCACAGGGCGACGTGGGCCAGGAGGTCGGGCCCGGCAACGGGCGCCCCGTCGGCGTCGCGCCGCGTCGCCAGCGAGACCGAGGGCAGGTAGTTGGTGATGAGGTACAGCAGGCGCTCCTCGCGCGTGAGCGGGGGGCCGCTGCGGTCGAAGAGGGCGGCGCTGGCCGCGCGCTCCAGCACCCGCTCCAGCTGCGCGCACGCCACCACGCCCACGAAGAAGGGCCCGCGGGCGTCGTTCACCACGGCCAGCACCTCCCCCACGGTGCAGCCGCGGCGGTGGTCGATGTTGATGGGGAGGGGCCCGGAGGGGGGGAGCGCGGCCGCGACCGCGCTCGGCACGAGGGCCAGCCCCGCCTCGTCCCCGCTGTCGTACAGGGCCAGGAAGCCCGCCACGTAGATGCGGATCGGGTCCGAGGCGTCCGCGGCGTCGTCGTCCGCCGCCTCCGAGGCCGAGGCCGCCGGGGGGTCGCCCGCGTCCGGCATGTTTTCTCCCGGCTCCACCTCCTCGCCCCCGCCCCGACGCCGGCGACCGGGGGGCGTCGCGCGCCGCGCCTACGCCACGGACAGGAACTGCGGGATGAATCCCAGACACAGGAAGTACAGGAGGTCGTAGTCGCTGTCGACGTTGAAGGCGCCGAGGCGCTTCGGGTCGCCCGAGGACAGGCCGATCCGCGGCTGCTGGGCGAGTATCCCCAGGCCCTGCTCGAACTGCAGCGCTAGGGCGTCGTGGGCGCTTATAACCTCCCCGATCCGGGCGGCCTCGGGCCGCTGGCGGTTGCCCAGCTCGAGCGCCGTCAGGCGGACGAGCGCCACCTGGCGGCCGCCGGAGGACACGTCCACCACGCGGCGGCTCTGGTGCGCGGGCCTGCCGGTCTGCGCGTCGAGGCACAGCGCCGCCAGGCCCGGGAACAGCTGCGTGAGCTCGACCGCGCGGTCAGCCGCGTACAGCGGGAGCACGTACCCGCGGACGAGCGCCTCGAAGTTGTTGTCGCCGCTGCGGACGGCGGCGGCGTCGGGGCCGCCGGCGGCCCCGCGGGCGATTGCCCCGGACGGCACGGCCCCGGGGATCAGCATGCCCATCTGGAAGCGGTTGGCCAGGCGGTCCGCGTACACGTTGCCGTTGTGCAGCAGGCGCTGCAGCACCAGCAGGCCGGTGATCGTGTTGACCGTGGCGCGCAGGAGCGTCTGGTCCTCCCAGAGGAAGAGGTTGTGTCCGCGGCCGAGAAACGCGGCCGCGGCGCGGTTAACGTCGTCCTGGTGGGCCAGGGCCCCCGGGTCGACGGTCGCCCCCCCGGGGACGTCCCCGGGTGGCGCGGCCAGCACCCCGTGCGCGAGCAGCGCGGCTACGACCGCGTGCTTGGTCAGGGCGCCGCGCTCGTACCGCCCGCCACCGGGGGCGGGGAACTGGGCCTTGGGGAGCTTGTCCTCGCGGAAGCGGTAGGCGGCCCGCCCGCCGCCGTCGGCAATGGCCGCGGCCATAACCGCCGCGTAGGCGGGCACCCCGGCCAGCGCCCCCTCGAACGTGTCCGGGCGCGCCCCGTCCTTGGGCCCCGCGGCGCGGTACAGCAGGTGGAGGCACAGGACCGCACACTCGAGGGCGGAGTAGTGGCGCTGGCCCACGTACAGGCGCCCGCAGGACTGCAGCGAGACCACGGCCGCGGCCATGAACGTCTTGGACATGCGCCCGTCGCGGAGGTCGGCGGTCCGGCCCGCGGCCGGGTAGTCCGAGGCGGCGCGGTCCTGCAGCGTGCGGTACCACGAGCCGAAGCCGACGCCGCCGGCGGCCCCGGCGTTCCGGCTCGAGTACACCATGAACAGCATGTCCACTGGCAGGTTGGCGTCGTAGCGCAGCGGGGGGTCGTTGCGCGCGATCTGCACCTCCCGGGGGGCGCCGCCTTCCGTCTCCATGGCGGCGGCGTCCTCGTCCGCGCGCCTCTCGGCCGCGGCGGCGGCGTCTGTCTCCTCCGCCGCGGCCGCGGCCGTCTCCAGCGCCTCGAGGGCCTCGGCCATGCCCCCGACCTGCCGCTCCAGCGGTCGTATGCGGCGGTCGATGTCCTCGGTGAGGGCGCGGGCCTGCGTCGCCGCGTTCTCCAGGGCGGCCGCGGCCGCCGCGCGCCGGGCGCGCTCCACCGCCAGGCGCTGCGCCGCTGTGTCGCCGGGGCCGCCGCTGAAGACGGGGGCCTCCCACAGGCGCGCGGGTATGGACGGCGTGATGAAGTTGCGCACGTCCGCCGGGAGGATGCGCTTGCGGTCCCACACCCCGATGGACTCGAAGGGAAAGTGCGGGTCCATGGGGGGCGCCCCCGCCTCGGCGGCCGTCGCTGCGCGAGCCGCGGGTCGTCGACGCTCGCGGGCGGCGGGGAGAGTGAAACGCGCTTCCCCGCGGGGGTGGGTCTTATGAACGGGCCAGTGGGCGCGCCCCCTCCGTCTTGCGTCGTCGTCGTTATCCGCCCGCAACCCGACGCGTGGCTTCGCGCGGTTCCCCCGCGGGGTCCGCTGGCCCCGCGGCGTCCCGTCCCCCGGCGGGCGGCGGGATGCAGAAGAGGGCGGCGATCCTCTGGAGCACGCCAGGGGCGGACCCGGCCCGGCGCGGGGCGGCCACCAGCTCGTGTGGGAACGGCGGCGGGCGGAGGCGGGGGGCGGGGTCGGGCTTCGCCGCGGCGGGGGCCGGAGCGGGGGCCGCGGTGCCGCGCCCCCGGGCCCCCACCGCGGTCTTGCGGGCGCCCTTCCGCGGGCCCGGCTTCTGGGGCGGGGGGGTGTAGGCGGCCACCGCCCGGAGGGCCCGCACCAGGTTGGTCGCGTTGCCGCTCGCCCGGCGCGGCGCCAGGCGGGTCACGCGCGTCGCGCGCAGGGTCCGCTGCGACACGAACAGGAGCACGGGGCACACGAGGATGGTGTCCGACCCCGGGGGCATCGCGGCCAGGAGGAGGCGCAGCGAGTCGCGCAGCTGGGCCAGGCCGGTGGCGCGCTGCTCGCGCTTGCTGGCGCTGTCGGGCGCGAAGGTGAACTTGCACGTCTTCAGCTCCAGGATGACGCAGACGGCCTCGGCCGCCGCGCCGTCGCCGTCGCCGCGCGCAAACTCGAACACGCAGACGCAGTCCGGGCGCCGCGCCCCCAGGTTCACCTCAAATACCGGGGTGACCCTGGCCACGTCGCGCAGAGTTTTCTCCCCCAGGGAGCGCTGTAGCAGAGCCAGCACGGCCCCGGTCGCCCGCGCGGCGTTGAAGGCGCGCGCCTCTTCGGCGAGCGCCCGGTAGAACCGGTTGTGGCTGCGGACCCCCGCCCGGAGGATCTTCCTGCGCTCGGCGCCAGCCCCGCGTGTGCCCATCGCGCGCCCCGGCCGTCGTCTGCGAGCGCGAGCCTGAAGATGGCCGACGCACCGCCCGCCCCCCGGATACTCCGCGTGTACCTCGACGGGCCGCACGGGGCGGGCAAGAGCACGACCGCCCGCGCCCTGGTGGCCCTGGCCGAGGCGGCGAGTCGCCGCGTGGCGTTCGTGGAGGAGCCAATGGGCTACTGGCGGTCCGCGTTCTCCTCGGACGCGATCTTCGAAATCTACGACACCCAGCACCGCCTCGACCGAAAGGAGATATCCCCGGCCGAGGCGGGGGCTTTTATGACCAGCCTCCAGATGCACATGGCGACCCCCTACGCGCTCGCGGAGGAGGCGTTCCGGCCCCACGTGGGGCGCGAGGCTGCGGACGGCGCGGGCCCGCAGCGGCGGGATCCGGACGCGACCCTGGTGGTCGATCGGCACGCGGTGGCCTCGCTGGTGTGCTACCCCATGGCCCGGTTCCTGCTGGGCTGCCTGTCCCTGCGGTCCGTGGCGTCCCTCGTTTCCCTCCTCCCCCCGCCGCTCCCCGGCACCAACCTCGTCCTGGCCACCCTCGACCGCGGGGCGCACGCGGCGCGCCTCGCCGCGCGCGCGCGCCCCGGCGAGCGCCCGGACGTGGCGATGCTGATGGCCATCCGCGACGTGTACGCCATGCTGGCCAACACGGCGCGCTACCTGCGCCGGGGCGGCGACTGGCGCCGCGACTGGCCCGCCCTGCCGGTCTTTGGGCGCGATGAGTTCGCGGCGCGGGCCGCGGGCGAGGGGCGCGCGATCCCGGTGCGAGAGGACCCGGGGCTGGGCGACACACTGTTCGCCGCGCTGAAGGTCGCGGAGCTCCTGGACCCGCGCGGACGTCCGCGCGGGCCGCACGCGCGGACGCTGGACGTGCTGGCGGAGCGGATCGGGGCCATGCACGTCTCGGTCCTCGACCTCGGGGGCACACCCGAGGAGTGCGTCGCCGCCCTCCGGGACGCGCTGCGGACCCTGGTGTGCACCGAGGGGGCGTCCCCGGACTCCGCCGCGGAGCTGCTGCGCGCGGCGGCGGCGTATCGGGCGGAGGTGGCCCTGGGGCCCGACGCGGGGGGCGACGACGGGGGGGCGGGGGCCGGGAGCGTTCCCGAATAAACACATTCGCGAGCCGACGACCACAGTGACGCGTCCGTGTCTCTCTCGTGTGCGCCTCGCCCGCCCCCAGAGCCATAAAAGAGGGACCCGACCCCCGTGGCGCTCATACCGCCGGCCGGCCCAGCGCTCGACCGCGGCGGTTTCGCCCGGTCGCCGTCCGCGTCCCTCCCCTCGGCTCACCCTCCGGGCGCGCGCCACGGTCATGCGTCGGGCGGCGCGCGCGCTGCCGTGGCTAGGGCTGCTGTGGTGGCTGGCGGCCGCGTGGCCTCCGGGGCCCCGGCACGCGGCCCACCGCGGCTTCTGGCCGGACCTGTGGACCCCCGACCTGGCAGCGCCAGGCAGCGGCCTGGAGCCCCCGAGCTCCCTCAACCTCACGGTCGAGACCGTGGCGCTGGGCCTCTGGTACTCGCGGGAGCACATCTTCTTCGTGCTCTCGGGGCCCGACTTTCCCTACGACGCGGGCCGGCTGCTGTACGTCCCCAAGAGCACCCTCGTCGGCAAGCCGCCCCCGGTGGCCTTGGGCGGGCGCCTGGCCAGCTTCGGGAGGCGCGACAAGCGGCGCGACGTGACCTACGCCCCGGGCCTGCAGTACAACCCGGCCGCCGCGTCGCTGCTGCGGTCCAGGTATCTGGTGGAGTACGCCGCGGTCGTGGACCACGCGGGCCTCTGCGTCTCGCGGGGCCCGGACGCGGCGACCGAGCGGCGGCCCAGCGGGCAGCACCACGTGCCGCCGTGGGCCGACCGCGGCGCGCCCCCGACCGCGCCGCGGGGCCTGGAGGCCGTCGCCGCCTCGGACGTGCTGAACGCCTCGGCCGTGTGGCTGGACGCGCGGCGCGTCACCCGGCACCCCACCGGCTACGTGTACCGCTCCCCGTCGGTGGCCGTGTGGCCCGCGTACGTGTGGGCGATGGGCGAGCTCTCGGCGGGCAGCTCGGACGCGCTCGTGCGGGCGCGGTACGGCGTGGAGTTCATGAGCCTGACGCTCTCGACGCGCGCGGGCCCGCCGGCCGAGATCGTCGTCGTCCCGCGGGCGGACCCCCTGTACATGGTCAGCGAGACGCGCGAGACCTTCTCCGTGCCGGCCCCGGGGCCGCCCCCGGGGCCGCGGTTCCGCGTGCACCTGCTCAGCGGGGTGCGCCCCGGCGACGACGCGGCCGCGGCGGGGGCCCTGGCGGCCGCGGCCGCGTTCCCCGAGGAGAGCCTCAACTACGCGTACCACCTGTCGCGGGGGTACGCGCTGGTGCTGGAGAACGCCGCGGCGCCCGCAGGCGCGCGGGTGCCCCCCGGGCCCGCGTTCTGGGGCACGGCGAGCCGCCTGGCCACGGCCGGGTTCGCCTTCGTGACCTCGGCGCTTGAGTCCCGGCACGTGCCGCTGGAGGACGTGCTGGAGTTCCTCTTCCACACGCGCGTCCTCGGCCGCCTGGCGCTGGCCGCGGCCGCTGGCGGCAACGGCGACCGAGGCGACGACGCCGGCGGGCTGGGGGGGGAGGTGCACCCCCCCGGCGGGGCCGACGGCGGGGACCTCCCGTTCGTGCGCGCCGACGTCTGGAGCGGCGCGACGCTGCAGCACCTGCTCGGGCGCCTGGTGGCGCTGGCGAAGGAGATCGCCGCCGCCGAGGGCGCCTCCCTGGAGGAGCTCGGCGGCGCCCTGCGGCTGTTCTTTCTGGCGGAAGAGCCCTCGGCCGAGGCCGTTCCGGTCGCCGCGCTGGTGCTGGACTCCCTGTACCGCCGGTTCCTGGCCGGCGACCTGGCCTGGACCGGGGCCACCGCCCGGGCGCTGTTCCTCTCCGCCTCGGCCCTCCTCTCGGCCCCGGCCGGCGGGGCTCCCGCCGGCTACGACGGGAGGGCCGCGGCGGAGGAGTGGCGCCTTCGCGTCCGCCACACGCTGCTGCTCAACACGGCCCTGTGCACGTCTGACGTGGCGGCCGCGGCGAACCGCCGCCTCCGCCGCGCCATGGAGAACGCCGACCACCGCCGGAGCCTGCTCCTCCTCCCGGACCTCTTCTCGCCGTGCGGCTACTCCCTCCGCTTCGACCTCGAGACGGACTCCGCCGTCCTGGAGGCGCTGGCCCTGGCCCGCGACGGCGCGGATGCGCCGTTCCCGGAGGTCATGGGGGACACGCGCAGGGCGGCGCGGGTGCTCGCCCACTGGGCGAGCCGCGGGCGGTTCGTCGGGGCCTGCGTGCCCGAGGTCACGCACCGCTGCGGGGACGGGGCAGCGCCCCTCGACCCGCTCGTCGTCCTCCCCGTCGCCCACAACGCCAGCTTCGTCGTGACCCGCTCGCTCCCCCCCCGCGGCCGCAGCTACGAGCTGGCGGGCGTGAACGTCAAGCGGCCGCTGGTGGTGACGTACCTCACGGCTGCGTGCGACCACGCGCGCGCCGAGGTCGAGCCCAAACGGCTGCTCCGGCCCGAGTCCGTGCGTGACTCGGAGCTGCTGGGGGCCGTGTTCCTGCGCTACACCTCCGCCGGCGAGGTCATAGCCACCCTGGCCATCGACACCTTCGAGGCCCAGCAGCGGCTCTCCCGGGATGCCGCCAACGAGACGGACGACGTGTTTTCCTCGCAGACCCCCTCGACGGCCCTGCTCCTCTTCCCCAACGGCACCGTGATCCACCTGCTGGCCTTCGACCAGCAGCCCCCGCTGGCCGTCTCCGGCACCGTCGTCGCGGCCACGGTCCTGGGGGTCTTCCTCGTCGCCGGCTCGCTCGCCGGGCTCGTTCGCATGCTCTGGAGCCTGGCCCCCTCCCTGTGCTGGAGCAGGCAGTAATAAAAAACTCGGGGAGACCCGGTCCCTGCAGCCGCGATGATGTCTTGGTCCGCTCCTTTCCCCCTCCTCCCTCCCCCCTCCTCCCTCCGGGGGGGGGCCCGTTCGGCGCGGCCGACGCTGAAGTACGACAGCGCTCCGGGTGGGCGGGGGAGAAGCCCCCGATATCGGGAGGCGCGTTTATTTGATCGAGGGGCCGGGAACACGGGGGGGGGGGGTCGGCGTCACACGTCCTGGGCCTTCTGGCCGTACTCCAGGTGCCTGGCCATCAGGGCCGTCAGGCAGGCGGCCGCGCGCGCGCGCGCGGCAGCGCCCCCCGGCCCGCGGCCAAAGGCGCAGGCCCGGTTCACGTCCCCGGCCGTCAGGACGAGGGAGGAGAGGCCGGTGGCGCGCGCCACCGCCACGGAGGCGGCCAGGCGGTCGCGGCCCGCGTACAGGAGGCTGGCGAGCATCCCCAGGAACCGCACGTGCTCCGCGGATGCGCGCGGGGCCTCGGGCCCGCGCGCGGCCGAGGCTATGCGCAGCAGCGCCTCGGCGTCGGCTTCCCCGACGGCGCTGCCGCGCGCCTCCCGGGGCGGCAGGGCGTCGAACATGAGCAGCAGCTCGGCCGCGCCGCCCAGCAGCAGGAGGTCGCGAAAGACGCCGTTGACGGCCTCGGCCAGGGCCGGCTCGTCGGGCGGCGTCTCGGCGGCCCCGCGCTCCGCCGCGAACAGCCTGGCCGCGCGGACCATGGCGGCGAGCGGCGTCGGGCGGCGCTCCCGCTGGAGCAGGTAGTACGCGACCGCCAGCTTCTGCGCGGGGCTCAGGCCCGACGCCGCCCCGAGGAAGGCGCGCGGGGCCTCGGCCGACCCGAACAGCGCCCAGGCCCGGCGCCGCAGCAGGTCGCGCGTCGCCTCCTCCTCGGGGCCGAGGCCCGGCACGCCCCCGGGGGCGCCCAGGGCCGCGTCCCCGTGGCGGAAGACGGCCCACAGGTCGGCCAGCGTCGGCGCGGGGGCCGGCGGCTTGCGGCGCCCGGGGGCCGCGGCGGCTCCGCCCCCGCTGGCGCCCGCGTCGGCGGCCCCGATGAGCTTCACCTGCACGAACTCGCTCACCGCCGCCCGCCGCCGCCCCCCGGGCTCCCGCGGCGGGGCCACGGCCAGGGGCCGCGCCGCGCGGCTGCCCGTGACGAGGACGTCGGTGCGCGGGGGGGCGGCGCCGGCCAGGGGCCGGCGCGGGGCGGGGATCCCATCAAAGGCGCCGGCGGCGAGCGGGGCCAGGGAGTCCGGGAGGCGCGACAGGTGCGCCTGGACCAGCACGAAGGCGTGCGGCGCCGGCGTGTAGGCGAAGCCCGACGCCGAGTTCACGATGTCGGGGGTCTCCAGCACCTGAATGGTCTTTGTCGAGGGCGAAACGCGCACGCCCGTCACGGTCACCCCCGGGCTGGTGCGCAGCGACGTGAGGTACTCGGCCAGGCACTCGTCCTCCACCTCGACGCTCGGGGAGTTGCGCAGGTCCGCCTCCGCTGCGACGCGCGGGCCGAGGAGGCCGACGCAGTCCAGGAACACCTCGTCCTCCCCGGGCGGGGGCGGGGCCGCCTCGGCGTCCGCCCGGCGCCGCAGCTCGCTCCGCACGTAGTTGGCGACGACCCGGTCGTTCGGGCCGGCGCCGCGGAGCGCCAGGCCGAATTTGGCGATCTCGCCCGGGGGGTGGTCGCCGGCCGCCCGGCCGACGGAGTACACGACCCCCCCGCAGACGAAGTACGCCCGGTTGGCGTCCCGGGTGAGGTAGAACACCACCTCGCGGTGGTGGAGGGTGGTGTGGTAACTGAGCTCCATGGCGGGCGGTGGCGGGGTGCCCGCGGTGGGGGCGGGCGGGCGGGGGTGGCGAGGAGAGACCCGGGCGCGGCGCGTGGGCGGTGCGAGCGCGCGCGGGACGGCGGACTGAGGCGCCGCCGCGGGCGGCGCGGGAAGTTATCCGCGGGCGGCGGCCCGCGGCGCCCACCCTACACTGGGCCACGTGGGACGGGGGCCCCGGAACGCGGGCACGCCGGGGCGCCCCCTCCCCCCGCGAGGCGCGCGAGCAGAAAATCGCAGGCACGCCGGCATAAGACGGGAGGTAACCCCCGCGGGCGGGATTGTTCCCGACGGGCCGCAGGAGCGGCCGCGCTCCCGGGCCCCCCTCGCCGCCTCCCTCGACCGCAGCCCCGTCGTCGCTCGCCGCATCTCTCCGCGGGCCCTACCCACCCCACCCCGGGGGTCCCCGTCCAGTCATCGCCGCGGGATGTCGCCCCCGGGCACGAAAGCGCCCCCGCCGGCCGCCGCGCCCGCGGGGGGCGACGACCGGGATCCGCTCGTGCCTCGGGCCCTCATCGACGAGGACCTGTCGGACGCCGACTTCGCGGACCAGATCGCCCTGTCGTCATACGGCCTGGGGGCGTCCGACTTCTTCGTCTGCTCGGCCTACTCGCGCATTCCGTCCCACGCGCGACCCGTCTTCTCTGGTCGCGTCTTCCTGTTCCTCTGGTCCGCCCTGGTGCTGAAGCCCCTGTGCTGCGTCGCCCTCTACCTGTACTACCGCGCGACCGGGCGCGCGGCCCCGGTCGCCACGGCGGCCTGCGCAGCGGGCGCCTGCTACCTGGTGCTGGCGGCGCGCGGGCTGATGCTGTACGCCAACATCAAGCGCGACCGCCTGCCGCTCTCGCCGCTGGCGTACTGGCTGTTCGCGCTGGTCCTGGGGGCGGCCGCTGTCGCCGCCACCGCCGTCGCCGCGACGGAGACCTTCGGGGGCGAGGGGCTGTTCGCGTACGTGCGGGCCGCGCGAGCCGCGCCCCGCGCCGACCCCGCCCGCAGTCACGCCGTCCGCCTCGCGCTGGGCGCCCTGGCGGCCGCGTGGGTGGCGGCCGCCGACAGCGCCGCCGCCGCCGCCAACTTCTTCCTGGCGCGGTTCTGGGTGCGCGCCATCCTGAACGCGCGCGTGGTCTTCTAGGCCGGGGGTGGGGCGCGGTGCGCGGCGTATAAAAACGACCCACCCTCCCGCGGCGACCGCAGTCGCCCCAGACTTCCCCCCGGGCGCGCGGACCTCCTCTCCCGCGGCGCCGGCCCCTCCCCGTGCGCCCTCCTCGCCCGCGCTTCCGCCCCGCCGCCGCTCGGACGACCGTCGACCCGCGCCCGCGCCTCCGCCCCCCTCCGGACGGTTGAGATCCGCGCCCCGCCCCGATCCCCCGCGGGAAAGGAGAGATGGACCGCACCGCCGACGCCCGCGGCGTCGGGGCCCCCGCCGGCTTCAACCGCGGGGCCTCTGCGCCGCCTACGGGCACCATCCTCGGCGCCATCGAGGTGGCCTCGCACCGGCGCCTGTTCGACTTTCTCTCGACCGTGCGCAGCGACGCCAACGAGCTGTACGACGTACAGTTCGACGCGCTGCTGGGCTCGTACTGCAACACGCTCTCGTTCGTCCGCTTCCTGGACCTGGGGCTCTCGGTGGCGTGCGTGTGCACCAAGTTCCCCGAGATCGCCTACATGAACGAGGGGCGCATCCAGTTCGAGGTGCACCAGCCCATGATGGCGCGCGACGGCCCGCACCCGGTGGACCGGCCGGTGCACCACTACATGACCAAGCTCATCGACCGGCGCGCGCTCAACGCCGCCTTCTCCATAGCCACCGAGGCCCTGGCCCTGCTCACCGGCGAGGCCCTCGACGGCACCGCCATCGCCGAGCACCGCCAGCGGCGCGCCATACAGCAGCTGGCGCGCAACGTCCAGGCGGTGCTGGGCGCCTTCGAGCGCGGCACGGCGGACCAGATGCTGCACGTGCTCCTGGAGAAGGCGCCGCCGCTGTCGCTGCTGCTGCCCGTGCAGCGGTACATGGCCGGGGGGCGCCTGGCCACCCGGGTCGCCCGCGCCGCCCTGGTGGCCGAGCTCAAGCGCAGCTTCTGCGAGCGCAGCTTCTTCCTGGCCAAGGCCGGGGACCGGCGCGAGGCAGTCGAGGGCTGGCTGGCCGAGCTCACAGGCGCCACGCAGCCGTCCGTCGCGGTGTCGCGCCTCACGCACACGGACACCGGGGGCCGGCCGGTCGAGGGGGTCCTGGTCACCACCGCGGCCATCAAGCAGCGGCTCCTCCAGTCCTTCGTACGCCGGGCCGACACAGAGGCGATCGTGCCCGTGACGTACGGCGAGATGATCGTCGGCGGGAGCAACCTCGTTACGGCCCTGGTCGCGGGCAAGGTGGTGCGTGGCATGGACGACATCGCGCACCACCTGCTGGACGCGCAGGAGGAGCAGCTGGAGGCCAACCGGCGGACGCTGGACGAGCAGGAGGACGCGCCGAAGACGGCGCGCGTGCGCGCCGACCTCATCGCCGTCGGCGAGCGGCTGGTGTTCCTGGAGGCCCTGGAGAAGCGCGTGTACGCGGCCACCAACGTGCCGTACCCGTTGGTGGGCAACACGGACCTGACGTTCGTCCTCCCCCTGGGGCTGTACAACCCGCCCCTGGAGCGCTTCGCGGCGCACGCCGGCGAGCTGGCGCCCGCGCCCGGCCAGACCGACCCGCGCACCTTCCCCCCGCGCCAACTCTTCTTCTTCGGGAAGGACGGGCAGCCGCTGCGCCTGTCGCTGGACGGCGCGGTCGGGACCGTGTGCCACCCGTCGCTGCTGAACATCGACGCGGCCCTGGTCGGCCTCAACCGCGAGCCGCCCGCCGGGCCCGTGAACCCGTACGGGGCGTACGTGGCCGCGCCCCCGGCCGCGGAGCCGGCCGACCAGATCATGAACCTGTTCTGGGCCGGGTGGCGGGCGCAGCTGGCGCGCGGCGCCCCGCGCTGGGCGGCGGAGGGCCGCCTGACCCCCGAGCAGTTCATGCAGCCCGACAACGCCAACCTGGGGCTGGAGCTGCACCCGGCCTTCGACTTCTTCGTCGGGCCGGCCGACGTGGACCTGCCGGGCCCGGCGGTGCCGCCGGCCAGCCCGGGCGCCGTGCGCGCCACGTGGCGCGTGGCCAACGGGAACATCCCGCTCCCCCTGTGCCCGGCCGCCTTCCGCGACGCCCGCGGCGCCGAGCTGGCCGCGGGCCGCCACGCCCTGGCGGACGCCACGGTCGCGGCCGCGCGGGGCGCCTTCGAGGACCGCGGCTACCCCACGGCGTTCTACCTCGTCCAGGCGGCCATCCACGGCAGCGAGGAGCTGTTCGGGGCCGTGGCGCGGCTGGTGGCGCAGTGCGTCCTGAGCTACTGGAACAACAGCCGCCACGCGGCCTTCGTGAACGACTACTCGCTGGTGTGCTTTATCGCCACCTACCTGGGCGGCGAGCTGCCCGAGGAGTGCATGGCGGTGTACCGCGACCTGGTGGACCACGTGGCGGCCCTGGCGCGGGTGGTGGACGACTTCACCCTCCCCGGGCCCCACGCTGGCCCCCAGGCGCCCCGGGAGCTCAACCACCTGATGTGCGACCCGGCCCTGCTGCCGCCCCTGATGTGGGACTGCGACGCGCTCGCGCGGCACCGGGACCTCCCCGCTGCGCGCAACCCCGTGCTGCGCGCGGGCGGCGGCGACCCGGTGTTCGTCGCGCGCCGCGACATCATGGCCGCCGACTTCGCCCGCCTCGGCGGGGAGATGATCCACGACACGGCTGCCCGGGCTCCGGGCCCCGGGGCCTTCGACGCGCGCCCCCTGCGCGACGCGGAGTGGACGACGCACCACAAGATCTACTACTACGCGGTGGTCCCGGCCCTCTCGCGGGGCCGCTGCTGCACGGCCGGGGTCCGCTTCGAGCGCGTCTACGCCACCGTGCAGAACGTGATCGTGCCCGAGGTGCCGGCCGGCGAGGAGGCGCCCGTGGACCCGGCCGACCCCCTGCACCCCCTGAACCCGCACCAGCTGGTGGCCAACACCCTGAACGCCATGCTCCACAACGGCCGCGTGGTGGTCGACGGCCCGGCGCTGCTGACGCTGCAGGCCCTGGCTCACCACGCGGCGGAGCGCACCACGCCCCTGCTGAGCGCCGCGGGCCCCGACGCCGGCGCGGCCGCGGCCTCCACGGCCAACATGGCGTTCTACGATGGGGCGCTGCACGCGGGGGTGCTGCTGATGGCCTCCCAGCACCGCGACCAGGCGGTGCGGCTCGACGAGTACTTCTACCCGCTGCCGGTCGGCGCGCTCTTCGCGGACCACGAGCACGTGGTCAACGCCCCCCAGTTCCCCGCGGAGCTGCGCGAGGCGGCGCGCGCGGCGCCCATGGTCCCCCCGGGCTTCGGCGCCAACTACTACGCCTCGGTCCGCCAGCCGGTGGCGCAGTACGTGCGGGAGAGCGCCGCCGGGGCGAACGCGCTCACCTACGCCCTCATGGCCGGCTACTTCAAGCTGAGCCCAGTGGCCCTGTACCACCAGCTGCGGGCGGGGCTGCACCCGGGGGTGGCGTTCGCGGTTCTGCGCCAGGACCGCTTCGTCACGGAGAACGTGCTCTTCGCCGAGCGCGCGTCGGAGGCGTACTTCCTGGGCCAGCTGCAGGTGGCCCGCCACGAGACGGGCGGGGGCCTCGGCTTCACCCTGACGCAGCCCCGCGGCAACGTCGACCTGGGCCTGGGCTACACGGCGACCGTGGCCTCGGCCGCGGTGCGGACGGCCGCGACGGACATGGGGAACCTGCCGCAGAACTTTTACCTGGGCCGCGGCGCGCCGCCGCTGCTGGACCACGAGGTGGGCGCCGCCCTGCGTAACGCCGTGGTGGCGGGCAGCCGCCTGGGTCCCGCCGAGCCCGTGCCGGTGTTCGGCTGCGCGCAGGTGCCGCGGCACGCCGGCGTGGACCACGGCCAGCAGGCGGTGTGTGAGTTCATTGCCACGCCCGTGTCCACGGACGTGAACTACTTTCGGCGCCCCTGCAACCCGCGCGGCCGCGCGGCCGGGAGCGCGTACGCCGGAGACGCCGAGGGCGACGGCGAGGCGCTCATGTACGACCACACGCAAGGCGACCCCGCGCGGCCGTTCGCGGCGACCGCGAACCCGTGGGCCTCGCAGCGCTTCTCCTACGGCGACCTGCTGTACAACGGCGCCTACCACCTGAACGGCGCGTCGCCCGCGCACAGCCCCTGCTTCAAGTTCTTCACCCCCGGGGAGATCACCGCGCGCCACCGGTGCCTGGAGCGCCTGATCACGGAGACGGGCGCGGCCGTCTCGACGGCCACGGCGGCCACGGACGTGCAGTTCAAGCGCCCGCCCGGCAGCCGGGAGCTGGTGGAGGACCCGTGCGCCCTCTTCCAGGAGGCCTACCCCACGACCTGCGCTAGCGACCCGGCGCTGCTGCGGTCGGCGGCGCGCGCCCACGACGGCGGCGCCCGCGAGACGCACCTGATGCAGTACCTGATCCTGGACGCGTCTCCGCTCAAGGGCGTGAGGCTGTGAGGCGGCGGTGCCGCGCGCGGGTGGGGGCTGGGGTTACCGGGGTGGGCCCCGCCCCGTCCCAATAAAACCGCCCGACCGCACCGAGCTTCGGAGTCTTCTTGCTCGCTCGCGCGCCGGGCGTCGTTTGTCGTCGGCGCCCTCCCCGTCCCTCGACGCTCTCCTCCCCCCGGTCGTCGCCGGTCCGCGGCCCCCGCTTGCCGTCAATCTTCCCCCCGCGCGTACCCCCTCCGCGTCGCGCGATGATCGGCGGCCTCGAGGCCGAACTGGCCATCCCCTCCTGCATCTCCCGCCAGGACGCGGCGGCCCTGGGGCGGTGCGAGGGCCGGGTGGTGTTCCTGCCAGCCATCCGCCGCCAGCTGGAGCTGGCCGACGTGGCCCACGAGTCCTTCGCCGTCGGCGGGGTCGAGCCGGACGCGCTCGGACTGCTCCTGGCGTACCGGCGGCGCTTCCCCGCCATCATCACCAGGGTGCTGCCCACGCGGCTGGTGGCGACCCCTGTCGACACCGGCCTGGCCCCCGGGGGGACCGCCGTCCTCCGGAACACCTCCCCGGTCGACCTGTGCAACGGGGACTCCGTCAGCCTCCTCCCGCCGGTGTTCGAGGGCCAGAACACCGGCGTGCGCCTGGAGTCCCTCGGGCTGACGCTGCGCTTCCCGCTGACCCTGCCCACCACCCTGGCCCGGGACGTCGTGGCGCGCCTGGTGGCCCGGGGCATCGAGCGCCTCAACCCCGACCCGCACGCCGGGCTCCCCGCCGCGCCGCGGCACGACGCGGTCCACTATAACGGGCAGAGCTTCGCCATCGCCGCCGACGGCCCGCAGCTGGCGTCCGTCGGCGCGGAGATACGCACCCTTGTGCTCAACATGGTGTACTCCATCACCGAGGGCACGGCCCTCGTGGCGCTGCTCATGCCCGGGCTGCTCGCCCTGAGCGCCAACGACGGCTACGTCAACAGCCTGCTGCAGATGCAGAGCGCCACGCGGGAGGCCGCCCAGCTGGTGCGGCCGGTAGCTCCGGCCGCGCCGCAGGACGGTGACCGGCGCTTCCCGCTGTACGAGGCCCTGGCGGCCTGGATGTCGCACGCCTCCCAGCTCGGCGACGCCCTGGCCCTGCCCCCCGTCGCCCGCGTTTGCGCCTTCGACGGCCCGGCGGTGGTCCCGCCGGGGGAGCTGGCGCCGGTGATCCGCCACCGGTGAGGGGCGGGCTCCCCCCGCCGGTGGAGAACCCCGGGTTGTCCCGGGGCCGCGCGGCCCCCTCCCCTTCCCCCAATAAACATGGAAACGTGACTCTGGCACCCCCGTCGCGTCTTTTTTAATAGTGGGGGGCGCTACGGCCCGGGGGAGGACGACAGGGGGGCAAAGGCGTGGGCCGCCGAGGGGGTGGCCGCGAGGTAGACCGCCATGATGACGGCCACCATGAGGTCGTCGGCCGCCCCGTTCCGCTTCCCGGAGTAGGTGCGCGTCTCGAGCTGGGGCGTGAGGGTCTCGGTGAGGTTGTTGAGCTGCCCGAGCAGGTACTCCACCGGGTCCGCCCGGAGGCGGACCGTGACCGAGACGAGCTCCTGGGAGGCGAGGACGCCGCCCGAGTTGAACTTCTTGATGAAGTACTCGAAGGCGGGCGTCTTCTGCTTGTTCAGCAAAAACAGCGGGTACAGGACGGAGCCCCCGGGGGGCTCGCAGTGGTAGAAGGTCAGCTCGGGGGCAGGGCCGGCGGCGGGGACGCGCGTGGCCAGCACGCGCCGCAGCTCCGCGTGCATGGCGGCCGCGATGGCCACGGCCGAGTCCTGGCTGCTGTTGCCCTCGACCGCCACGCGCACGGCGCGGAAGACGCCCGGGTGGAGCGCGAGCACCTGCAGCAGGCTATGGGCCGCGCAGCGGGCGATGTCGTCGGCGGCCGAGCCCGTGAGGGCGCGCAGGAAGAAGTGCTCCAGGGCGAAGATGACGAAGTCCCCGCGGTAGCGGCCGACGACGGCGACGCCGGTCCCCGAGGCGCGCGTGTTGGCCGTGAAGGCCGGGTCGACGTACGCGTAGAGCTCGGGGTTCATGAGGGCCCCGTTGGCGGCGGTGGAGGGGCGGTAGAGCAGGAAGCGCTCGCCGGCGGGGCGCGTGAACACCCCGCGGTCCTCGGCGCGCGCCTCGGGGCGGCCGCCGATGATCTCCTGCATGAAGGAGTCGGCCAGGAAGAGCTCGGCGGTGCGCCGGACCGCGCTGTCCATGGTGATGAAGACGGGCTTGTTGAGGATGTAGCAGGAGCACGCGGTGGCGTCCGTGTGCGCCGTCACGCGGGCCATGTGGTCGTCGCATATATAGGTGACGACGTTGAGCAGCCCGTCTGCGGCCCCGCGCAGGTTGTACAGGAAGCTGGTGCTGGCCTTCCCCGTGTTAGTGGAGGAGACGAAGATAATCTTGCAGTTGGTCTGGTTGAGGAACCCCATAATCGTCTGGACGGCGTCCGGGCGGATAAAGTTGGCCTCGTCCACAAAGAGGAGGTTAAAGTCCTGTCCGCGGATCGCCTGCGGGTCAGAGACAGAGAGGGGGCGGGGGCGTGAGGAGCGACACCGGAGGGCGTTCCGCGCCCGCAGAGAGGGGGCGGGTCGGCCATGTACGCGCACCTCGCCAACGAGGCGCGCCACGACATGCGGCGCGGCCGGGCCCCCCCGGCCGCGCTGCTGCACGTCATCGTCGACGACGCGTGCCTGCTCGGCTCGGGCGTCCGCCCGGCCCTACTCATGGGCGACCGGGGCTTCGGGGCCCTGGTCCAGACCCGGCGCCACGCCAGCGGCGCCTGCTCGCCGTGGGAGTCGGCGTTCGCCGCCTACGTCCCCGCGGGCGCCGCGGCCTCGGTGCTCGCCCCGGAGATCCCCGGGCACCCCGACCTCCTCCCCCGCGTCCCGGACGGCGGCGGCCTGTTCGTCTCCCTCCCGATAGAGCACGACGGGGACGGCCTCTACGACCCGTACGAGGCGGTGGCCCTGCGCCTGGCGTGGGGCCCCGACGAGGAGCACGCGCGCACGCTGCTGTTCGCCCACGACGAGCTCGTGCCGCGCGCCACGCGGTACGCGGCAGACGCCGCACGCCTGACGCGCGTCTGCCGCCACTTCTGCCGCTACGTGGGGTCGCTGGGGCGCGCCGCCCCCGCCGCGGCCGTGGCCGCGGCCGAGCACCTCGCCGCGGGGCTCCCCCCTCCCCCCGTCCCCCCCGCGGCCCCCGAGCCCCCCCTCTCGGCCGAGGAGCAGCTGGCGTCGGGCGGCGCCGACGAGGCCGAGGACGCGGGGGCGTCCCTGAGCCAGGAGAACGAGGAGATCCTGGCGCTGGTGCAGCGCGCCGTGCGCGACGTCGCGAGCCGCCTGCCGGTGCGCCCGCGGCCGACGCCGGCCGCCCCGCGCGCCCGCCAGGTCGCCTCGGGCCTCCGGCAGGGGGCGCTGGGCTGCGTCGGGCTCGGCGGCAGGGCCGCGGGCTCTGCCGCCGGCGCCGCCGACCAGGACGCCGTCCTCGCGGGCCTCGAGCCCCCGGGGGGCGGGCGCTTCAGCTCCGTCGGCGGCGAGGACGCCCGGTGCGTCGCCCTGGAGGACGTCCTCACCCTGGCCCCGGGCCAGGACAAGCCGCGCTCGCTCGTGGACTGGCTGGACCTGGGCTGGACGGCGCTGGCCGGCGGGGACAGCGTCGCCTGGCTCTGGGCCCGCCGGCCCGTCTCCGTGGTCCCGCGACGCCACTACGGCGGCCGGGGCCGCCTCGTGGTCGTGTCGTACGACAACTCCACGGCCTGGGGCGGGAGGCGGGCCCGGGGCCCCGGGCTCTCGCCGCGCCTGGCCGACGCGCTCACCGAGGCGTGCGCGCGCGAGCGGGTCGAGCACCCGCACCGGCTGTCGCCCCGGGTGCTGGCCGACCTGGCGGAGCGCTTCCCTAGGCTGGGCGCGCCCCTGCGCGCCGCGCGCCCGGTGCTGCCCCCGTTCGACGTCGCCGCCGAGGTCGCCTTCGCCCACCGCGTGCGGGCCGCCTGCGTCCGCGCCCTGGGGCACGCGGTCCGCGCCGCGCTGCAGGGCCGCCCGCGGCTCTCGCAGCGCCTGCGGTACGAGTTCGGCGCCCACCAGGCGGACTGGGTCTCCGAGGTGTCGCGCCGCTTCCCGGTGCTGCTGGACCACGCCCTGCGGGCCGTGGACGCGACGCCGGTCGACGAGTTCTTCCGCACGGCCTACGCGCACGCGGTCGTGAGCCACCTGGCGGGCGGGCGCGGCGGCGGGGCTCCGCGCCTCCTGCCGCTGGCCCCCGCGGCGCCCGCCCTGTGGGCGCCCCCCGCCGACGGGGGCCCCGGCTCCGTCTACGTCTTCGACTACTACGCCACGGGCGGGGAGACGCAGCGCGTGAGCCGCCGCCCGATCGCCGTGGCGATCGACGGCGACCTCGAGCGCGACCAGGGGCGGGCGCGCCTCCTCGCACCCCCCGGGCCCCCGACGCCGGAGGCGCGCGTCTGCGAGCGGTACCTGCCCGGCGAGAGCTACGCCTACCTCTGCGTGGGCCTCGACCACCGCCTGCGCGCGCTCTTCGTGCTCCCGGGCGGCTTCGCCTTCACGGCCAACGTGGCCGCGTACCTCACGTTCCCCGCCGGGACCCCCGAGGCGATCCTCGGCCGGTTCTGCCGGGAGGCGCCCCCCGCCGGCGGCCGCGCCGACGCCCGCCTCTCCTGACGCGCCCCCTCCCTCCTCCGTTCCCCGCCCCGGCGGCGTGCCCGCGGGTGGGGGTCACGCGTCCCACCCACCCGCCCCCGCCGCACCCCCTTATAACGCGCGCACCGCCTTGTCGCACGCAAACGCCCGCTCTGTCCGTCTCGGCGCGCGCGGACGCGACCCCCCGCCCTTCCGTTCCGGCAGCCCGACCCGCCGCTCGCCGCGGGATGAGCTCCCCCGGCGGCGATGCCCGCGACCCCGGGCCGGGCGCCCCGGAGGCCGCCCCCGAGGCGGTGGAGGCTGCAGCCAACGGGCTGCTCTCGTGGCGCCTCGTGCGCGGGGACGAGCGCCTCAAGATCTTCCGCGGCATTACGGCCCTGACCGAGCCCCTGGCGGAGTTGGCGCCGGTCCTGCCAGACCCGACGCGCGCCCTGTTCTGCGAGGTGCTGGTCTACCTCACGCGCCCCCGGGCCATGCGCCTCCGGAGCAACGCCTTCTACGTCATGTTTGTCTTCAACCGCCAGCGGCGCTTTTGTGCCACGGCGACGGTCCGCGCGACCGACCACCGCCGCGGCGACCTGGGCGTGGTCGCGCTCCGGTTCTCCGGACTGAGGCCGGCCGAGCCGCCGGAGGAGAACCCCGACCCCGCCGCGGAGGCCTACCCGGAGTCCCCGCTCGTCGCGGAGCTGGACGAGGCGTACGCGCGCCCGGCGGACGGCGCGCCCGAGGCCCCCCACGACTGCGCGACCCTGGGCCCGGGGGCCTGGTGGCACTTCCCCAGCGGCCGGATCTACTGCTGGCACCTGGACGAGACCCTGCTGCCCATGCTGCCCCCCGGCGGCCGCGCCCGGCACCTGGGGTGGCTGCTGGCCCGCATAACCAACCACCAGGGGGGCTGCGAGGACTGCGCGACCCCCCCGCATGCGGACCCCGTCAACGCGCTGTGGGACTCGCGCGAGGTGGCCGAGGCGTGCCCGTGCGCGTCGCCCTGCCTGTGGAACAAGATGGCGCGCCGGGAGGTGCCCGTGGCGGGCGACGCCAGCCTCGCCGCGCTGCTGTTTACGCGGCGGGTGGACTCACTCTACCTGATGGGGTCCGTCCGCGCCCCCCGCGTGACCGACGACCTCAGCGAGGTCGTCGGCGGCCGCCACCAGCACGCCGCCGTGCCCCTGCACCCGGGAGGGTGGCGCATGGTGGAGTACAGCACCCGCGCCAGCCGCATGTTTGCCTGCGCCTGTCCCGCGGTGGCGCGTGTCGCGTTCCGGGGCTCGGCGTGAGTCCACGGCGCCCCCTCTCCCCCCCCCATCCCCACCGCGGGAAACCCCCGCGGACGGCCCGGCCAATAAACCGAGACTAACGCAGAGACTATCGCGTCCGTCCGCGTGTTACGTCCGTCGGGTGCGCGCGCGCCCCCGGAGAGGGGGCGCGGGCGAGGGGGGCGGGGCGGTACTCACGTTGGTGTTGTGGCTGGAGGCGAACACGATCGTGCTCCGGGACCCGTCGTCCGGGAAGGAGAACGAGATGGTCTCCCCCTTGACGTGGTCCACGCGCGCGCGGCCGAACCACCCCCGCAGGCACGCGTCGATCTCGTCGAACACGGGCTCGATGGCCTTGCGGATGTGCGCGGTGTAGCCTATCTTGATTCCGCGGAACGAGGCCAGGGCCAGCGCGGCGAGGGGCACCAGGAACCAGGTCTTGCCGTGGCGCCGGGGCACCAGGAACACGGTGGCGCGCTGCCGGAAGTGGCGCACGGCGGCGTCGCTGAAGAGGGGGGTCTCGAACACCAGGCGCAGGAAGGGCGCCACCTGCTCGGCGCGGTCGCCCAGGCTGACCGAGGCCAGGAAGTAGGTGGCGTGCATGAGGATCATCTTCTGGAAGAGCTCGAGCGTGCCGCGGGTGCGCCCCCCGGTGGCCACGTCGAGCTTGGCGCGCTTCTTCGCGGGGGGCGCGTCGCCCTCGCCCCCCAGGCTGGAGGCGCGGAAGGAGGATTCGAGGAGGCGCGCGAAGTCCCGCACGAAGTCCGCCAGCTGCCGGAAGGCCTCGGACCGCTGCAGCGTCTGCACGGCCCCCAGCACGCTGTAGTAGGCGTTGCGGCGCGCGACCAGGTCCTCCGACCGGCAACCGCGGAACGCCAGTGCGCCGAGCGCCCTGGCGAGCGGCGGCGCTAGGTACTCCAGCCGGGCGCCCCGGTCCCCGGAGTCGGTCCGCCCCCTGAGTGACGGCGGGACGAGGCCGTTAAATAGGAGGTGCCGGGCCGTGGCCGCAAACAGCGGCGCGTGCTCGCAGCAGTCGTGCAGGGTTCCGACCCCCGGGACGACCGTCTGGTGGCGCTTCGCGGTCGCCGTCGCGAAGTCGAGAAAGGGCACGCGCAGCGCCCCGCCGCCGCGCGCGCCCGCGGCGTCCTCGCCCCGGTCTCCGGCGGCCCGCTGCCGGTCGCGCCGCTCGAGCTCCTCCAGGTACCGGGACACGTCCTCGGCGAGTCTCCCGCCGAACATCGCGCTTGGCCCGAGGGCCCCGTCTACCCCTCCCCGAGCGCCTCCCGGGTCGGCCCCGCGTGAGCGGGGATTTCACGTTGCGTGCCCGCAGGGGGGGGGGGCGCAGCCGCGCGGGGGCGGCGGGGCGTTTCGGTTTTCGGCCCCGAAGCCCGGGGGGGGCGTATGGATCCCGAGGGGCTCTCTAACGCAACCAGGCGCCGCCTGGCCGCCGGGCGCCTGCGGGAAAACGCGTACAAGGAGCGGACCCTGGAGCTGCTGCGCCAGGGCGTCGACGCTCGCGACCCGCGATTCGTCGGGGCCTTTATGGCCGCGAAGGCCGCCCACCAGGAGCTGGAGGCGCGGCTTAGGTCCTGCGCACGCCTAGAGCTGCTGCGGCACCAGGCGACCCGCGTTAAAATCAGGGTGGAAGAGCAGGAGGCGCGACGCGAATTTCTCTCCGCCCACCGGCGGTACCTCGACGGCTCGCTGCTCGCGCGTCTCGACGCCGCCGACGATTGCCTGACCGACCAGGAGGATCGCCTGGAGGAAGCGGCCAGCGGGGCGTGGACCGACATAGACTCGGACGAATGGATGAGCCCGGACGACGCGGATCTCCTGACCCGGTGGCGCGTGGAGGCAGCCCCCGCGCCCGCCGCCCTCCTCTGCGGTCCCGGCTCGTCATCTACCTGCGGTCCATCAGCGGCGGGGGCCTCACCCCCTCGGGCGGATCGAAGCGCGGGCCCGAACGGACACCCGGGACCCTCCCCCTGACGCCCCAGCGCTCGCGGCGCGCCACCGTCGGAGAGCAGTTCAGGGCCGGGCTCTCGCGATGGCGGAGGCGCTTCGGCGGGGCCCCCGCGTTCCCCGGCGGGGGCCCCGCCGAAGCGCCGCGGGAGGAGGCCCCGCCGATCCAGGCGCCGGCCGGCAGCGCCCATGACCACGCGCCCCCCGAGCCCCCAGCCGGGGACCCGCCCCAGTGGCCAGCCCCGGCCCGCGTCCAGACCCCCAACGCCCGGGTGCGCCTGGCGACCCGACGGTCGCGGCTCGGCGCCCCTCGGGCCCCTGGCCCCGGGGCCGCGGGGCCCGACGACGCGCCGCCCGAGTCCCCGCGGCCCCGGGGCCGGGAGGGGAGCCCGGCCCCGGGCCTGGGGCGGCCGCCACTGCGGCCGCCCTCGGGAAGCGGGGGCGCGCTCGTGCGGCCGCCGGCCCCGCCCGCGTACATCATGCGCATGTCACACACCGCCCGGGTGCAGGCGCCGCTCTTCGAGGTGAATCCGGAGATGCACTTCACCACCTTCGACGTCCCCGGCACCCGGAGCTTCGGCGGCTCGGGGGGGTACGGCGATGTCGAGCTGCTGCGCGAGCACGGGCTGGCCGTCAAGACGGTCAAGGACCGGGAGTGGTTTCGCGTTGAGCTCGTGGCCACCCTGCTGGTGGGGGACTGCGCCCTGCGCGCGCGCAGGGCCCTGGGCCTCGGCGGCGTCATCACGCCCCTGGCCTTCTCGCTCGCGAAGCAGCAGGTCGTCTTCCGCGCCTATGACATGGACATGAGCCACTACATCGGCCAGCTAGCGGCGGCCAGGGCCCGCCACCCGCTGGTCCCGCGGTACATCGAGCGGCGCTTCGCGGAGATGGCCCGCGCCGTCAGCTACCTCAACACGAGCTGCGGCCTCACGCACCTGGACATCAAGGGCGCCAACATCCTGGTCAACCTGGAGGCGGACGGCCTGTGCCTGGGGCGGGCGGTCCTGGCCGACTTCAGCCTGCTGACTCTGAATACCAACGCGGTCGCGGTCGGGGCGCGGTTCTCGGTCTGGTGCCCCGAGCGGGGCGGGCCGGTCACGTTCGGCACGCCCTGGGCCCTCACCGCGGCCAACTTCCACACGCTGGTGGGCCACGGCTACAACCAGCCCCCCGAGCTGCTGATCAAGTACGTCAACAACGAGAGGTCCGAGTTCGTCGACCGGCCGCTGGACCACGACTGCGGGCTGGCCACGGACCTGTACGCCCTGGGGCAGGTGCTGCTGGAGCTGCTGCTGACGGCGTACGTGGCGCCGGATCTGGGCGTGCCGCTGGCGCGCGTGCCGGGGTACCAGTACTTTAATAACGAGCTCTCGCCGGACTTTGCCATTGCCGTGCTGGCCTATCGCTGCCACCTGCACGGGGCCCTCTTCCCCCAGACTCCGGAGACGCTCCTGCACGGCCCGCCCTGCGACTCGCCCGACGTCATCCGGCGCCGCCTCCGCAGCAGCAGGCACAAGCGCGCGTTCTCGGCGCGCCTCCACGCCTTCGCCGTCACCCACCGGGCGCCCCTCGCCGCCGTCGCGCTCGCGCCGGAGCTGCGGCCCCTCGCGGTCCTGGTCGCCGTCCTCTGCCACGCCAACCCCCGCGCCCGCAGCGCGGCGCCCGCGATATGGACGTGACCGTCGCGCCCCCGGGGGTCCGGAAGCGAGGGCCCAAGTCCGCCCCGGGCGACTCGGACGACGAGGAGTCCCAGAGCCTGCTGGCCAACGCCCCGGCGTGGCTCCTGCCGCCGCCGGACAAGCGCCCACGCGTCGCGGCGCCCGAGGACGACGACGAGGACGCCACGCCCCCGCTGTCGCCGGCCCGCCCCCCGACCCCCGACGCCGCTGACGCGGGCACCCCTCGGCCCCCGACGCCCCACCCACACAGCCCAGAGGGGCGCCGGGCGCCGCCGGCAGCCGCAGAGCGCGGGCCCCGGAGAGACTGCGCGCGGACGCCGCCCGCCGACCCCGCCGCGTGGAGCCCGCCCGCCGTGCCCGACGCCCTGGCGGCCCGCGTTACCGCGCACACCTTCGAGCACCACCTCGCCTCGCTGGCGGCCGGGGGCGCCGCGCGCGTGGGCGCCCTCGGGGCCGGCGCGGGGGGGAGTCGCCTGCTCGAGGCCGGGCCGCTCGCCGCCCGGGCGGACTACCTGTGCGCCCTCGCCGCCGCCCTCGAGGCCGAGGGCCTGTCCGAGCGCGGCCTGGCGTCCGCCCTGTCCCGGATGGCCGGCGGGGGGGCGGCGGGCCGGCTCAACCCGCGAGCCCCCATGCTGTTCTTCGAGGCCGCCACGCGGACGCAGTCCGAGAGCGGTCTCTGGGCTCTGCTCCGCCGCGGACTGGTCACGGCATCCTCGCTGAGGTGGGGGCCCGCGGGCCCGCGCTTTCCGGCCCGCTGGCTCGACGAGAACACGGCCCCGGCGCCCGACGGCTTTGCCGCCGCGATCGCCTTCGGCCGCACCAACGAGCTCACGGCCCGCACCCTGCTCTTCCGGTACCTCGTGGACGCGGACGAGGGGGCGGAGGGGGCCGCGGCCGAGCCCCGCTTCGTCTTCGACGATGGGCCCGACGGCGCCGCCGCGGGGGGCGGGCCGCACGCGTGCGGCCTGCTGTTCGACGCCCACACGGGCATGACGGGCGCCTCGCTGGACGTGCTCGTGTGCCCACGCGACGGCGGCGGCGGCCTGGCCCCGCGCCCCGGCCGCCCCCTGCCCTTCTTCGAGATCAAGTGCCGCGCCAAGTACCTGTTCGACCCGCTCGACCCCCGGCCCCCCATCGCCGCGGCCTACGAGGCCCTGCTGCGGGACCGCACCCCGCGGGCGTTCCGGGACTTCGTGGGCTCCATCGCGAGGCCCGGGGTGCGGTACTTCGACGCGGCGGGCGCGCCGGGGCCGGAGGAGGCGCTGGTCACGTGCGCGTGCGCGTGGCGTAACCCCGCCGCCGCCGAGCCCCGGAGGCGGTGCCCCCCGGGGGACCGCCGGCTGCTGGAGTTAAATAGGGGCCTCCGGTCGGAGGTCGTGCTATTCGACCAGCCCGACGTCCGGCGGCGCACCATCGGCCCGGTGCGGTGGAGCTCCGGGGGGGTCGTCCACCGCGAGCCGATCTTCGCCAACCCGCGCCACGCCGCCTTCAAGCAGATCCTCGTCCAGGCCTACGTCCTCGACAGCCACTTCCCCGATAGCGCCCCCCGCCCCCACCTGGTGACGTTCATCGGTCGCCTGCGGCGCCCCGAGGAGGAGGGCTTGCGTTTCGAGCTCGCCGACGGGCACCCGCCCGCCGCCGACGACCGCCCCCGCGCCCCGGGCCCGGCGTCCGTGGCGCCGGAACAGGCGATTCCCGTCGCGCTCATAGTCACGCCCGTGGCCGTCGACGCCGGCGCCTTTGCCGTCCTCCGCCGGGACAGCCTAGCGGCGTTCGACGCCACCGTCGTGCGGCGATGGGGCAGGCGGTGACCAGGGCCTGCTGCCGCCGGAACACGCTCGTAACCGAGGCGGGCGAGACCGTCTCCCTGACGGAGGGCGAGTTCGAGACGGTGGATCTGGTGGACACCGACGGCGAGTCCTCGCCGGCGTCGGACCGCCGCGCGCAGCGCCCCCGGTCGCCCGTCCGCAGACCGCCCCCGCGTCCCGTGCCCCGCGGCGGCCGGCGAAAGTCGACCGGCCGCCGCGGGTCCGGCCTGCTGTGATGCCCGCCCGCGGCCCCCCGAACACAATAAAGCGCTGACCGTATATCGCATCCGTGGCCTCCCGGCGTGTCTGTCGTGGTGGGGGTGGGCGTCTCGGGTGGGGGATGCGGGTTCGGCGCGCGTCGTCCCTCCCCGCCGGTCCCGCGCCATACACTCCCCGCGTTGGGCAAGATCACCGCCACCCCCAAGCGCGTTCCCCGTACCCGAGCCACACCCCCACCCACCCTGCACGGCGACCACAAACGCAAAACCAGATCTGTTGTTTTTTAACCCTTCTGGGTTCTTTTTTATTTGATACGGGCTGGGCGAGGAGCGGGGAACTCGCGCGTGGGTGGCGCCCCTACCAGGCGCGGGCTCGGGCGGAGGGCGGCCGCAGGAAGACGTCGACCTTGTCGTCGGGCACCTCGTAGATGTGCTCCTCGTCGTCGCCGGACTCGCCCGCGGACACCTCCGCGTAGGGGATCTCGGCGTACACGTGCTCCGACTCGGGTCGCGCACGCCGCGACCCGTTGAGCCTGCGGCCGGCCTCGCGGACGGAGGACCGGACGCGACCCAGCTGCCGGCGGGCGCGGTCCCGGGTGGCGCGGACGCGAGCCGCGAACCCGCTGTCGCGGCGCCGGTGGTGGAGCACCGCCCGGACGGCGCGCACCACGGCCATGAGCATCACAAGCGCGGCGAGGAGGGCGAGCGCCAGGCGCACGCCGGTCCGCGCGCCGGCGAGCTGCGCCTGCGCCACGTAGTAGTTGCGGGCGTAGTACGTCTCGAGTGCGACCCCGACGATGCCGCACGCGATGATGAGCCCCAGGTGGGGCCCGAGGAGGACCTGGACGTAGTTGGCCAGGACGAGCTCGGTGCACAGCAGGGCGGCGACTACGAGCCCGGAAAACACCGCCGCGGCCCACACAATGACCCCGGCCACGGTCGAGGCGAAGGTGACGCAGGCCACCGTCTCCGCGGCCACGGCGGCCATGGCCGTGGACAGGCCGACGGCCGCAAGAATCAGGTTAGAGACGACGGCCCGGCCCGGCCCGACCAGGCGGTGGTGCTCGGGGGCGGCGTCGCGGAGCGCGCGGGTCTGCCGCGCGTAGGTCCCGCTGAGCACGCCCCGCGTGCAGAACAGCCCCCCGAAGGCCGCCAGGCAGAAGCAGTGGAGGGCGTAGACGACGTAGCCCGTGAGGACGGCGTGCCGCGCCAGGAGGACGACGGCCACCTGCAGGAGCCAGGCCGCAGAGCTGCCGGCGAACAGGGCGGCCTGCGACGCCACCAGATAGGTCGCGGCCAGCCGCCCCTCGGGGTCTCCGCCGGTGGCGCGGCGGGCCGTGAGGCCCCCCGCGGCGACGTAGACGGCGGCGGCGAGCAGCGCGCAGGCCGTGATGACCAGCGTGCCCACGACCCCGTGGGCGTCGGGCTGCATGGAGCTGGTGACGCCCCCGCGCACGTCCGACGTGACGCGCGTGTCGTTCTCGGCGGAGCCCTCCTCCGGTGGGTGGGGGCTCGAGTAGAGGGCGTGGAGGTCGGGATCAAAAAAGCAGGCGACGACCACCAGGAGCGCCAGCATCACCGCCGACGCCACAAAGCAGGCCGCCTGCACGACCCAGACGCCCAGCGACAGCCGCGCCGTCCCGGCCGCGGCGGGCCCAGGGGGCACCGCCGGGTCCCGGTTTTCCTTTCGGGTGGGCATGTCGGGCCGGGGGGAGGCCGCGGAGGAGGAGAGGTACGCCTCGAGCGTGTCGCTCGCGCGGATGCTGTACGGGGGGGACCTGGCCGAGTGGGTGCCGCGCGTGCGCCCGGGCGTCACGCTGGATCGACAGCGGGGCGGGCCGGTGGTGTTCCCCGACCCCGGCGCGCCGAGCTCGCGGAGCGTGACGGTGGTCCGGGCGCCGATGGGCTCGGGCAAGACAACCGCCCTGGTGCGCTGGCTGAAGGAGGCGGTTCGCTCCCCGGACGCGAGTGTCCTGGTGGTGTCCTGTCGGCGGAGTTTTACCCGCACCCTGGCGGCTCGCTTCGCGAGTTCCGGTCTGGAGGCGTTCGTCACGTACCTCACGTCCGCCCACTACATCATGGACGCCCGCCCCTTCCACCGGCTGATCGTGCAGGTGGAGAGCCTGCACCGCGTGGGCCCGAACCTGCTGAACGACTACGACGTCCTGGTGCTGGACGAGGTGATGTCGACGGTCGGCCAGCTGTACTCGCCCACGATGCGCCACCCGGGCCTGGTCGACGGCCTCCTGACGCACTTGCTGCGCGTCTGTCCCCGGGTCGTCGCGATGGACGCGACCGCCAACGCGCAGCTAGTGGACTTCCTGTGTGGCCTGCGCGGCGAAAAAAACGTGCACGTGCTGCTCGGCGAATACGCCGCGCCGGGCTTCTCGCAGCGCCGCTGCACCTTCGCGGACCGCCTGGGGCAGGACGTGCTCCGCGAGGCGCTGTGCCCCGCGGAGCCCGGCGCTGCCGCTGCCGAGAACGAGGACGACGGGAGCTTTTTCGGCGCGCTGGCGCGGCGGCTGGCCCGCGGGCAGAACGTGTGCCTGTTCTCGTCGACCGTATCCTTCTCGGAGGTCGCCTGCCGCTTCTGCCGGCGCTTCACCGACCGCGTGCTGCTGTTGAACTCGCTGACCCCGCCGAGCGACGTCGGCGACTGGGGGGACTACCGCGTGGTCGTGTACACGACCGTGGTGACGGTGGGCCTCAGCTTCGACGCCGCGCACTTCCACAGCATGTTCGCCTACGTGAAGCCCATGAACTACGGCCCCGACATGGCGTCCGTGTACCAGTCCCTCGGGCGCGTGCGGACGCTGCGGGAGTGCGAGCTGGTGGTGTACGCCGACGGCTCGGGGACGCGCGCGGACCCGGTGTTCACGCCCCTGCTGCTCAACCACGCGGTGGGCGCCCAGGAGCGCTGGCCGGCGCAGTTCCGGCAGGTCGCCGACGCCCTGTGCCGTCACTTCGGGGGGCGCTGCGGCCGCTCGACCGGCGCCCCGGCGCGAGACCGCGGGGGCGAGCCCCGCCTGCACCCAACGTTCCTGTACAAGCACTACCTCGAGCGCTGCACGCTGGCGTGCCTGCCGGACTGCATCAACATCCTGCACGCGCTGCTGAACCTGAACCACGTGCGCGTCGCCTTCCGGGGCTGCGAGGGGCCGCTGACGGCGCGGGCCTTCTGCGACTTCGTCCGGCGGGTTCGCGCCGACGCCCTGCGGGCGCGGGGCGAGCTGCGCGAGCTGCGCCGCGCGGAGGCCGCCGTGTCGCCGGAGGCCGGGATCGCCGACGCGGAGGAGGTGGGCTTCTTCGTGGAGAAGTACCTGCGCCCCCAGACCGCCCCGGCGGACGTCGCCGAGCTCCTGCGCGCTCTGGCCGGGCCCGCGGCGCGCGCGCAGTTCGTGAACGCGGTGCTGCTGGAGGCGTGCCTGCGGCTCCCCACGGCGGTGCAGAGCAGCGCCGTCTTCCGCCGGCTCTACGACCACTACGCCGCGGGGGCGGTGCCCACGCTGGGCCCCGCCGGGGAGGTCGAGATGGTGGCGCTGGCCCCGGCGGCGAGCGTGGGGGCCGTGTGGGAGCTGTTCGGGCTGCTCGCGCACCTGGCCGCCGGCGTCGGCTGGGACCCGGCGGGGGGCGGGTCCCGGGGCGACTTCTCGCAGGCCGACATCGCGCGGCTGATGCGGCCCGTGCACGAGCGCTGCGCGCAGCTGGTGTTCGAGCTCAACCACTGCAACGTGGGCGACCCCGGGCTGCTGGCCGAGACGCCGGTGTGCCGCGTGGCCGCCGCCCTCGGCGGCCGGCGGCCACGCGGCGGCGTGGGCCCCGCCGAGTACGCCACCTCCCTGTTCCGCCTCCTGTGGGGGGAGCTGTTCGGGGCCCAGCTGAGCAAGAGCACGCAGACGTTCCCGGGGGCCCTCCGGGTCAAGAACCTCACCAAGAGCGCCATAGCGGAGCTGCTGGACGGGCGCGGCATCGACCACGCCGATTGCCGCACCCACCGCCAGCTCTACGCGCGCCTCATGCGCCACAAGGACGACTTCGCCGGCGCGCGCTACAAGCTGCGCGCGCCGGCGTGGGCGCGCCACCTGCGCGGGCGCGACCGCGGGCATGCGCCCGCCGGCGCGGACGCCGTCCTGGAGGCGGCGCTGTCGGAGCTCCCGACGGAGGCGTGGCCCACGGCGCAGGGCGCCGTGAACTTCGAGAGCATATAACGCACCCGAGACCGACCGGCGTCAGCGCGACGGCAGCCACCGCCAGGCCCCGCGGATCCCACGGACGGCGCGCAGACGCATGGGGGAGACGGCCCGCGCCGCCGCAGCGGCGAGCCCCGCCCCGGACGAGGTCACGGAGCGCATCTGCGCCGCCACCCTGTACACGGCCTGGAACCCGCCGCGGCGGGCGCGCCTCCACGCGATCGTGTACCTCCTGTGCCGCGACGCGGCCTCGGCGTACCAGCCCCGCTTCGCCGAGGTGTCGGTGGGGGCGGAGGAGCTCAACGCGTACTACCACCTCCCGGGGGGCCACCCGCCGGACGCGCCCCGGGAGATCACGCCGCGGGGCGTGGCGGCGGCCGTCCTGGCGGCGTCCGACCCCCGGCGGCGCCCGCTGGAGACGCTGCGCCAGCCCCACCTGTGGCGCGCCGCGTACGCCGCCGTCATGGCGGCCCTCGGGCGCGACGTGGGCCGGTTCGCGCTCTTCCGCCCCGCCCGCCTGCGCCTGAGCGCGGAGACGGGCCTGGTGGAGCGGATCGAGGACCTCGGGCCCCGTGACGGCGGCGACAACGGGGACGCGCCGCGGGCCGGCGTCCTGACGCTGGAGGCCGACCTGCCGCTGGACCCGGAGGCCGTGGGCGCGCGCGCGCTGGAGACGCCCGGGGCCAGCCTGGCCTGGGCGCGCCTGGCCGCGCTGCGCGACGCACCCGGGGCCGCCGACGCAGCCGCCGCGACCGTCTCCGTCTCCACGCGCGCCGGCTCCTTCCGGCGCGCGTATGACGCGCTCGCCCGCCCGCCGGTGTCCCGCGAGGGGGACGTGGGCGTCGTCTTCGAGGTGCGGAGCCGCGTCCTGCGCCCGCGCGAGCACGACCGAGAGATCGCGGTGCGGGTGCCGGTCCCGACGGCGCACGACTACCTGGCCGTGCCGGCGGCGGGGTTCTCGGCCCCCGCCCTCATCGCCCTCCTCCGCCAGTGGCACGCGGCGGTGTTCGCCGAGCCGGGGGCCGTGGCCTCCGCGTTCGCCTTCCTGGGCCCCGAGTTCGAGCCCCTGGGCTGGCGCGGGGTCGCCGCCGCCCCTCCGCACCCCCGCGCCGACCAGTTGATGACCCTCGGCTTCCCCGGCTGGCCCACGCTCCGGGTCGCGCCGGCGCCCCCCGGCGCGGCCGGCGGCGCCGCGGCTGCCTACGCCTCGACCGGCGGGGGCTGGCCCGGCCTGTCCGCCGGCTGCGCCCTCCTGTCCCCGCCGCCGGCGGCGTGGCCGCGGCTGGCAGCAGCCGCCGCGGCCGCGCTCCCCCCGCGCCTGCGCGAGTACGTGGCGCAGTGGCGCCCGGGGAGGACCGAGGTCGCCGCCCGGCTGCTGGACCCCCCCGCGGCCGTGGGCCGCGTGTGGATCGCCCGCTTCCGCTTCCGCGCGCTGGCCCCGGCCCTGGTGGCGCACCTGGGCCGCCCCGGGCGGCCCGCGGGCGCCTGCGGCTGGTGGCCCGCCCTGGAGGGCGCGGCGGCCGGGGCCGGGGGAGACCCCGAGGGCGGGCCGACGGCGGCCCGCCTCGTGGCGGAACTGCGGGCCGAGCAGCCCGCCGCGGACCGCTTCGTCGGGGGGGTCACGGGGGCCGTGCTGACGCGGGTGGAGGAGGCCGCCACCGGCGTCCGCTTCGCGGTGTGCGGGGCCGGGGGGGAGGAGGGCGCCTTCTGGGGCGTGTTCGACGCGGACCCCCGCGACGCGGCCGCCGCGGCCGAGGCGTGCGCCGCGGCGGCCGCCGCGTTCCGGGCGCGCGCCGCCGCCCTGCTGGAGGGGGAGGCGGGCTTCTCCCCGGCGGCGGCAGCTGCCGCCGCGGCCGTCACGCTGGAGGGGACGTACACCCACGCGGTGCTCTGGGGCCGCGCCGGGCGCTGGCTGTGGAACGAGGACGACGACCGCGCGCACGCCGAGGGCTTCTCCGCGGCCAGCCCCGCCCACCGGACGGGCGCGGAGACCGCGGGCCGCGCGCTGCGCGAGCTGCTCGCGGACCCCCAGCGGACGACGGCGGAGCGCGCCCGCGGGATCATGGAGGAGGCCTGCGACGCGCTGGTCGGCGAGGCCTTCGCGCGCCGCGCCGACCCGGAGTACTGGAGCGTCCGGGGGCCGCCGCCCGCGGAGAGCGAGACCGCGAGCGCCGCCGCGGAGCGCCCCCTCCCACCGGCGGCGCTCCGCGGCGGCGCCCTGATGGACGCCGACCGCGGGGCGGGCCGCCGGACCCTGCGCGTGCGCTCCGCCGACGGCGAGAGCGTCGACGTGCCCGTGGACCTGTTTCCCGCCCCGCCGGTGCTGCCCCCGATCGACTGCGCCCACCACCTGTCGGCGGTCCTGCGCGAGGTGGAGGGCGCCTTCAACGGCTACCTGCTCGGCCGCTGGGAGGACGAGGAGCCGTTCGCCTACCCGCTGGCAGACAAGTTCGGCTTCCTGTTCCCCTGACGCGCCCCACACCTCCCCCGGCCCCCACGGCCCGAGCCGCCCCCAATAAAGGCCCGCGTGATCCACACGAATCATCTAGTCGCGTGTGTTTTTAGGGATTTTTTTGGGGGGGGGGGGGAGGCGAGCAAACACAGACACACGCAGACGAGGGTTAATCGCAACGGATACGCCGTTTTTATTGTCGTCCGTCGCGGGGGGTTGGGGGCGCACGCCCGCCCGGTCACTCGAAGTCGACAAAAAGGTCCGGGTCGCGGGTCTTGGCCACCGGGGAGGTCCACCAGGACACGAGGGCCCGCCGGAAGGCCTCCGACCTCCACGGGCGGCCCATGACGCCGTCGGGGGAGTAGGCCACGCAGTCGGTCTCGGCCGCCGGCCCGGGGTCGGGGCCCGGGCCGGGGGGGGTGTCGAACAGCGCGGCGACGACGGGAGGGGGGGCGCCGGAGGACAGCAGGCACCGCGCCATGTACCAGTGCGGCAGCACGAGCGCGTCCGAGAACGGGTCCACGTTCGTCATGAACATGAGCGTGTTCAGCACCCACCGGCAGCTGCGCAGCAGCAGGCGGCGCAGGCGCTGCAGCGGCGACGTCCGCCGGGCCACGCGGCCCAGCCACGCGGAGACGCGCACGAACAGGCCCGGGGTCGCGAGGGCCGGCGGGCAGTTCTCCAGGAACATGAGGGCGGCGAGGAGCTCAAAGTCCGCCAGCGCGGCCGGGCGCAGCAGGACGAGCCGGTGCTGGAGGGTCGGCGGCTGCACGCCGAGGCTGTCGACCCGGTCCTCGGCGGCCGTGATCGCTGCGCAGACGAGCCCCCGGTACGCGGGCTGGTCCAGACACTGACGGTGATACTCGGGCGATGGCGTCTCCTGGTCGGCGGGCGCCCCCTCCAGGACGAACGACAGCTGCCCCCCGGGGGACACGTTGAGCCGCGCGATGGCGGTCGCGGAGATCCGCGGGGCGTGGCCGGCCACCTGGCGCACCTCGCAGGCCAGCCGCAGGAGCGTCTGGTCGCCCACGGTCTCCGCGACGCCCGCAAGGTCGGGGCCATGGCTCACGGCCCGCCGGAGCGTGGCGAGGGCCGTCTCTCCGGAGTCGCGGGGGGAGGGCGCCGCCATGGCCCCGCGGCCTACGAGGGCCGGCGTTCGCGCCGGGCGCGCGCGCCCGGCGAGTCGGCCCGGCGCGTCTTCGTGGGGGGGGACCGCGATCGTCGGCGCCCCCGGCCACCGGCTGCGCCGGCCGGGGCCGGGCTGCGACTGCGATCGCGGGCGGCCTCGGCGGCGCCACCGACGGCGTGGGCGACGTCGGCCACGAAGAGCGCCCCGAGGTCTGCCAGGTACGTCTCCAGGCGGGTTTTCTTAAAGACGGATCCCCAGAGCTCCTCCTCGCCCAGGAGCAGGTCGGCCCCCGAGATGAGCGCCCCCAGGTGCGGGGTCCGGACGACCGACAGGAAGTAGGGCGCCACGAACGCGGCCACGGCGCTGCCCGAGTAGGAGATGGCCGTCTCCCGCCCCTGGTTGTTGGTCCGGCGGGAGATCTGGAAGCAGCGCGTGAGCTCGTACTCCCACAGCTGCGACAGCCGCTCCAGGTCGGCCGCGTAGGTCGGCACGTACTGGTGCTGGAAACTGTTGGCCACGTACGTGTCCTCGCCCATGGCCCCGCTGACGTCGATGACGTCGCAGTCGATCCGGGGGCCTGCCTCGCCCCCGGCCCCGACCCCCGGCCCCGGGGCGCCGTCGGCCTCCCGCTGGCGCCTCTCGAGTGCGCCCGCGCGCGCGCGGGAAAGCTCCCGCTCGCGGTCCTGCAGGCGCGCCGTGAGGCCGCTGTTGGCCTCGCGCAGGCGCTCGATCGTGCCGAACAGGTTGTTGATGTAGCCCTCCAGCATGCCGTTGATGCTGTTGACCACCGACGTCTGGAAGGCCCGGTGGACCTGCTGCCCGCCCGGGCCGGCGCCCGCGCCCCCGGGGGCCGGCCCCGCCCTGGCGCCCCCGGGGGCGCGGCCGAAGCCCGGCAGGGCCTGGTCGATCGCGCCCCCGCCGAGGCCGTCGAGCAGGTGCCCCCCCGTCTCGTCCAGGTAGGAGCGGATGGTGTCGTTGATGTCCCCCACGTGGCGCATGTTCTTCATGTTGATGATGAGGCGCACCAGCCGCGAGGCCGCGGAGCCGGACTTCTCCTCGTCCTCCCCCAGGGCCCGGCTGACGGCGCGCGCAGCGCCCGCGCCGCGCTCGTCGTCGCTCTTGCGGCCCAGGAGCACCCGGACGGGCGCCGTGTTGATGAGCCGGCAGACGCGCGCGTGCTCGCGCAGCATGTGGCAGGCCACGACCTCGCGGGAGAGCCGCTGCAGGGGCGAGTCGAACAGCACACGGCCGTTGCTCCAGAACGGCGCCCACAGCACCCAGCACTCCCCGCGCTGCCCCGACGCCAGGTCGCGCACGCGGAGCTGGGCGCCGCCGCGCCGGGGGTCGTAGAGGATCTCGACGCGGTCGTAGTCCGGGACCGTCGCGGCGTCGAAGGCCGCGGCCATCTCCAGGAGCCGCGGCCCGCAGCGCGCCATGGCGTTCGTGACGGTGGCCAGCTGCCCCCCGGCGACCAGCGGGTGGTCGCGCAGGAGCGCACAAAGGCGGGCCGTGACGTCGCCCCGGCGTTGGTTGCGCAAGACGGGCACGACGCCCAGGCAGCAGACCCAGTCTATATATTTGGCGAACCCGGTCGGTCCGTAGGGCCCGCCGGCCGTGAAGCAGCCGACGAGGTCGTGGGCGAGGCCGCGGAGCGTGGAGCGCAGGGTGCTCCGCCAGGTGTCGAAGACGCGCTCGGCCACCCCGGAGGCGGTCTCCTCGGGGCCGCGGTAGCGCGCGGCCAGGGCCCGCGGCTCGAGGCCCCGGGCCCGCACGTGGCTCCGCCAGTCCGCCTCCAGGTCGCGGTAGGCCGTGGCGTTGAGCAGCACGCCGAAGACGGCCGACTGGAGCTGCTTGGCGGCGGCCTCGCCGGAGCGGACCACGCAGTACACGCCCTGGCCCTCTGTGTAGCCGAGCTCCCCGAAGAGGATCTCGCGGAAGAGGGCCGTGTGGGGCGTCGGGTGGATCCGGACCCAGTGGTCGTCGACCGCGAACTGCGCGGAGACGAGCCCGGGGCCCGGCGGCGGCGGCGGCTGAGGCGGGCGCCGCCACAGCGGCGGCGGCTGGGCGTAGCAGCGCCCCTCGGGCCGGAAGCGCTCGCGCGGCGAGGGCGGGCGCGGCGGCGAGCGCCCGCGGGGCGCCGGCCGCGGCGCGCGGGAGGCCATGGCGGCGAGCGGGGCCGGGGAGGGGGAGGAGGCGGGCGGGCCGCTCTCCTTCGACGACGCCGTCTACCTCAACTTTACCTCCATGCACGGCATACAGCCGATTATCGCGCGGGTGCGCGAGCTGGCGGAGGCGCGGATGGAAGTGGCGCGCGCCCCGCGCCTCGGCTGGTTTCGGGAGGTGGCGGGCATGGACACGCCCCTCGACCTGCCCCTTAGGGAGTTCCCCTTCGCCGTCTACCTCATCACCGGGAACGCGGGTTCCGGGAAGAGCACCTGCGTGCAGACGCTCAACGAGGTTCTGGACTGCGTGGTGACGGGGGCCACCCGCGTGGCCGCCCAGAACATGTACGCCAAGCTGTCGGGCGCCTTCCTCAGCCGCCCCATCAACACCATCTTCCACGAGTTCGGCTTCCGCGGCAACCACGTGCAGGCCGCCCTGGGGCAGTACCCCTACGCGCTGGCCAGCAGCCCCGCCACCCTGGAGGACCTGCAGCGGCGCGACCTGACCTACTACTGGGAGGTCATCAGCGACATCACGCGGCGGGCGCTGGGCCCCGGCGGCGACGGGGAGGGGGGGGACGCCCGCCCCGAGTTCTCGTCGCTGGCGGCGCTGGAGCGCTCCCTGGGCATGACCCCGGGGTCCCTGACGCGCATGGCGTTCGCCGCACACGGGTCCCTGCCCGCGTTCGCGCGCAGCAACGTCGTCGTCATCGACGAGGCCGGCCTCCTTGGGCGCCACCTGCTGACGGCCGTCGTGTACTGCTGGTGGCTCACCAACGCGCTCTACCACACCCCGCAGTACGCGGCCGGCCGGCGGCCGGTGCTGGTGTGCGTGGGGTCGCCGACGCAGACCGCCTCGCTCGAGTCCACCTTCGAGCACAGCCAGCTCCGGTGCCACGTCCGCCAGAGCGAGAACGTGCTCACCTACCTCATCTGCAACCGCACCCTGCGCGAGTACGCGCAGCTGTCGCACAGCTGGGCCATCTTCATCAACAACAAGCGCTGCGTAGAGCACGAGTTTGGCAACCTCATGAAGGTGCTCGAGTATGGGCTCCCCATCACGGACGCGCACCTGCAGTTCCTCGACCGGTTCGTGGTACCGGAGAGCTACATATGCGACCCCGCCAACCTGCCGGGCTGGACGCGCCTCTTCTCCTCGCACAGGGAGGTAAGCGCCTACATGGCCCGCCTGCACGCGCACCTGCGGAGCTCCGGGGACCGGCAGTTCGTGGTATTCACGCTCCCCGCGCTCACCTTCGTCTCGCTCGCCGAGTTCGAGCAGTACCGGCAGCTCACCAACCAACCGGGGCTCGGCGTGGAGAAGTGGCTCGCGGCCAACGCGAGCCGCATCGCCAACTACTCCCAGAGTCAGGACCAGGACGCCGGGCGCGCGCGCTGCGAGCTGCACAGCGCGCAGCAGCTGGCGGTGGCGCGCACGGACATCACGTACGTGCTCAACAGCCAGGTGGCCGTCACGACGCGCCTGCGCAAGTACGTGTTCGGCTTCGGCGGGACGTTCCGGCTCTTCGAGTCGATGCTGCGTGACGACAGCTTCGTCAAGGCACAGGGCGAAACGCAGGTGGAGTACGCGTACCGCTTCCTCTCGCGCCTGGCGTTCGGAGGCCTCATCAGCTTCTACAACTTCCTGCTCGGGCCAGGCCTCTGCGAGAAGAAGCGCTCCGAGGCCTACGAGCGCCTCGCCGCCCTCACGGCCGCGCTGCTCCCCTCTGCCGCCCCCGCGCCTCGGGGGACACCCCCGCCATCGGGGGCAGAGGCCGCGGTGGGAGGGGGCCGCCCCGAGGGATCGTTCGACTTCCGCCGACTGGCCCCCGCCCCCGACGACGGTTTTCCCCAGGACGACCTGGATGACGTCATCTTCGGGGGGCTCGGGGGGCGGGAGATCGACATGTTCTACTGCCACTACGACCTGAACCAGGCCGAGTCTTCGGCCGCGGTGCACGCGCAGTTCGGCCTGCTGAAGCGCGCCTTCCTCGGGCGCTACGCCATCCTCCGGGAGCTGTTCGGGGCCGCCTTCGAGGACGCCCCCTTCAGCACCTACGTGGACAGCGTGGCGTTCCGTGGCTGTGAGATGGTCACGAGCACGCTGCGGGGGGGTCTGATGTCCATGGCCCTCCCGACCGACAACTACACGCTCATCGGGCACACGTACGCGCGCGTGCCAGCCTTCGCGGAAGAACTCGCGCGCCGCCGTGGCGCGGTCCGGGGGGGCGGGAGGAGGGGCGACGTGGGGGGCGGCCAGGGGTCCGCGGGCGTCGCCCTGCTTCTGGAGGAGTCCCCCATGCCCTACGTCGTGCTCCGGGACCAGCGCGGGTTCGTCTCCGTGGTCAACACAAACGTCAGCGAGTTTGTGGAGACGGTGGAGGGGCGGGAGCTAGCCATGGCCACCAACGCCGACTACGGCATCAGCACGCGCCTGGCCATGACAATCACGCGCTCCCAGGGCCTGAGCCTGGATAGGGTGGCCATCTGCTTCTCCGCCGGCAACATCCGCCTAAACAGCGCGTACGTGGCGCTGTCCCGCACAACCTCCTCGGAGTTTCTGCGCATGAACATCAACCCGCTGAGGGAGCGACACGAGCGAGACGACGTGATCAGCGAGCACATCCTCGCGGCCCTCCGCGACCCCAACGTGCTTATAGTGTACTGACATACGCGCGCCACCCCCCCCCCACGACCGCAGGAGCGGCTCTCCCCGCGCGGCGCACCGGCGAGACCGAGGGAGTCAACCCGCTGACCGGGCTCTCCGGCGGCGGGATGGACCCGCCGCCGTCAGTGTCCGTGGTGGCGTACACACTGAAGCCCGCCCGGGCCCCGGCGGCGTGGGAGCTGCACGAGACCGAGCACATCGCATGCGCATTCGATCGCGGGGTGCGCTGTGTGGCGACCGACGACTGCCTCCGCCAGGATCCCCTGGGTCGCGGCTCGGTGACAATCCAGGGCACCCCCGGGGGCGTGGTCGTCGTGGTCAACTGCCCGGAGGACTTTTGTGCGTACCACTTTGCGGGGGTCTCCCCCGGACGGATGCTCCGCCAGTGGGAGGACACGCGCATGTGCGTGTACCCGTTTGACTCTTGGGTAGGGCTGACGCGTACCGAGAGCGTGCGCAGCGCGTCCGCGGGCACGGCCACCCTGCTTTGGAGCGGGGACAGCCTGTACGTCACGGCTACCATCGCCGACCAGGAGCCTCCGCTCGCCCAGCCGCCGACCGAGGTGGCACTCCCGGCCCAGGCCCCGGCCCCGCTCTCCTCCGTGGAGGAGAGCGGGGCCATTGGCGGCCTCCCGTCTTACGACGAGGCCGGGGTCGCCGCGGATCTGCTGACGGAGGTTTTAGAAGAGATTCAACTGAGTCCCGCCCTGGGACACGACGCACACGCCCACCCTCCGGGGGATCGCTACCCCTGACCCGACCGGCGACCCCTTCCCTGGTGCGTGCCCTCGCGCCCGTCCCCGACCCCGCCGCCCACCCACACCGACTCGGCTGTTTTGCTGTTAATAAATCTGTTTATTTTTAACACACCCCCCAGAGTCCGGTACGCTGTTGTTCGAGGGACGGGGGGGGGGGGAAAATTGGGCACGGCGATCACACCGGCGTCCGGGGAGCGACGACGTTGTCGCGATGAATGTAGACGGGCTCCTCTGCGAAGAACTCACGGACGTACACCGGAACTGCGGGGCCGACGCGGCCGTCGGCCGACCGGGTGTAATACTTGCGTGGCTTGCGAGCCCCAATCACCGCCCGTAGCCGCTCGCGCACACGCCCGGCGTGTGCGCGCTGGCACAGCACGAACATCTGCAGGCTCTTGGTCCCCCCGACGTCGCGTCCTCGCCGCGACCGCCAGGGGTGCGTCCGGCGTCCAACCGGGGAGCCGCCGGAGAAGGCGGACGTTTTGGTGCACGCAATCTCCAGGCCGGACACCCGCAGGTCTTTGCGGATGGTGTCCGTCAGCTGGCGCCGCCCCAGCTCGTCCACGGAGGAAACCATAAACACCGTGTCGAAGGCCACGTAGCTGCGGTCCTCCGCGGCCGCTGGGGGGGTCCCGATTGGCGAGGGAGTGGGGTGGGCCGCGGTAGGGTCGGTGTCGCGCGGAGGGGACGCGACCGGGGCGAACGGCTCGGCCAGGGGGGGCGGGAGCGCGCCCGCCCGCTCTCCCCGCAGGAACGCCTGGGGTCGCGCGCCCCCCGAGCTCGCCGCCGTCTGTGAGACGCGCCTCGCGTTTGCGCGCGCCTCGCTGGACACCGAAGAGTGCCGCCCCCGGCTGGCCAGAATGGCGATAGAGGACGGCACCCGCCCGTCGTCCACGCCGACCATGGTAACCGAGACACAACGCACACGCGAGGACTCTTCAAACGCTTTTATTTGCTCGCGCTCGCGTACCCGGCCCGTCGGAACCACATACCACGTTGGGCTACAGGGACCAGTCGATGGGCTCCAGTCCCCGCGCCTCCAAGTACCTGTTGGCCAGCCAAAAATGGCGGCACGTTCCAAAGGGGGTCTGCGAGAGGGGCGACGGGTGGGCGAAGCGCAGCACGAGATGCTGCTTGCCCTCCGGTTTGATGGCCCCCTGCGCGTGCTGTCCCCAGAGCATAAACACCAGCCCGTCGCGGGCCTGGCTCAGGCGTCGCACGATGGCCGCCACGAAGCGCCCCCACCCGAGGCCGCCGTGAGACCCGGCGGCCCCGCGCCGGACGGTCAGCGTGGTGTTGAGCAGCAGCACGCCCCTTCTGGCCCAGTTCTCCAGACACCCGTGCCCGGCGGTAACGGTCTCCGGGTAGCAGTTGCGGACGGCGATGAGGATGTTGCGCAGGCTCGGGGGCACGGGCACCCCGGGTCGCACGCTGAAGGCCAGCCCGTGCGCCTGTCCCGGCTGGTGGTACGGATCCTGGCCGATGATGACCACGCGGACGTCGTCGGGGGCGCAAAAGCGCGTCCACGAGAACACGTCCTCGCGGGGCGGCAGGACCTCCTCGCTCTGGCAGCGGCGGAGGTACTCCGCCAGCAGGCGGGAGGTCGTCGGGGAGGCCAGCTCCGGCTCGATGATCGGCCGCCACGCCTCGTCCACGCCAAACAGCTCCCGCATCCGCGCCCAATCGAAGGCGGGCGGCGCCTCGGCGACCGCGCCCGGGGGATCTCCGGCCCCGGGGCCCGATGGCGCGCCGCCGAACCGCACGGCGAGCGGGCACCCCCGCGGGCGCTTGCGCGGTCTGGCGGCGACCGGGCTCCCCGCCGCTGCCGCGGACGGCGGCAGCGGGGCCTCCGGGGCCCTACCGCTCGGGCTCGCGGGGGCGACGGGCCCCTCCTCCCCGTCCGTTCTTCTTGGGGCGCTTGCCCCTCCTCCGTCCCTTCGCGGGGACGGCGGGCTCAGTGGCGTTGGCGGGGAGGGCCCCAGCCGGGCGTCGAGGGAGGCCTGGCGCTTCATCCTCGGCGGCGGTCGGTGGGTTAGCGCGGCCGCGGCGGCGCAGTCCGAAGCACTGGCGCGTCCTGGAGTACTCGAAGTTGACGCACCCGGGACCCACGGGCGAGCGGTTGGGGGCCGTGTGTCGTCCGCCGTACAGGCCGGAGAGTTCTTTATAAAGAGCCTCGCGGGCCGCCGTTTCCGCCGACGTCAGCGGGTAGCGTGCGTAGGAGACGTCGGCGGTGAGCCCAAACAGGAACTGGAACGGGTTGACCCAGTAGGCGCGCTGGCGCGTCCGGTCCCACAGGACGGTGTCCATCCCGGGGCAGTGGTACCGCATGAACACCCCGTCGACGTTCTGGTAGTCGAACCTCTCCGGGGGCGCGTAGCGCCAGGCCGTGTCGGACGGCGGGAGCGACATGCAGGGCGTTCGGAGCACGTCCAGGGGCGTCTTTGCCGCCACGCTCCCGATCGCGTACTCGGTGGCCCGGGGGGGCGGGGGTTCGTGGCGCGGCGGGGGGCTCGGGGCGGACACGGGTCTCTCGGATCCACCGCGGGCGGGCCCCGGACCCGTCCGGGCCGGCGCCGGCCCGCCCCCGCGCGGATGCGCGACTCGCGTCGCCGGGGCGGTGGGGATCACGCTCTCCTCGATGCGCAGCTCCGCGCGCGGGCGATGGGGGACGACGGCGCCAACCCAGACCACCACCGCCACCACCACCCGCGCCCAAAGGCGCGGGTCCCGGCGGGGCGACATCCCGTTTCCCCCGCGCTCGGCGTCCAAGGGGAACTAGCTCCCCCGGAGCCCGGCCCCGGCCTTTATCGGCGCCGGGCTCCGGGGGACCTTCCGCGCCCCCACCCCGAACACGACACGCACCCGCGGTCGCGGCCATGTCGCGGTTCGAAAGGGACAGGCCATCCCCCATGTCCCCCACGGGCCGCCACGGCACCCTTTCGGGTCTCCTACAGGGGCTACGCTGGAGCGCGCCCCCCCCCGCGCAGCCGGCCGGGATGGGGGGCGTGGGTGGGCGGGAAACCCCGACCCGGGGCGGCCCACCGCAGAAACCCCGTCCCCAAACTCGAAAACATAACTCCCTGGCCGGCCTGCGGGCCTGGTTACGGAGTTTTTCCCTCCTCCCTCATCGGCCGGCTGGCATTATGCCTAAGGGGCTCCCAGGCGGGTTAACGGGTTACAACACATCGACCCAATATACGCGTGGGTGGGTTGGGCAACAGACGCGTATAAACAAACACGCGGGCTTTTGTGGAATGCCTCGGTTACCAGGTTTCTGGTTTTGCTTTCCCTTTTGGTTCATCCCGTCTCTTTCTCCGGGTTTTGGGGCTCGCCAGCCAGATACACACAGAGGGTTGGGCTTTTGCATTCCGGGCTCTTGCTGTGCTCGGGAAGTAAACACGGTCGTAAAAAGAGCCCAGAACACCATCAAGTGCCAATTTGGCCCCGGGAATCCATTAGGCCGCCCGCCAGTGCTTTTTGGCGGGCGGCCTAATGGATTCCCGGGGCCAAATTGGCACTTGGCTGTCGTGGCGCCGAGCCAGACCGGAGGAGCGCCGGTAATTGAGTCCGGCTGTGGTGAGCCGGAGGGGCGTGTGCCGCCCGCCATTGACCACCCGGGGTTCATTTCAGTACAGCGGGTGCTGGTGCATTGACTAGCTGCGCGGACCGCCGCTCTGCCAGAGAACAGGGGCCGAGAGACTGCTCCCCGGGCCCGGCGGATGCGTGGGCCGTTGTTGGGCCGGCGGCCAAGACGAAAGGGCACTGCGTGGGCGACGGAGAAAAAAGGGCACCGGTGGGTATATAATTTTTTTGTGCCATATCCCCTCCGACGTTTATTGCCGATTCGTGGCTCTTGGGAACCCCCGGGGCGGGGGCCTCTGATCCCGCGTTCGGATCAGGGGGATTTTTCTAGAGTCCTGCAGGGAACGGGGGGGTGCGGTGGGGGGGTGATGCGCTGGGACGCGAGAGGTGCCGCCCCGATGACCCCTGCTGTTCTATGTTGTGTAATGCAGGGGGGTCGAGCGAGACTCCGCCGCCACCCCCGGGGGTCCGCCGAAGTGGGGGTCGCCACGGACCGTGAATCGGGCGCGGGTCAACCGCCACACGGGCCCCTGGCCCCACCCAACGCGGTAACCGGACAGGTAAGGCGGCGTGCTTTTCGTCTTCCGTTTTTTGCCCCCCCCCCTTCCTCCGATTAACGCCCCGGCTCGTTTGCGTGTTCCTGGGTGCGGCGAAGCCACCGCGGATGTCAGGTGTTAGGTCCGAGCTTAGCCGGCCATCGTTGTTGTGTATTAATTGCGACTATGGCCCGCTAAGCGTAAGACCTTAAACCTGGTGGGCAACTCGACGCAAGCCCCCCCGACCCCACCCACTCGCGGATGTTTGTAACAGCCCCCCGGGGAGTCCGTGTATGTATGCGCGAAGGGGGTTCGGCCGCCCCCACCGCCGCGCGTTCGGGCGACTCCTCCCGTCATCTGGATCTCTGATTGTCGTCCATACACCCCCCCCTCCCCGCCCTCCCGCGCGCGGAGGCAAACCCCGGTCCGTCCGTCTGGTTCACGGTATTGCGCAAGGGGGACGTACCAGGGTTTGCGACGGCGCGCAGGGGCCGCACGCCGCGAGTCAGCCTCCTCTCCCCCATCAGCCCAAACGCGGCGCGGGGTTTATCTGGGAGGGGCCCGGTTCCCCGAGCGGGGCAAGAACGGGACGGAGGCAGACTGGCGGAAATGGGGTCGCGTCAGCGACGTGTTTTTATTTGCGAGACACACACTGCGGGGCCCCGACCCCGGGGCCCTGGTGGTGGGGGGGAGAGAGGCTAGCACCTTCGTGTTTACGTTTGGGGGCGTGGGCCGGCCCCGCGGTCTCCTCGGTGGCGCCCCCTGCCGATCCGCGGCCGGGGGTGCCTTGGCGGGCGTCGACCATGGTTCCGCCCAGCAGATACCCGTCGGGGTACCCCCCGGGGGCAAAAAATAGCGCCCCCGCCGGGCTGGCCGTTACGTTCTGGAGCCCCTCCGGCACGCCAGACTCGTCGATCTCCCACCCCTCGACGGGGACTCGCCGCCGGAGTTCCGGCGGCGCGGCTGCCTCTGGCCCGCCGTCGGACGGGTCACCCAGTAGGGGGGCCCTGGCGGGAAGCTCGGTGTGGCGGAGCCACTCGGGCTGCCTGTCGGCCAGGCGTCTGGCGAGGAGGCTCGCGCGGTCGACCAGCACCACGTAGGCGCTGATGGTGTCGCTGTTCGCGTCCACTATGGGCAGGCAGTCGCCGGTCACCGTCTGGCTCAGGGCGGGGGCCAGGCAGATGGTCGAATCCAGACCCCGGAGCGGGACGTACCAGCTGGGGTCCGCAAGCGGATCCCCGACCGGCGCCTCCTGGTGGTGGGTCTTGCGCAGGCACTTTCTGGGCGGCGCGGGCGTCCCCCCTCCCTCCCGCCGCGAGCCGGAGGTTGAGGGACCGGCCTCGGGGGCCTCGCGGCCCCGAGGGTCAGAGGCGGGCCCGGAGGCCTGGGGCACCGCCCGGCGCTTGGGAGGGGGGGTCGACGTGCTGCCCGGGGTCGCGAGCAGCGCGGGCGCCGGGGTCCCCCGGGACCCAGCGGGGGCGGGAGTCTCGGCGGGTCTGACCGGTGCTGGTGTCGGTGCGGGTGCTGGTGTCTGTGCTGGTGGTGGTGTCTGTGCTGGTGGTGGTGTCTGTGCTGGTGGTGGTGTCGCGGTTTGGGCCCGGACAGCGTCCGGGCGCGCGGTCGGCCCGCGGGGGGTGGGGGGCACGGGGACGACGGGCGTCGGGCTGGCGGCCCCGGTCGGGCCCGAGGCCGGGGGCCTGTTAACCCGCGGGTTGACCGCGGCGGAAGGCATCGGTCCAGCGGCCCCGGTCGGAGCCGAGACCGGGGGTCTGTTTGCCCGCGGGTTAACCGCGGCGAAGGGCGTCGGCCCGGCGACGGGTGAGGCCGGGGGAGAGTCGTCGTCGATGATTATTACCCCGGGGACGGTGGGCGGCCGAGTGCTCCGCAGGGGTATGAACTCGATCACGGGAGGCGGCGGGGTGGACACTCGAGGGGGCGGCGGCGGTGGCGGCGGCGGCACGGGCGCCCGAGGAGGGGGGGGAGTGGGCACGCGGGGGGCCTGAAGTATCTCTGCGGAAAAAGAACACAGCGGAGCGATGAGGGGCGTCTCCGGGAAGCGCCAATCGAACCCCCCCCGGCCCGCATCCCGCGGGGGTCTCAAACCCAGACTCACCTCTCACGCCCCGCGAGGCCGCAGGCGGCAGCAGCGCGTTGACGCGCCGGCCCCGGATGGTCACGGCGGCCGGGCTGGGGTCTCGCGGTCCGCCGCGCCAGATGAAGTCGACGATGCTGTTCCCGCTGACCGCCTCCTCGGGGGACCCGGAGTCGGGGTCGAGGACGGGGATCGTGTCGTACCGCCTGTCGCCCTGGATGTTCGTCATGAGAAACTGGACGGTCCCGTTGCAGAGCGGACACGTGCCGCGCTGGACCAGCCACGTACGCATGCACGGGAGGCAGAACGGGTGCAGGCAGGGGAACGTCTTGCAGAACGTCAGCTCCGTCAGGCGCTCCATGCACACGGGGCAGGGGTCTTCGCCGACCCCCAGGGGGGTCGGGGCCCTCTGGGCCCCCTCCTCGGCCCCGTCGTTTTCCTCCGCGAGCAGCTCCCCTGGGTTCTCCACTGGGGGGCGTGGGTGGTCGTCGTCTTCGCCGTCGTCGCCATCGAACACGTCGTCGTCCCCCGTCTCCTCTTCCTCCGAGGACTCCTCGTCGCTCGTGTCCCCGTTTATCGGGACGTCCTCGGACCCCGAGTAGACGGAGTCGAGCGCGACGTCGCTCTCCGAGGACTCGGAGGACGGGGGCCGCGGCCGGCGCCGCGGCGCCTGTCTCCTCGCCGGGGCCGCAGTGTCCAGCCACCAGGTGAGCTCCGCGCCGCTCGCGGCCTGGTCGGCGGGCTCCAGAAAGGGGTCGTTGGTTCTATCGCCCCGGGGCCCGGTGGCCCCGGGTCCGGAATCGGGGGGACGGCGCGCTCCGGAGTCGGGACGGGGCTCCGGAGCCCGGGCCCTGCCTTCCGCGGGGCCGACGGAGCGGCCCCGCGGGCCAGCCACGACGGCCCTCCGGGGGAGACTGTGGCCCCGGCCGGCCTGGCGGGCTCCGGGGGCTCGTGGGGCGACGGGCATGGTTCCGCGACGGGTCCGGAGACGAGGGGGTGATCTTCGGCGGGTCGAGACGCGAGCCTCAGCGGCGGGTAGAGACGTCGGCGGTGGCGGCTACGGAGGTGATCCGGGCGGGCGGTATGCTGGTGTTTTAGAATGGGTGCTGGTGTCTGTGGCGCCCGCTTCGGAATGTGCTCGTACGCTCCGGCGATCCCTGGTACCTTATATACACGCAGGTGTAGCCCCGCCGCCCAACCCCCAGGGGGAGGACCTAGACCGGGCCGTCCCAGCGGGACCGCCAATTAACCAATACCCGCGGCGGCTCCTGCATAATTACTGTGATTCACCTGCACCACCCCTGCTCTGTGCATACGATTACGCCCGGGGACCGCCTCCGATTAACCCCAGAGCCTATCGACGGAGGCCCGTGTCGTCCGCCCCCAGGTGAATCACCCGCCCCGCACCCGTTTGGTGCATACGATTAAACCCGGGGCCTCCCAGTTCCGACCCCGGAGCCTATTGCAGAGGCCCTCGCCGGGCGCCACAGGGCGGACGCGGAACCGCGAGGCCGCACCTGTGTGCATATCATTACCTACCCCTTCCGATGTGGGCCGGGTCCGCGGGGACGAGGCATATCATTATCGGCTCCCACCCCGGCCGACCCGGAACGGGGGCACGCCGGAGCCAATGACACGGGGGTACGTTGCGGCCACTCCCTTGCCCGCGCCCACCGGGAGGGCCCGAGTCCCGCCCCCGTCCGGCCCACACCTGCATGCCCGGGTCGGCCCCTTTATCCCCCGTCGGCGATTGTGCATATCGTTATACCCCAGGACAACCCCGGGTGTGCCCCTGCGCTCCTCCCCCGTCCCCAGGTGAGCTCGGACCAACCAGGTCGGCCCGGCGCGTTGCCGTTCCGCCCCCCGGACGGGAGGCCCCGCGGGCGAGCATATCGTTAGCACAACCCCCGCGGTCCCCCTCTTCCATTGGAGCCGGGCCGGACGGTCCTCCCCGACGAGGGCGTGGGGAGGCGGGCCCGCGCGCCGATACATATACGCCAGGCGCAACTGCCATCGCAGTGTGGTGTGGGTTCGCCGATGGGGAGAGCTCGCGGTGGCCCAGGCGGGCGAGCGCAGAGCCCGGCGGCCTTCTGAGGCCTCTACGCCGGGGAGATCCTCCTCTCGTCGCAGAGGCGCGCTAGTGCGGTCGGGGGGCTGAGTACACACGCGACCCACCGGGGGTCGCCACTTCCCGCTACCCTTCGTCGCACCCGCCGACACCCCCCGCCCGGGTTCGCGCCCCCGTGCCCCGGGCACGGTGGGCTCTGCGGAGGAGGGGCAGAGATAAAACAGGTGCGACCCCGTGGTGCCCCCAACAGGTGGGAAAAATACACTCCACCCCCCGCGTTGGCACACCCCCACGTCGGGCCCCACCCCCTCGGGGCCCGCGGACGGCGCGGCCTCGCGGCGTCCATCCCCCGCCGCGGCGCGACGTCGGGGGCCGGAGAAAAGGTCCCACCGGGCCCCGCGCCGTGTTTGACACGAGCTGTTCAGACCGACCCGGTCAAACCCGCGTCTGATCGGCCCCTGTCGAATGCCGCGCACGGCCCCTGCTCACCACTCACCGTGCCGGTCCCCCGTCCCCTGCGGGGGACCCGTCTGCGAGTGCTCGCGGCGGTCCGGACGCGCATCCCCCGGCAGAGCCGCGATTGCGGCCGTACCCGGCGGCGAATCCCCGAGGTTGGCGAGAAAGGGCGCGGCGGGGCGGGGGTCCGAGAGGCGGGCGTCCGCGGTGACAATGTCCCGCGGATCAGAGACGCGGCCGACGTTTTATAGCCGGCGGAAGTGATGACGCGTTCCCCCGGCCGCCCACCGGGGGCGCGCGGGAGAGGGGCGGGTGGACACGACGAAAGTTCGGGGCGGAGCCGCCACCCCATCGACGTATCTCTGTCTTCCCCCCCCCCCCCCCCCCCCCCCGCAGGTGCACGACGCAGACGGACCGACGAGGACAAACCCGGCGTGGCGGGGGAAAACAGGAACCGCGCCGCCCGACGCGAGTCCCCGCTCCCTCCGCCTCCGCGGACGTCCAACAGGGAAGTACCGAGCCTCGCACCACCACCCCCCACCCCCCTCGGCCCAGCTCGCCGGCCCGCGAGCCCGTGAGGTATTACGGACAGCGCCCCCTGGCGCACTCGACCCGGAGCGCACAACCGCCCCACCGCGGTTCGCCGGCAAGAGAGGAAGAGAGGGGTTCGCGCTGGCACCTGGGTCCGCTGTCCACATGCCGAGATAACGAGTCGTTGCCTGTGGAGGCAAGGATCCGCTGCTAACGCCAACCACGCGTACGCCCGCGGTGGTCGTTCCGGTGAAACACCGGAAGCACCCGCCCCCCGGACGGCCGGGTGGAGCACCGCCCCATCCCGGAATATCCGAGCCCCCCAGCCTCTTCCCCCGCGGGAGGCCGGTGCATCCCTCCCCCCGCACCACCCCCAGGAAGACAAACTCACAAGCAACCCAGGCCGACGCTGGCGTCACCCGGGAGGGAAGCGCGTGTTAGACGCGAGGGACCGAGCCCGAGCCTTAAGCGCTCTCCCCCGTGAAGTCCAGCACGCCCCCTCTCGCCCGGCGTATCCGACGACGGGAGGGCGTTCCCCCGCTGCGTCCCCCTTCGTCCCCCCCCCGCCCCAACCCCCTGACCCGCGCCGCGCCCCCGCGCGCGCCCGCGCAGTTTCTGCACTCGGCGCCCCCGGCGCGACCCACGCGGGGAGCGGCGGCGCGGGAAGCAACACCGCCTCTGCCCCCGGGACCCCTCTCAGACCCCCGCGCCCGCGCCGCGACCCCTCTCAAACCCCGGGGGGGCGTGTCCCTGGGGGGGGCGTGATTTACGTCACTTCCTGCCCCTCCCCTTCCTGCCCCTCCCCTTCCTGCCCCTCCCCTTCCTGCCCCTCCCCTTCCTGCCCCTCCCCTTCCTGCCCCTCCCCTTCCTGCCCCTCCCCTTCCTGCCCCTCCCCTTCCTGCCCCTCCCCTTCCTGCCCCTCCCCTTCCTGCCCCTCCCCTTCCTGCCCCTCCCCTTCCTGCCCCTCCCCTTCCTGCCCCTCCCCTTCCTGCCCCTCCCCTTCCTGCCCCTCCCCTTCCTGCCCCTCCCCTTCCTGCCCCTCCCCTTCCTGCCCCTCCCCTTCCTGCCCCTCCCCCACCATCGGCGGCCCGCCGCTCCCGGGCGAGCCCGGCCTCTGCCTCCTCGAGCGGCTCGGCCTGCTCGACCTCCTGGGCCTGGGGGCCCTGCGTCCGCGCTTCGCGGGGGGCGCGGGAGCGGGTCCCCGGCGCGCCGGGGACGGACCCCGCCCCGCCCCCCCCAGGGGCCCCGGCCCCGCCCCCGCTCGCCTGGCGCCCGTGGCGCCCCTGGGTGCCGGCGGCCCCGTGCCGGCCCCTGATCGCCGCCGTGCTCTGTGATCCCGGCGGCCCCCCATGGGTGGCGCCCCTCGCGCCGCCTCCACTGCCGTCGCTGTTGCTGCCGCCGCCGGCGTCCCTCCCGGGGCTTCCGTTTCCGCTCTCCCCCTTCTCCGCCTTAGCCCCCTTCGCCGCGGCGGCCGGCCTCGCACCCCCGCCCTCGCTGCTGCTGCCGCTACGCCCGCTCCCACGGCGGCCCTCGCCCCCCGCTCCGCCCCGACCGCTGCGGCTTCCGACCGCGCCCTCCGCCTTCCGCCCCGCGCTCCCCGGCGCCGGGGAACATGCCCCGCCCCGGGGCCGGCGCCGGAGGCGGAGCGCCGGCGCCGCGCCGGAGGCGGCGCCCGGCCTCCGCGGGCTCCCCCGGAACCGACGACGCTCCCGCTCCCGCGGTCGACGCCGCCCCCGCGACAACGCCGCCGACCGCCGCAGGGGCGGGGACGACGACGAACCCCCGCGACGGCGGCGGCGGCCGGGCTCCGCCCCCCGCGAACCCGCCGCCGCCCCTCCCGCCCGCGCCGCCGCCGTACCCGGGCCCGCCGCCGGGGTTCCCGCGCTACCGTCGTCGCGGCGAGGGAGACTCGGACGAGGAGGACGACGACCTCGGGAACGAGGGGGACACGGGAGGGGAGGAGGGGGATGGGGACGGGGAGGGGGGGACCGGCGGCGGGGGCGGGATGCCGAGCGCGCTCTCGTCGTCCCTGGCGGCGGCGGCCGCGCTGGCCGCGCTGGCCGAGGGCATGGGCCGGGGGGTCCCGGGGGGGAGGCGGCGGGAGGCGGGCGACGGGCTCCGTCGCCGCGGACCCGCCCCCGGCGGAGGGGGCGGGGGCGGCGCTCCCCCTCCGGCCGGCGGGAGCGGCACCGGGGCCGCTCCGCCTCGAGCGGCGGGCGGGCCCTCTTCCCCGTCGTCGTCGTGGCGGCTGCCGCCCCCGCGGTCCCAGTCGCCGCCGCCACCGCCGCCGACGGGCCGCGGGGCGGCTCTCGGCCTCACGCTAGCGGCGGCGGCGGGCCTGTTTGTGATCGCGCTGCTGGCCCTCTTCGGGGCGCTCTTCGGGGCGCTGCTCCTGCTCGGGCTATCGGCGGTCTGCCCGCGTGGCCCGCCCGGGGGGGCGCCCTTCGCGATGTGCCTCTGTGCGCCCCCGGGGGAGACCCCGGCCTACCCGAAGGGGCACGCCTGCAGCCGCGCGTGCGCCGCGCTGCGGCAGTGAGGGCGACGAGCCGCCTGCGGGCCGCCGCGGGCGTGGCGGCCGCGCGCCGGCGCGAGCGCCGGGCGGCCTCGCGCCAGTCGCGGCGGGGGGCCGCGTGCCGGCGGTCCCCGGGGCCGGCCTCCCCGACTCCGCCCCCGGCCCCGCCGGCCTCCCCGGCGGCGGACGACGCCGACCGGGACGCGGGCCCCGACCTCGCCGCCGCGGCGAGGTCGCTCGCGCGGGAGGGGGGCGGCGGCCCGGGTTCTGGCCCCGGGCCCGGGGGGTACGCGGGGCGGGGGGAAGGGGGGCCCGACGGGGAGGAGGGGCCCGACGACGACGGCGGGGGGCCGAGGAGGCGGCGGCGACGGGGGGGCGGAGCGGCGGCGAGGGGGCCCCGGAGGGCGGCGCCGACGACGCGGCGGAGCTGAGCGCGCGGCGTCGACGGCCGGGCGCTGGGGCATCTTCCCGGTGCCGAACCGCCGGCCCGCGCGGCCCCCCGGCGGGCCACCGAAGCCCTCGGAGGGTCGGGGGCGATGGGCCCGGTCGCAATAAACGGAAAGCAGTGCCGGTCCGACCGTCTCCGGTCTCCGTGTGTGCGCGCCGGAGGGGGCGGGGGCGGGGGATGGGGACGGGGGACAGACCCCCGCAGCCCACAGACCCCCGCAGCCCACAGACCCCCGCAGCCCACAGACCCCCGCAGCCCACAGACCCCCGCAGCCCACCCGGTACCTAGGCACAATAGGGTGAGTTCCGGCCCGAGTTAAAGTCTAACTTCATTTCCCGTCTTCTGTTGGTTTTACTCTGACACTTAAACATACTTCAATGTGGCCCCTTGTGTGGGAATGCCTAAACAACTCTGAAGGTATGCCAGCTAAGTTCTAACCGTATGTAATGGGTATCTCAAGGAATGATGTACTGCTTGAAAAAGAGGTGCCGGGCCGGCGACCCCGCAGGGCCCTCCTCTTGGAGTTAGAGAGAATCTAAACTTCAGTCTTAGAGAAAGGGTGTATTCCCAATCCTCCGAAGCATACATGTGGCCACGGACCCCCACGCTGACACGCTTTTAATAATCACAGCGGTGCTTTATTGAGGTCGGCGAGTCTCGCTCACCACAGCGGCTCCGGGGGGAAAGCGCCCCCCGCGCGCCTTGCCCCCAGCCCCCAGCCCACGCGCAGGGTTCTTCGTCGTCGCCCCCGCCCCCGCCCTCCCCCTCGTCGTCGACGGCTTCGGCGGCTTCGTCGGCGGCGGCGCCCGGGGACCCGGCGCCCGGCTCGCGCTTAACGGGCCGGCGGGACTCGGGCGTCAGGGCCGGCGTGACGGAGACGACGACCGGCTCCTCGTCGTCGTCGCCGGCCTCGCCAGGGGCGAGGCCGCCCGGGGAGCGGCGGTCCGGCGGCGGCACGGCGCGGACATCGCCGAAGAGGGCCTCGGCGCCGTCGCCGGGGTCCGCGGCGTCGTTCGCGGCGTCGGCCAGCAGGGTGTCGACGCGGCCCGAGGCCGAGGCCCAGCGCACGCCCGGCGCGGCGGCCGGGTCGGCGTCGGGGCCGACGAGGAACGGCGCAGCGGCGTCGTCGGGCTCCAGCAGCGCCGCGGCGCAGAAGGCCCGCGCGCGGGCCGGCACGTCCTCGGGCGCGCGCAGCGCGGCGCCGCGCCCGAGCGCGAGGTAGAGCGGGCGCAGCGGGGCGGCGAGCCCCCAGCGGCCGCAGGCGCGGTGCGAGAAGGCCTCGTCGCCGCGGAAGTCCGGGGCGCCGCGCGCCATGGCGGCGCCAGCGAGGCGCGAGGCGGCGGCGCGGCCGTCGAGGACGGGCAGCACGGCGCGGCGGTAGGCGCGCGGCGGCGCCGGCACGGCGGTGGCCGGGCCGAGGCGCGTGGCGACCGTGTAGCGCACGTTGGCGCCGCGCGCCAGGCGCAGCGGAGCGGCGCCGGGGTAGAGGCGCGCGTGGGCGGCCTCGACGCGCGCGAAGCTGCCGGGGCCGGCGACGCGCGGCGAGACGAGCACGGCGCGGCGCAGCGCGGCGCAGCCGGGCCAGCGCAGGTCGCACTGGGCGCGCGGGAGCACGGAGCAGGGCACGTAGACGTGGCGCAGCGCCACGGCGGGCCCGTCGGGCGGCCAGTCCTCGGGCTCGACGGCGTTGAGCACGATGAGGCGCCGGTCAGAGGCGCCGGCCAGCAGCCCCAGGAACTCGACGGCGCCGGCGAAGGCGAGGTCGCGCGTGGAGAGCAGCAGCACGCCCTGCGCGTTGAGCGCGGCGACGTCGGGCGCGCCGGTCCAGTTGCCGGCCCAGGCGGCCGAGTCCGGCGTGCAGCGGCGGTTGGCGAGCGCCGCCAGCAGGAAGGAGAGGCCGCCGCGCTCGGCGGTCCAGGCGGGCGGCTCGGGCGCGGGCGGGCCGGCGAGGTTCTCGCCCGGCAGCGGGCAGTAGAGGACGAGCACGCGCACGTCCTCGGGGTCGGCGACCTGGCGCATCCAGGCGGCGGCGCGGCGCAGCGGCGCCGAGACGCGCAGCGGGCCGAAGGCGCGGCCCGAGCCGGGCTCGGGCGGCGCACAGCGGGCGGCGAGCGCGGCGAGCGCGGCGGGGTCGAACATGAGCGCGCCGCGCCAGGCCGGGGGGAAGAGCGCGCGCTCAGTGAGCTCCGCGACGCGGTCCGGGGGGCAGTAGGCCTCGAGCGCGGCGGCGCCGGGCGGCGGCGTGTGGCTGGGGCCCGGCGGCTGCCGGCGCCAGCCGCCCAGGGCGTCGGGGCCGGCGGGCGGCAGCGGGCAGAGGGCGCGCGGGCGGCGCCGGGCCCGGCGGGCGGCGGCGGGCAGAGGGCGCGCGGGCGGCGCCGGGCCCGGCGGGACGTCGGGGCCCGCGTCCCCGTCGTCGTCGGCGGCGGCGGAGGGACCGGGGGGGGCGGCCGCCGCGGCCTCGGCCTCCTCCAGGGCCGCGAGCACGTCGGCGGCGAGGTCCGCGGCGCTGCGCGGGCGCCGGCGTCGGCGCCGGCGCCCGCGGTCCGGGTCGGGGCCGGGGGGGGCGCCGTCCGCGGGCGCGGGGGCGGGGGCCCCGACGCGCGGGCGCTGGCGCCGGAAGAGCCGGTCGACGACGGCGGCGGCCTCGGACCGCACGCGGGCCGGGGGCCCGCGCGCCTCCAGGGCCGGGCCCAGGGCCCCGGCCGCCGCGCAGACGGCGCGGACGGCCGCCACGGCGGCCTCGCGGCCGGCCGGGGCGCGGAGCTCGCCGCGCAGGCGCGCGACCGTGAGCCCGTCGCGGACGAGGCGCAGCTCGCGCAGCCAGGCGCGCAGGCGGGGGGCGTCCCGGTGGGGCGGCGCGGCGGCGGCGTCGTCGCGCGCGAGCGCCGCGGCGCGGGCCGAGGCCAGGCCCGGCACGGCCGCCAGGTCCCCGTCGAAGCCCTCGGCCAGCGTCTCGACGGCGGCGCGGCAGGCGCAGAGGCACTCGCGGGCGAGGCGCTCGGCGGCGCCCGGGGCGGCGCGGGCGTCGGCCTCGAGCTCCTCGCGGGCGGAGGCGCGGGCGGCCAGCAGGCGGCGCTGCGCCGCCACGACGCCCGCGGCCCCGAGGCCCGGCGGCAGGGGGGGGCGGGCCTCGGGGGGCGCCGCGGCGGCGTCGTCGGTCCCGTCCCGGGCGCGGGACCCCTCCTCGCCCCGCGCCCCCGTGTCTTCCGGTCCGGCGCCGCCCAGGAGCGCGTTCTCGCGGGCCAGCAGGGGGCCGTACGCGCGCCGCAGGCTGGCGAGGAGGAACTGCTTCTGCCCGCGGTCGTAGCGGCGGCTCATGGCCACGGCGGCCGCGGCGTGCGACAGCCCCCAGGAGAAGCGGCCCGCCTGCATGGCGTCGCCGACGTGCGGCACGGCGCGCGCCACCGAGCCGGTGATGTACGAGCTGCTGGGGCGCGCCACGCCCGAGGCGCGCAGGCAGGCCTGCTCCAGCTCCGCGTCGGCGGGCGACAGCTTCGAGTTCTGCAGCCAGCCCATGGCCTCGAGGTCCGGGCCGAAGATGAGGCGCGCTAGGAGGGCGTGCTGGCGCGCCGGGTCGCCCAGCTCGGGCGCCCACACGGCCGCGGGCGCGGCGGCGGCGGCGAAGCGGCGCCGCGCGTCCTCCACGACGGCGGTGCCGCGGAGGTCCGGGCGGCTGTCCCCGATGCCGCCGTAGAGTACGCGGCCCTCGGGCGGCGCGACGGCGCCGGGCCAGGGCTCGCCGGTCGCGTACCCGTCGCGGTAGGCCGCGTAGAAGGCCCCGCCGAGCTCGGCCCTGCCGAGAGGCACCGTCCGCGGGCGCCCGGGCGTGAAGCGGCCGGTGGCGTCGCGGCCGGCCACGGCCGCCCGGGCGCGCCGCCGCTCGCTGCGGTGCTCGGCGACGGCAGCGGCCGCCGCCGATGGAGGCGCGGGGCGGGACCTCGGTCCGTCGTCCGGGGGGTGCGGCGGTCGGCCGGCCGCAGCGGCGGCGGCGTCGTCGTCGTCTTCCCGGGCCGGAGGGCTCGGGGCCCGCGGGCGTTGCGGCGGCGCGGCGCCGCCTGCCGGCCGCCCGAGCCGGCGGTCGCGGCACCGCTGTCGTCGTCTCCGCCGGCTCGGGTCGGAGGGTCCGGGCCGCGGGGCGTCCGGGTCGTCGTCCTCGGAGGAGGAGCACGAGGAGGATCCGGACGAGGACGAGGAGGATCCGGACGTGGACGAGGAGGACGACGAGGACGAGGAGGAGCGGGACGACGAGCGCGCCGCTGACGGGGAGGACGGGACGGACGGCGGCCGCGGGGGAGAACCGGGCGAGGGGTCGGCGGCGGGACGCTTCCGCGGCGTCGGCCGTCGCGGGGCTTCCTCGACGGCGTCGGGGCGCGGGGAGGAGGGGAGCGGCTCGCGGGTCCGGGTCTTCTTGCGGTGGCGCGGGCGGTCCTCCGGCGGCGGGACGACGCTCTTGCGCTTGAGGCCCGCGGCCCCGGCGCCCCCCGACGCGGGCGGGCTCGGGTAGTGGGCCGTCCGGCCCCGGTCCCGCGGCGCCGACGTCTCCGTCGTCGCCACGGCGGCGTCGACGTCTCCGTCGTCCCCGTCGTCGAACGGCTCGCCCTCGACGAGGGCCGCCAACAGGGCCAGCTGCTCGGATGAGACGGCACCCCGGGCCCACTCGTCCACTTCCGCGTCGGGGAAGCCGGGGTGGCGGTCGCGCCGGTCGGGGTCCGCGGGTGTCGCACCGGTCGGGGTCCGCGGGGGTCGCGGGTCCCCGGGCCCGTCGCAGCCCGGAGAGCGGCACCCCCTCCTCTCCGCGGCCGCCTCCGCCTCCTCGAGGGCGACGACGGCGGAGGCGGCGGTCGGGGTCGGGGCCCGAGCCGGGCCGAGCCGCGTCGGAGTCGGAGTCGGAGTCGGAGTCGGAGTCGGAGTCGGAGTCGTCCCCGGAGCGAGGTCCTCGGTCCCGGAGGTCTCGGCCATGGCACTCCCGTCTACTGGGTCGGTCGGCCGGCCGCCTCGCTCGCCTCCTCCGCGCTCTCCCGTCTCGACGCGAGCCTGCTTCCTCTCTCCTTCTCGGCGTTCCCGGAGCCGGAGCGGTCGGGGCGATGTGAGGGCGGCCGGCCTATATACCCTCCGCGCTGCGGGGGCGGGGGCGCGGACCTGGGCGGGGAGAGCGGGGGCGGAGGGCGCGACCGCGCATATCATTAGCCGCCCCCGGAAGGGGCGCCGGCGCGCGCATATCGTTATCCCCCCGGCCTATAGCGGGGCCCCGCGGGCCGGCGCCCGCCCCCTGGGGCCGGCGCCCGCCCCCTGGGGGCGGCGCGGCCCCGGGTGGGGGCCTCCCTCTCGGCGCCGGGCCAGAACCGGATCCCTGGACGGGTGAGGACGCGCCAGCGTCCGCACTCGGACCTAATAATATATATTATTAGGTCCGAGTGCGGACGCTGGCGCGTCCTCACCCGTCCAGGGATCCGGTTCTGGCCCCGGGCCAAGAGGGAGGGTCCGCCGGGGGAGAAGGAGGCGCCGGGCCCCGCGTGACGCCCTGAGTCACGCGGGGCGGGGTGCCGGCCCGGCATAAACCCGGCCACGGCGGCCGGGCTCCCCCTCTCCGCCCCGCGCACCCGCGCGCGCGGGAACAGGACATCTCGCCGCCGGGACCGAGACCGGGCCGCCGGAGAGACCGGGCGACTCCTTCGCGGGGCGGTAAGCGGCGGGTCCCCGGGGTCGGGTCCCCGGGGTCGGGTCCCCGGGGTCGGGTCCCCGGGGTCGGGTCCCCGGGGTCGGGTCCCCGGGGTCGGGTCCCCGGGGTCGGGTCCCGCCCAAACCCCCACCCGACCGCCCTATCCATTCACCGCAGCCTCGAGCCGGACCCAGGACCCGCCCCAGGAACGGAAACCGGCGACCGCGCGACGGAACGCCGACGGCCGGACGCCATGGACCCCGACCGCCGACGGCGCCGACGCCGGCCCCAGACGCCGCTCCCCCCGACCCGCCGCGGCGGAGGGAGCGGCGTCGGCGGCTTCTGGCGCCCCCCAGCCCGGGGGGGCAGCCGCTCCCGCAGCCGCTCCCGCAGCCGCTCCCGCAGCCGCTCCCGCAGCCGCTCCCGCAGCCGCTCCCGATCCCGCGACTGGGACCTGGACCTCGCGGGCCTGCGCCGCGACATCAACGCCCTCTTCCGTCGGCTCCGCGCCGCCCCCGACCCGCGCGGGGCCGCCAACCGCCTGCGCCGCGTCGTGCGAGACGCCTACCTCATGGGCCTCTCGCGCCGCGGCCTCTTCCCCGACCTCTGGGGCCTCCTGCTCCAGGTTGGCGACGGCGCGCGCGCCCTGCGCCTCGCCCGCGCCGTCGCCGGCGTCGCGGCCCGCCACCCCCCCGGGCCGGCCCCCCTCGCGCTGCCCGCCCTGCGCGCCCCCGAGTACGGCCGCGCCTGCGACCGACTCGGGGCCGGCTCCGACAGCGACGACGAGGGCGTCGACAGCGACGGGGACGACGACGCCCCCTGGGCGTCGCCCGCGAGCTCTTCTCGGGGGGGCGCCTCCTCCGCCTCCTCCCCGGCCTCGCGCTCCCCCTCGCCCGAAGGGGAGGAGAGCTCGCGGGGGGGCGGCTCGTCCTCCTCCTTCCCGCCCTCGCCCGCGTCCTCCCAGACCCTGCTCGAGTTCCCGGCCTGGGCCCGGGCCAGCTCGCCCGGGCCGGCGTCGTCGCCCGCCGCCCCCCCCTCCCCGTCGTCGCCCTCGGCGTCCTCCTCCTCCTGGCCCTCGGTCGTCGTGGCCGACACGAGCTCCAGCGCCTCCGCCTCCTCGCTGATGCGCGTGCGCGTCAGCGGCGGGGGGGGCGGCAGCGCGGCCGGCCGCGGCCTCAGGGCGGCGCCGCTGCTCCCGGACCCGCCCTGAGGCCGCGCGGGGGCGACGGCGGCGGGGAGATCCCCCCGCCCTCCCTCCCCGCAGCCAGCCGCGTGCGCCGATGACGACGACGATAATAAACGCGCCCGGGCGTCCGGGTTTTTTCACAAAAAACTCGCAGTGCGGTGTCTGTCTGTGGGGGTCTGGGCCCGCGAGGGCGTGCGGGTCTGCGGGGGTCGGTGGGTCCGAGTCCGGGGGCCGTCGCCCGGGGTTCGGGCGGGTGTGGGCCCGCGAGTCGGCGGGGGCGAGACGGGACGGACCGAGGGGGGCCACGCGCGATGATAGCGGCCACCCAGGGGCGGGCCCCTCTCCCCCGCCCCTCTCCCCCGCCCCTCTCCCCCGCCCCTCTCCCCCGCCCCTCTCCCCCGCCCCTCTCCCCCGCCCCTCTCCCCCGCCCCTCTCCCCCGCCCCTCTCCCCCGCCCCTCTCCCCCGCCCCTCTCCCCCGCCCCTCTCCCCCGCCCCTCTCCCCCGCCCCTCTCCCCCGCCCCTCTCCCCCGCCCCTCTCCCCCGCCCCTCTCCCCCACGGAAGGACGCGAGGCGGGCCCGGCGGGCGTCTGTTTATTATTCATCATCGACCGGCGGGGGACGGGGTCGGGGGACGGGGACGGGGACGGGGACGGGGACGGGGACGGGGACGGGGACGGGGGGGCGGCGGCTAGGGCCCGCGCGCCAGCCACACGACCAGCGCCCCCAGGCCCGCCGACGCGGCGCACGCGGCGGCCGCGCCGAGCGCGGCGGCGGCCCACGCGCACGCGCGGCGGCGTCGGCGCGCGGCGGCGCGCTGGCGGCCCGCGCGCAGGAGGAAGTCCCCGGCGGCCTCATGGAAACTCCGAGATTGGGTAGCAGAGACGAGGTAGGGCGCGTCGCCCGTCCGGCATGGCGGTGGGGCCAACGGCGCCCAGGGTCGCGCCCGACGGGATGTGGGAGGGGGCGGCGGGGCGCTCCTCGTCCACCGCCGTTTGCGGAGCCGCCGCCTCTTGGTGGCGGCGGGGCCACACCGCGGCCAGCAGACGCGCCAGCGGACCGCGGCCGTCGCGCCCGGCCGCCCGTATGGCGGCCGCCGCGCGACGCTCGTCCGCGGCCCTGGCCTCCGCGCTGGGGATGATGGCGTAGCGGTAGGCGCAGCCTCGGAGGGCCTCCGCCAGCGGGCCCTCGGTCGGCGGCGGGGTGGGGGTCCAGGTTGACGTCCCGGGCGCCACGTGCGCCCCGAGCTGCCACCCCCTCCCCTCCCCCCAGAGGCCCCCGACCTGGATGGCGACGAGGCGCGCCCCGGAGCGCAGGCCCTCCAGCAGGGGCGCGCACAGGTCGGCCGCGCCGACCACCCAGAGATGGATCAGGCGCGGGTCGGCGAGCGCGCGGAGCCCGGCGACGGCATCGGGCCACTCGACGCTCTCGCCGGGCCCGTCCTCGGCGAAGAGGTCCCCGGCGCCGGGGCAGGTGCCCCGGCGCCGGGTCCGCACGACGGGCCGCTGGGGCCGCGGGAGGTCCATCAGGGGCCCGGCCAGCCTGCGGAGGTCCGCCGACCGCAGCACCATCGGCGCCCCCAGCGGCTCGCTCGCCAGGACGCGGCACTGGCGGATGAGAAAGTTCCACAGGGTCGGGCTGGCGTCGCCCGAGCTCCTGGGCAGGTCCCCGCGCCGGTCCAGGAGGGTCACCACGGTGATAGACACGACGCCCATTGTCCGAAACGGCCAACGCCCGAGGTTGCTCTGCGGGGCGCGCGTCCCTCCTCAGCGCGGGTGGCTCGGGGCCGGAGTCCCTCCCACCTTTAAGGCGCGTCGGGCCCGGCCCCCTTTATCTGCCCCTCCCGCACGCCACCCCCTCGCCCTCATCCGTGTCGCGGCCCTGGCGTGCGGCCTCCTCTCCGCCTCTCTGCTAATCGTCAGTACCGGAAGGCTTCTCGTCGGGGAGGGCCGGCCGGGCCCGAAGCGGCACGCGGGGAACACCGCCCCGGGGACGGGGCGCGCGGAGGCTGTGGCCGGGTGGCCGCTGCGGCGAGAAGACACCCGCGACCGGCCGCCCGCGCCCGGCACCCTCGCCGGCCTCGCGAGGTGGATGGCGGCGGCGAGGCAGCTGTTTGACTGCTCGCGCGGCAGCGCCACCGAGGGGGGCCCAGACGCGCCGCTGCGCCCCCCCGTCCCCCCGGCCCGCGCTCGCTGGGGGGCCCCCGCCCGGACCTCCGACGGCTGGGACGACGCCGTCTACTGCAACCTGCGGTACTCCGAGAGCCCGGGAACGCCCCCGGGCACGCCCCCGCGGCTGCCGCGCACCGCGTCGGAGATACTGGACGTCTTCTCGGACGAGGACGAGGACGAGTCCCCCGGGGGCGACGGCGGGGACGACGGGGCGCGCGCGCCCGGGGCGTCGGGGTCCCGGGCGGGCCGCGGGGGCCGCCCGACGCCCGCGGCCCTGGCCGATCTGGTCGCCTCGCTGGGCTTCAGGGTGCGCGAGACCCTGACCCCCGGCTCCGAAGGCCGCGTGTTCGTCGGCACCCACCCCGATTACACCCAGACCGTGGTCGTCAAGGCCGGGTGGTACCCCAGCACCGCGCTCGAGGGGGCATTCCTCCGCGAGCTCGACCACCCGAACATCCCGGCGCTGCTCGACGCGCATACGGCAAACGGCATCACGTGTCTGGTCCTACCGCACTTCCGGACCGACCTGTACGGGTTTCTGTACGGCCGCCGCCACCCCCCGGCCCTCCGGACGATCGTGTCGTTCGCCAGGCAGCTCCTGGACGCCCTCCGGTACGTCCACCTGAGGAACATCATCCACCGGGACGTGAAGACGGAGAACATTTTCGTGGACGAGCACCACACGCTCTACCTGGGCGACTTCGGGGCGGCCTGCCGCACCTGGCACCCCCACCACCAGGCCCGGCGCTACGGGCTCGTGGGCACGGTGGACATCAACGCCCCCGAGATGCTGGCCGGAGACGCGTACACGAGCTCGGTCGACATCTGGGGGGCCGGGCTGGTGGTCTTCGACGTCGCCGTGGCCGACGCCTCGCTCTTCTCCTCCTGCGGCGACGGGGCGGACCGGGGCCCGTCGCCCGAGCGGCAGATCGCGCGCATCATCCGCCAGGCCCAGGTGCACCCGGACGAGTTTCCGGCCGACCCGGAAGCCAGGCTAAACCAGAGGTACCGGGCGCAGGCCTCCCGCTTGTCCCGCGCGGCGTACACGCGCCCGGCGTGGACCCGGCAGTACAGCATCCACGCCGACGTCGAGTACCTGATCTGCCGGATGCTGACGTTCGACGGCGCCCGCCGCCCGTCGGCCGAGGAGCTGCTGCGCCTGCCGCTGTTCGGCGGGGGCGGTCCCGTCCTGGGCCACGAGGACGGCGCCGGGACCGCGGATTAGGGCGGGGGACCGGGGGCGGAGTCCACGGGACCTCCGCCCTCAAAAGCGCCGGCGCCGGCGCCGGGCCGCCTGTCGATCCGAGCGGTCCCCCCAGCATGCGCGCTGCGCGGTGGTGCCTCGGCGCGCTCCTCGCCCTCCTCGTCGCGGCCCGCGCTTCGCGGGCGGGCCCCGGGCGCGCGCGGGCCGGGCCGAGGGCACAGACGGCCCCCGAAAACCACCCGCGCCCGCGCGATCCCGCCGGAACCGCGCCCCCGAGGCCCCGGAGGCGCGGCGACCTCGCCGCGCCGCCCGTGGAGGAGCCGGGCGCCGGCATCGGCTACCTGTCGTCGGGGGACTACCCCGTGGACGCGCCCGACGACCAACCCCCGGGCGCCCCCTCCTCCGACTACTACCCCGAGTTGTTCGGCGACCCCGACGACGCCGGCGCGGGCGGGCGGGGGCCCGGGACCCCGCCGGTCCCCGCCGACGCCGCATCGTCCGATAACGCCCCTCCACCCGGCCACGTTGGGGCCGGCGCCTCGGCGCCGAGGGCGCCCGGGGCCGAACCCGGCGACCCCACCCGGGTCAGGGGACCCCCCGAGGCGCACCACAGACGCCCCACCCACTGCGGAAACGGAACGAGCTCCCGCCGACGGGACGACCCCTCGCACCCCGTGATCTCGCCGCTGCCCTTCATGACCGCCAACCCCCGGGCCCTCGACACCATATTCGGGGTCAGCATGTGTCTGCAGGGCGCCTTCGGCCTCGTCCTCGCCGTCCTGGGGGCGCGCGTCTTCCTCGTCCTGACGCGCGCATCTGAGGAGGATCCCTCCGACCGCTACGCGTAGTGGGTGGGGCGCCCGAGGCTCCGCCTGGTTTCCGAGAAGTCAATAAATTTCCAACAGCCAAACCGCACGCCTGAGTTTGCCTCTTGACATAGGGGGGAAAGCGAAAGCGCGCGGCGCTCGGGGGCGGCGGGTCGCGCGGCGAGACTATGCGGCGTGCGGGCGTTGGCCGGAACCCGGGGGCGGTCCCGGCCCTGATGCTGGCGCTGGCGGCGCGCGTCCTTGGGGGCGGCGAGGCGGCAGGCCGCGAGACCGTCGCCGCGATCGGCGAGGGGGTGCCGGCCGAGGCGGCCCTGGGGGCCGCGTGGTGGCCCCGGTGGGGCGGCGACGCGTGCGCGGCCGGCGCGCGCGACGTGGTGGTGTGCTGGCTGGAGGTGACCCGGTTCGGGGGGGCGCGCCCGATCGGGGCGGCCAACCTCACCGGCTGCCGCGGTTGCCCGCCCCGGTGCGCCGCGGCGGCCGCCGTGACCGAGAGGGAGTACCGGGGGATCGCTCGCGTCGACCCCGACGGGACGCTGACCCCGGCGCCCGGCGCGGCTCTAGGCCGCGCCCTCTACGTCGTGTACGAGCGCCGCGAGGAGACGGCCGCTACGCCCGCGCCGCCGACGGGAGCTTCCAGCGGAAGCTTCCGCGCGCCGGCGGTGGTGGGGGGCGCGTGCCTGGGGATCCTGGCCGCGCTGTTCGGGCGCTACCTCCTCTCGGTGGCGCGCCGCCGGAGGGCGCAGGCGGGATGGGCGCTGGGGTCGCGGGTGTGAGCGGACGCGCAGGGGCGCGGAGGCTCCTCCCTCCCCGGCGCGCTCGCCGTTAAAAAGGACCGCCCTCCGTCCGACCGACGCAGAGCGAGGCGCGCGGCGATCCTCCCTCTGCGCCTCTCCGCGTCCCCGCGCCCGGTCAGCGCCTCTCCCCCTGCGATGCGCCCCCCGACGGCCGCCTCTCCCCCCGCCCCCCGCGCGGCGATGCTGCCGCTCCTGGTGTGCGCGGCGGCGCTCGCGTCGGCGGCGCTTGCTGCGCCGCGGTCCGCGACGGGCGCGCCGGGGGGGAGCGCGCGCGCCCGCATGACCGTGGCCCCGCCGACCGCGGCCACCGACCCCCCGGGCGTGCGCCGCGCGTACAACCTCGCCCCGCACATCCCCAGCCCCTACCGCGCGCTCGGCAACGACACGCCGACGTACTACAACGCGCCGAGCGAGTACTGCGGCAGCGTGTTCATGGAGGCCCCCTCCGAGCTGGGGCGCGTCGTGGACCCCAACGGCGGCGACCTCCCCGAGACCGGCAACGACACCTTCAACGCCACGATCGCGTGGTTCAAGATGGAGCCCGCGTGCGCCGTCCCGATCTCCGTCATGGAGTTCTCGGGCTGCCTGCCGCGCCGGCCCCTGGGCGCATGCGCCGTGCAGACGCTCCCCCGCTGGCTGGGCTACGACAACTTCAGCGCCCCCTCGGAGGACCTGCTGGGCCTGCACATGCACGCCCCGCCCGCGGGGATCAACGGGCTGTACGTGCGCCTCGTCGAGGTGGCCAACCGGACCGAGGTCGTCCGGTTCGCGCTCAGCCAGCGGGACTACCCCCCGTGTCCCTACAGCAAGCCGGCCGCCTTCCACTCGGGCGCGTGCCTCACCCCCTCCCGGTTCGACGAGGGCGTCTCCGTGGACGCCATCGCCATGTCCTCGCGGTACATCCCCGAGAACCAGCGGCGCCTCGTGGACTACCTGCTCCGGGACGCTGGGTGGGAGGGGTCCAAGACCCCCAGCAGGGGCGTCTTCATCCCCCGCAACGTCTCCCTCCCGGAGGCGGCGCCCCCCCCGACGCCCGGCCCGCCCGACGCGCCCCTGGACCCGCTCGTCGACGACTTCGTGCCCGGCCCCGAGGGGCCCGCGTGGACCCCGGGGTGGCCCGGCGACGCCCCCGAGGACGACGGCGCCGACTCGGCCGGGGGAGACGCGGGCCCACGGGCCGACGACGGGCCCGTGGGCCCCGGCGGGGGCGCGTGGACCCGCGTCCGCTGGCCCGTCGTCGGCGGCGCGGCGGCCGGAGTCGCCGCCGCGCTCGCGGTCGGGGTGGCCTGCGCGTGCCTGCGCCAACGTCGGCGCGGGTTTCGGCACACGCGCCTCCCCCTCATTCGCGGTAACTGAATAAAATATACGAACAGCAGCGATGCTTCCGTTTCCGTCTCCGTTTCTTACCCCCGCCGTCCCTTCGGTGGCGGGCCCGCGGCCCCTCCCCCGGTCACCGCGATGTCCCGCCTACGGGGAAGACCCCCCCCCCGGCGCGCCGTTAAGAGGGCCGTCCCGCGCGACGAGAGCGCTGTTCTGCGACCGGCGGGGCGCGCGCCGTCTTTCCCGCGTCCGTCCTCCCCGATCATCCCGACCGCGGAGACCGAGTCCTCTTCTCTCCCCGGTCCCCTCCCCCCCGCGCTCGACCATGACCGGGCTGGCGCGCGCCCTTGCGCTGCTGTGTTTCGTCTGGCAGGGCGCCAGGGGGCTGGTCCTGCGCGGCGCCGCCGTCAGCTTCTACGCCGAGCGCGCGGCGGACGCCGCGGCCGTCGGCCCGTCGGGGACGATGGAGGAGGACGTCTGGGTCGGCGGCCGGCTGCTGTTCTTGGAGACCCAGACGCCGACGGGCGCGCCCTACAACGGCTCCGTGGAGCTGCTCCACTGGCGCGGGCCGTGCCCGCGCGTCGTCGCGATCCGCAGGCTCTCGCTGTGCTCCGCGGTCGGCGGCAAGACGCGGCGGGGGCGCCGGGTCGCGGCCGCGGTCGAGGCCATGCCCGCGTTCGCCGACTGCCGGCAGAACGACACCACCGTGAGCGCGGCGTACGACAGGGCGGACGCGTTTCCCGGGGGGCTGCACGGCGTCTGGCTGCGGAACGCCACCGTGGGCTACGCGGGGCTCTACGCCCTGCGCGTGTGGGTGGGCGGCGCCGGCGGACCGGACGTGTTCTTCCTCCGCGTCGACGTGGTCGGGGCCGCCCGCGTTGCGCCGGCGGCCCCCGGGCGGCGCTGCGGGCCCGACCCGCCCGCCCCGGCCGACGCTGTCTTCTCCGGCTCGGGGGTGGACGACGGGGCGGCGGACACGCGACCCCACGCCCTGTCCCCCGCCGCCTTGGCGGGCCTCGCCGCCCCGGCCGCCGTTCTGGCCCTCGCGTTGGCCGGCTTGCTGTGCCGGCGCTGCCGGCGGCAGAGGAGGCGCATCTACAGGCCGGCGGCAGTCTCCGCCGGGCGCTCCGCCGCCGGTGCGGTCTCCGCCGTGGTGAACGAGGAGGCCCTCGCCCGCCTGAACCGCGAGCTGACCGTCCGCCGCCGCCTGAACCGCGAGCTGACCGTCCGCCGCGGGCTCCGGTCGTCGATCCCCCGCGGCCGCGTCTCCGCCGTCCCCCCGCTGGGATCCATCGCTGAGGAACACCGGCCCGTCGCGGAGCCGGATCCGGACCCCGCCCCCGCGGCAGAGCGTAAATAAAAAGCCGTTCTCTAAACGTCACGCGCCTCCGTGGTTTTTCCGCGTTCGCCGGAGCGGGAGACGGGGGGCCGGGAGCTCCCCTTCCGGCCGACCCCGCGGGGTCGGCATCGACCTCCCCCCCCCGGGGGAGAGAGAAAACACCCACCGGGAGGAGGAGTTTCGGGGGCGCGGGCCGGGTCCGCTCTTGATAAGCGGCCGCGCGTCTCGCCGGACGCCATCCTCGCCCGTCACCGCTCCGGCGAGGCTGCGGTGTTCTGGGAGCGCGGCCCGGTCTTCGTGGACCACAGCTCGCCCTCCGGCCCCGACCGCCGCGCCGTCCCCCCCCGTCTCTCTCTTCCCACCCTCTCCCGCCGCGAACCGGGGCCATGCGTCCGGTCGCCGCGGTGGCGGTGTTGGCCCTGGTCGGCCTGTCCCTGATCGGCGCGGCGCCGCGCCGCCTTCGCGCGACCGAGGGCGACCGGGTGGTGGTGCTGCGCGCCCCGGACGACCCGGGGCCCCGCGGGAGGCTGGTGTGGACGTTCGAGCCGCTGGGCGCCTGCGACACGTCGGCCTCCGTCCGCGTCCCTCATCCCCGGTCGCTCGTGGACGCGCTGGTGGACGGGGCCTGCGCGTCCGGCGCGGTAGTGCTCCGCGTGAAGTACGGGGATGGCCGCTCGCCCCCCGTCGCGCCGCCGGCGCCCGTCGCCGTGGCCTTCGAGAACGACAGCCTGGTGGTCCCCGAGGCGACCCAGGGCCACGCGGGCGCGTACACCCTCACCGCGATTCGGGAGGGGGGCGGCCCCGGGGCCACCGAGTCCACCACCGCGTACCTGACGGTGTTCACGCGGCCCACGACAGCCCGGGTTCGCGCCGCGGCTCCGGCCTCGGCCCCCGTCGCCCCATCTGGGGCCCGGGCCGCGCCGGCGCCGACCGGGACCACCGACGCCACCCCCACACCCCCGTTAACGGCGACGAACGGCGAGGGCGATAGCGGGGAGACCGCGACGGACGGGGCGGGCGCTAGCGCCCCCTCCGACGCCCCCTCGCTCACCCCCCCCGACCCGCCGTCGTCCAAGGAGGAGACTGGAGACGACGTCAGCGGCGAGGACGGGGACGGGCCCGCCACCCCCGCCCGGCCGGAGCCATATCCGACGACCACGACGACGACCACGACGGCCAAAACGACCCCCGCGGCAACCCCCGGGCCTCGCCCCCACGGGTCGTGCGCCGTCGGCGTGCGTATGGACACCCACTCCGCCCTCCTGTTCCAGGCGGGCGAGACGGTGTCCACGCGGGTCGGCATCCGGTTCGTCGCCACCGACGGCTGGCCGTACGACGTCGACGTGGTCTGGTTCCGGGCCCCCATCCCCGACGGCTGCGCCGAGATGCACATCTACGAGCCCTGTCTGCGCCACCCGCGCCTCCCGGAGTGCCTCAACCCGGCGGACGCCCCCTGCGCGTTCGGGGCCCCGACCCACCACGTCGCGGCCAAGCACTTCAGGGACTGCGCCGCGACGCGCACGCCCCCCAACTGCAACGCCCCCACCACCGGGGAGCTGAGCGGGCGCGTCCGGGGGCTCTCGTGGCACCACCACTCCACGAACCTCCAGTTCGTCAACGCCACCGAGGCCGTGAACGGCGTGTACCTGTGCGCCGTGTACATCGACGGGCACCTGTGCGCGTGGCGCCACGTTGTCGTCAGTACCGCGAACGGATTCCGCGGCGCCCTCGTGGAGCACACCCTGCCGAGACCCGGGCACCGCCACCCAGGCGGAGACGACGCCGCCGCGCCCCCTGGCGCCCACCACCGCGACGACGAGACGCGGCCGCCCGCGGCTCGCCGCCGGGGGCTCTTCCTCTCGGTCCTGCTGAGCATCGTGGCGGGGCTGCTGGTTGCCGCGGCGCTGACGTGGCTGTGTCTCGCGTGCCGGCGCGGACGCGCCTGGCGGGCCGCCGGGACGGCCCGGTTCCGCAGGGGCGGGAAGGGGCAGCGCCCCCCGTCCCCGACGTACTTTCGGGTGCCGGACGACGACCTGTACGCGGACTTCCACACCAGCGAGAGCGACGCCAGCTCGGACGAAGACGCGCCCTACGGCGCGGGCGAGCCCCGGGCCGCCGGCCGCGCGGGGGCGGACTCAGGGTCCGGGTTCGAGATCATCCTGCCGTCCGGATCTTCCGTCTTCCCGTCGGGCCCGAAGGCGAGCCTGCGAACCTTCGGCGGGGGACGCTGACGTCACAACCTGACGGGCATAAAACGGCCGGGACCGCCCCCCTGACTCACTCTCCACACTTCCGCCTCGGGGACCCGCCGCCTGTGGGGGTGCCGTCGGGGTTGGCGCGCCGGACCATCAACCCTTCCGGCGACGCCCCCATCGTCGTCTCTGCCCGCGCGCCGCCCCAAACATGGCGTACGCGGCGGCCCCGACCGACTCCCCCCTGTCGATCGAGCCGGACTCGTTCGACGCCGCGACGGCGGGGGCGTGTTCGCCCCCGGGTTCGGGCCCCGCGCCAGCGGCGGACCGCCGGGAGCGCTGCTACTACAGCGAGAGCGAGGATGAGGCCGCCGGGGACTTCCTCCTGCGCGCGGGCCGCCAGCGCGCCGCCGCGCGCCGACGCCGCCGCGCGTGCGCGTGGGCCGCCGCCGCGCTCGGCGCGGCCGCCGCGTGCGCCGCGTCGGCGGGCCTGGGGGCGCTGGTCGTGTGGCTGGCGCGCGGGCCCTAGCCGCCGCCCCCCCGTCCCCGTCCCCGTCCCCGTCCCCGTCCCCGTCCCCGTCCCCGTCCCCCGACCCCGTCCCCCGCCGGTCGATGATGAATAATAAACAGACGCCCGCCGGGCCCGCCTCGCGTCCTTCCGTGGGGGAGAGGGGCGGGGGAGAGGGGCGGGGGAGAGGGGCGGGGGAGAGGGGCGGGGGAGAGGGGCGGGGGAGAGGGGCGGGGGAGAGGGGCGGGGGAGAGGGGCGGGGGAGAGGGGCGGGGGAGAGGGGCGGGGGAGAGGGGCGGGGGAGAGGGGCGGGGGAGAGGGGCGGGGGAGAGGGGCGGGGGAGAGGGGCGGGGGAGAGGGGCGGGGGAGAGGGGCCCGCCCCTGGGTGGCCGCTATCATCGCGCGTGGCCCCCCTCGGTCCGTCCCGTCTCGCCCCCGCCGACTCGCGGGCCCACACCCGCCCGAACCCCGGGCGACGGCCCCCGGACTCGGACCCACCGACCCCCGCAGACCCGCACGCCCTCGCGGGCCCAGACCCCCACAGACAGACACCGCACTGCGAGTTTTTTGTGAAAAAACCCGGACGCCCGGGCGCGTTTATTATCGTCGTCGTCATCGGCGCACGCGGCTGGCTGCGGGGAGGGAGGGCGGGGGGATCTCCCCGCCGCCGTCGCCCCCGCGCGGCCTCAGGGCGGGTCCGGGAGCAGCGGCGCCGCCCTGAGGCCGCGGCCGGCCGCGCTGCCGCCCCCCCCGCCGCTGACGCGCACGCGCATCAGCGAGGAGGCGGAGGCGCTGGAGCTCGTGTCGGCCACGACGACCGAGGGCCAGGAGGAGGAGGACGCCGAGGGCGACGACGGGGAGGGGGGGGCGGCGGGCGACGACGCCGGCCCGGGCGAGCTGGCCCGGGCCCAGGCCGGGAACTCGAGCAGGGTCTGGGAGGACGCGGGCGAGGGCGGGAAGGAGGAGGACGAGCCGCCCCCCCGCGAGCTCTCCTCCCCTTCGGGCGAGGGGGAGCGCGAGGCCGGGGAGGAGGCGGAGGAGGCGCCCCCCCGAGAAGAGCTCGCGGGCGACGCCCAGGGGGCGTCGTCGTCCCCGTCGCTGTCGACGCCCTCGTCGTCGCTGTCGGAGCCGGCCCCGAGTCGGTCGCAGGCGCGGCCGTACTCGGGGGCGCGCAGGGCGGGCAGCGCGAGGGGGGCCGGCCCGGGGGGGTGGCGGGCCGCGACGCCGGCGACGGCGCGGGCGAGGCGCAGGGCGCGCGCGCCGTCGCCAACCTGGAGCAGGAGGCCCCAGAGGTCGGGGAAGAGGCCGCGGCGCGAGAGGCCCATGAGGTAGGCGTCTCGCACGACGCGGCGCAGGCGGTTGGCGGCCCCGCGCGGGTCGGGGGCGGCGCGGAGCCGACGGAAGAGGGCGTTGATGTCGCGGCGCAGGCCCGCGAGGTCCAGGTCCCAGTCGCGGGATCGGGAGCGGCTGCGGGAGCGGCTGCGGGAGCGGCTGCGGGAGCGGCTGCGGGAGCGGCTGCGGGAGCGGCTGCCCCCCCGGGCTGGGGGGCGCCAGAAGCCGCCGACGCCGCTCCCTCCGCCGCGGCGGGTCGGGGGGAGCGGCGTCTGGGGCCGGCGTCGGCGCCGTCGGCGGTCGGGGTCCATGGCGTCCGGCCGTCGGCGTTCCGTCGCGCGGTCGCCGGTTTCCGTTCCTGGGGCGGGTCCTGGGTCCGGCTCGAGGCTGCGGTGAATGGATAGGGCGGTCGGGTGGGGGTTTGGGCGGGACCCGACCCCGGGGACCCGACCCCGGGGACCCGACCCCGGGGACCCGACCCCGGGGACCCGACCCCGGGGACCCGACCCCGGGGACCCGACCCCGGGGACCCGCCGCTTACCGCCCCGCGAAGGAGTCGCCCGGTCTCTCCGGCGGCCCGGTCTCGGTCCCGGCGGCGAGATGTCCTGTTCCCGCGCGCGCGGGTGCGCGGGGCGGAGAGGGGGAGCCCGGCCGCCGTGGCCGGGTTTATGCCGGGCCGGCACCCCGCCCCGCGTGACTCAGGGCGTCACGCGGGGCCCGGCGCCTCCTTCTCCCCCGGCGGACCCTCCCTCTTGGCCCGGGGCCAGAACCGGATCCCTGGACGGGTGAGGACGCGCCAGCGTCCGCACTCGGACCTAATAATATATATTATTAGGTCCGAGTGCGGACGCTGGCGCGTCCTCACCCGTCCAGGGATCCGGTTCTGGCCCGGCGCCGAGAGGGAGGCCCCCACCCGGGGCCGCGCCGCCCCCAGGGGGCGGGCGCCGGCCCCAGGGGGCGGGCGCCGGCCCGCGGGGCCCCGCTATAGGCCGGGGGGATAACGATATGCGCGCGCCGGCGCCCCTTCCGGGGGCGGCTAATGATATGCGCGGTCGCGCCCTCCGCCCCCGCTCTCCCCGCCCAGGTCCGCGCCCCCGCCCCCGCAGCGCGGAGGGTATATAGGCCGGCCGCCCTCACATCGCCCCGACCGCTCCGGCTCCGGGAACGCCGAGAAGGAGAGAGGAAGCAGGCTCGCGTCGAGACGGGAGAGCGCGGAGGAGGCGAGCGAGGCGGCCGGCCGACCGACCCAGTAGACGGGAGTGCCATGGCCGAGACCTCCGGGACCGAGGACCTCGCTCCGGGGACGACTCCGACTCCGACTCCGACTCCGACTCCGACTCCGACTCCGACGCGGCTCGGCCCGGCTCGGGCCCCGACCCCGACCGCCGCCTCCGCCGTCGTCGCCCTCGAGGAGGCGGAGGCGGCCGCGGAGAGGAGGGGGTGCCGCTCTCCGGGCTGCGACGGGCCCGGGGACCCGCGACCCCCGCGGACCCCGACCGGTGCGACACCCGCGGACCCCGACCGGCGCGACCGCCACCCCGGCTTCCCCGACGCGGAAGTGGACGAGTGGGCCCGGGGTGCCGTCTCATCCGAGCAGCTGGCCCTGTTGGCGGCCCTCGTCGAGGGCGAGCCGTTCGACGACGGGGACGACGGAGACGTCGACGCCGCCGTGGCGACGACGGAGACGTCGGCGCCGCGGGACCGGGGCCGGACGGCCCACTACCCGAGCCCGCCCGCGTCGGGGGGCGCCGGGGCCGCGGGCCTCAAGCGCAAGAGCGTCGTCCCGCCGCCGGAGGACCGCCCGCGCCACCGCAAGAAGACCCGGACCCGCGAGCCGCTCCCCTCCTCCCCGCGCCCCGACGCCGTCGAGGAAGCCCCGCGACGGCCGACGCCGCGGAAGCGTCCCGCCGCCGACCCCTCGCCCGGTTCTCCCCCGCGGCCGCCGTCCGTCCCGTCCTCCCCGTCAGCGGCGCGCTCGTCGTCCCGCTCCTCCTCGTCCTCGTCGTCCTCCTCGTCCACGTCCGGATCCTCCTCGTCCTCGTCCGGATCCTCCTCGTGCTCCTCCTCCGAGGACGACGACCCGGACGCCCCGCGGCCCGGACCCTCCGACCCGAGCCGGCGGAGACGACGACAGCGGTGCCGCGACCGCCGGCTCGGGCGGCCGGCAGGCGGCGCCGCGCCGCCGCAACGCCCGCGGGCCCCGAGCCCTCCGGCCCGGGAAGACGACGACGACGCCGCCGCCGCTGCGGCCGGCCGACCGCCGCACCCCCCGGACGACGGACCGAGGTCCCGCCCCGCGCCTCCATCGGCGGCGGCCGCTGCCGTCGCCGAGCACCGCAGCGAGCGGCGGCGCGCCCGGGCGGCCGTGGCCGGCCGCGACGCCACCGGCCGCTTCACGCCCGGGCGCCCGCGGACGGTGCCTCTCGGCAGGGCCGAGCTCGGCGGGGCCTTCTACGCGGCCTACCGCGACGGGTACGCGACCGGCGAGCCCTGGCCCGGCGCCGTCGCGCCGCCCGAGGGCCGCGTACTCTACGGCGGCATCGGGGACAGCCGCCCGGACCTCCGCGGCACCGCCGTCGTGGAGGACGCGCGGCGCCGCTTCGCCGCCGCCGCCGCGCCCGCGGCCGTGTGGGCGCCCGAGCTGGGCGACCCGGCGCGCCAGCACGCCCTCCTAGCGCGCCTCATCTTCGGCCCGGACCTCGAGGCCATGGGCTGGCTGCAGAACTCGAAGCTGTCGCCCGCCGACGCGGAGCTGGAGCAGGCCTGCCTGCGCGCCTCGGGCGTGGCGCGCCCCAGCAGCTCGTACATCACCGGCTCGGTGGCGCGCGCCGTGCCGCACGTCGGCGACGCCATGCAGGCGGGCCGCTTCTCCTGGGGGCTGTCGCACGCCGCGGCCGCCGTGGCCATGAGCCGCCGCTACGACCGCGGGCAGAAGCAGTTCCTCCTCGCCAGCCTGCGGCGCGCGTACGGCCCCCTGCTGGCCCGCGAGAACGCGCTCCTGGGCGGCGCCGGACCGGAAGACACGGGGGCGCGGGGCGAGGAGGGGTCCCGCGCCCGGGACGGGACCGACGACGCCGCCGCGGCGCCCCCCGAGGCCCGCCCCCCCCTGCCGCCGGGCCTCGGGGCCGCGGGCGTCGTGGCGGCGCAGCGCCGCCTGCTGGCCGCCCGCGCCTCCGCCCGCGAGGAGCTCGAGGCCGACGCCCGCGCCGCCCCGGGCGCCGCCGAGCGCCTCGCCCGCGAGTGCCTCTGCGCCTGCCGCGCCGCCGTCGAGACGCTGGCCGAGGGCTTCGACGGGGACCTGGCGGCCGTGCCGGGCCTGGCCTCGGCCCGCGCCGCGGCGCTCGCGCGCGACGACGCCGCCGCCGCGCCGCCCCACCGGGACGCCCCCCGCCTGCGCGCCTGGCTGCGCGAGCTGCGCCTCGTCCGCGACGGGCTCACGGTCGCGCGCCTGCGCGGCGAGCTCCGCGCCCCGGCCGGCCGCGAGGCCGCCGTGGCGGCCGTCCGCGCCGTCTGCGCGGCGGCCGGGGCCCTGGGCCCGGCCCTGGAGGCGCGCGGGCCCCCGGCCCGCGTGCGGTCCGAGGCCGCCGCCGTCGTCGACCGGCTCTTCCGGCGCCAGCGCCCGCGCGTCGGGGCCCCCGCCCCCGCGCCCGCGGACGGCGCCCCCCCCGGCCCCGACCCGGACCGCGGGCGCCGGCGCCGACGCCGGCGCCCGCGCAGCGCCGCGGACCTCGCCGCCGACGTGCTCGCGGCCCTGGAGGAGGCCGAGGCCGCGGCGGCCGCCCCCCCCGGTCCCTCCGCCGCCGCCGACGACGACGGGGACGCGGGCCCCGACGTCCCGCCGGGCCCGGCGCCGCCCGCGCGCCCTCTGCCCGCCGCCGCCCGCCGGGCCCGGCGCCGCCCGCGCGCCCTCTGCCCGCTGCCGCCCGCCGGCCCCGACGCCCTGGGCGGCTGGCGCCGGCAGCCGCCGGGCCCCAGCCACACGCCGCCGCCCGGCGCCGCCGCGCTCGAGGCCTACTGCCCCCCGGACCGCGTCGCGGAGCTCACTGAGCGCGCGCTCTTCCCCCCGGCCTGGCGCGGCGCGCTCATGTTCGACCCCGCCGCGCTCGCCGCGCTCGCCGCCCGCTGTGCGCCGCCCGAGCCCGGCTCGGGCCGCGCCTTCGGCCCGCTGCGCGTCTCGGCGCCGCTGCGCCGCGCCGCCGCCTGGATGCGCCAGGTCGCCGACCCCGAGGACGTGCGCGTGCTCGTCCTCTACTGCCCGCTGCCGGGCGAGAACCTCGCCGGCCCGCCCGCGCCCGAGCCGCCCGCCTGGACCGCCGAGCGCGGCGGCCTCTCCTTCCTGCTGGCGGCGCTCGCCAACCGCCGCTGCACGCCGGACTCGGCCGCCTGGGCCGGCAACTGGACCGGCGCGCCCGACGTCGCCGCGCTCAACGCGCAGGGCGTGCTGCTGCTCTCCACGCGCGACCTCGCCTTCGCCGGCGCCGTCGAGTTCCTGGGGCTGCTGGCCGGCGCCTCTGACCGGCGCCTCATCGTGCTCAACGCCGTCGAGCCCGAGGACTGGCCGCCCGACGGGCCCGCCGTGGCGCTGCGCCACGTCTACGTGCCCTGCTCCGTGCTCCCGCGCGCCCAGTGCGACCTGCGCTGGCCCGGCTGCGCCGCGCTGCGCCGCGCCGTGCTCGTCTCGCCGCGCGTCGCCGGCCCCGGCAGCTTCGCGCGCGTCGAGGCCGCCCACGCGCGCCTCTACCCCGGCGCCGCTCCGCTGCGCCTGGCGCGCGGCGCCAACGTGCGCTACACGGTCGCCACGCGCCTCGGCCCGGCCACCGCCGTGCCGGCGCCGCCGCGCGCCTACCGCCGCGCCGTGCTGCCCGTCCTCGACGGCCGCGCCGCCGCCTCGCGCCTCGCTGGCGCCGCCATGGCGCGCGGCGCCCCGGACTTCCGCGGCGACGAGGCCTTCTCGCACCGCGCCTGCGGCCGCTGGGGGCTCGCCGCCCCGCTGCGCCCGCTCTACCTCGCGCTCGGGCGCGGCGCCGCGCTGCGCGCGCCCGAGGACGTGCCGGCCCGCGCGCGGGCCTTCTGCGCCGCGGCGCTGCTGGAGCCCGACGACGCCGCTGCGCCGTTCCTCGTCGGCCCCGACGCCGACCCGGCCGCCGCGCCGGGCGTGCGCTGGGCCTCGGCCTCGGGCCGCGTCGACACCCTGCTGGCCGACGCCGCGAACGACGCCGCGGACCCCGGCGACGGCGCCGAGGCCCTCTTCGGCGATGTCCGCGCCGTGCCGCCGCCGGACCGCCGCTCCCCGGGCGGCCTCGCCCCTGGCGAGGCCGGCGACGACGACGAGGAGCCGGTCGTCGTCTCCGTCACGCCGGCCCTGACGCCCGAGTCCCGCCGGCCCGTTAAGCGCGAGCCGGGCGCCGGGTCCCCGGGCGCCGCCGCCGACGAAGCCGCCGAAGCCGTCGACGACGAGGGGGAGGGCGGGGGCGGGGGCGACGACGAAGAACCCTGCGCGTGGGCTGGGGGCTGGGGGCAAGGCGCGCGGGGGGCGCTTTCCCCCCGGAGCCGCTGTGGTGAGCGAGACTCGCCGACCTCAATAAAGCACCGCTGTGATTATTAAAAGCGTGTCAGCGTGGGGGTCCGTGGCCACATGTATGCTTCGGAGGATTGGGAATACACCCTTTCTCTAAGACTGAAGTTTAGATTCTCTCTAACTCCAAGAGGAGGGCCCTGCGGGGTCGCCGGCCCGGCACCTCTTTTTCAAGCAGTACATCATTCCTTGAGATACCCATTACATACGGTTAGAACTTAGCTGGCATACCTTCAGAGTTGTTTAGGCATTCCCACACAAGGGGCCACATTGAAGTATGTTTAAGTGTCAGAGTAAAACCAACAGAAGACGGGAAATGAAGTTAGACTTTAACTCGGGCCGGAACTCACCCTATTGTGCCTAGGTACCGGGTGGGCTGCGGGGGTCTGTGGGCTGCGGGGGTCTGTGGGCTGCGGGGGTCTGTGGGCTGCGGGGGTCTGTGGGCTGCGGGGGTCTGTCCCCCGTCCCCATCCCCCGCCCCCGCCCCCTCCGGCGCGCACACACGGAGACCGGAGACGGTCGGACCGGCACTGCTTTCCGTTTATTGCGACCGGGCCCATCGCCCCCGACCCTCCGAGGGCTTCGGTGGCCCGCCGGGGGGCCGCGCGGGCCGGCGGTTCGGCACCGGGAAGATGCCCCAGCGCCCGGCCGTCGACGCCGCGCGCTCAGCTCCGCCGCGTCGTCGGCGCCGCCCTCCGGGGCCCCCTCGCCGCCGCTCCGCCCCCCCGTCGCCGCCGCCTCCTCGGCCCCCCGCCGTCGTCGTCGGGCCCCTCCTCCCCGTCGGGCCCCCCTTCCCCCCGCCCCGCGTACCCCCCGGGCCCGGGGCCAGAACCCGGGCCGCCGCCCCCCTCCCGCGCGAGCGACCTCGCCGCGGCGGCGAGGTCGGGGCCCGCGTCCCGGTCGGCGTCGTCCGCCGCCGGGGAGGCCGGCGGGGCCGGGGGCGGAGTCGGGGAGGCCGGCCCCGGGGACCGCCGGCACGCGGCCCCCCGCCGCGACTGGCGCGAGGCCGCCCGGCGCTCGCGCCGGCGCGCGGCCGCCACGCCCGCGGCGGCCCGCAGGCGGCTCGTCGCCCTCACTGCCGCAGCGCGGCGCACGCGCGGCTGCAGGCGTGCCCCTTCGGGTAGGCCGGGGTCTCCCCCGGGGGCGCACAGAGGCACATCGCGAAGGGCGCCCCCCCGGGCGGGCCACGCGGGCAGACCGCCGATAGCCCGAGCAGGAGCAGCGCCCCGAAGAGCGCCCCGAAGAGGGCCAGCAGCGCGATCACAAACAGGCCCGCCGCCGCCGCTAGCGTGAGGCCGAGAGCCGCCCCGCGGCCCGTCGGCGGCGGTGGCGGCGGCGACTGGGACCGCGGGGGCGGCAGCCGCCACGACGACGACGGGGAAGAGGGCCCGCCCGCCGCTCGAGGCGGAGCGGCCCCGGTGCCGCTCCCGCCGGCCGGAGGGGGAGCGCCGCCCCCGCCCCCTCCGCCGGGGGCGGGTCCGCGGCGACGGAGCCCGTCGCCCGCCTCCCGCCGCCTCCCCCCCGGGACCCCCCGGCCCATGCCCTCGGCCAGCGCGGCCAGCGCGGCCGCCGCCGCCAGGGACGACGAGAGCGCGCTCGGCATCCCGCCCCCGCCGCCGGTCCCCCCCTCCCCGTCCCCATCCCCCTCCTCCCCTCCCGTGTCCCCCTCGTTCCCGAGGTCGTCGTCCTCCTCGTCCGAGTCTCCCTCGCCGCGACGACGGTAGCGCGGGAACCCCGGCGGCGGGCCCGGGTACGGCGGCGGCGCGGGCGGGAGGGGCGGCGGCGGGTTCGCGGGGGGCGGAGCCCGGCCGCCGCCGCCGTCGCGGGGGTTCGTCGTCGTCCCCGCCCCTGCGGCGGTCGGCGGCGTTGTCGCGGGGGCGGCGTCGACCGCGGGAGCGGGAGCGTCGTCGGTTCCGGGGGAGCCCGCGGAGGCCGGGCGCCGCCTCCGGCGCGGCGCCGGCGCTCCGCCTCCGGCGCCGGCCCCGGGGCGGGGCATGTTCCCCGGCGCCGGGGAGCGCGGGGCGGAAGGCGGAGGGCGCGGTCGGAAGCCGCAGCGGTCGGGGCGGAGCGGGGGGCGAGGGCCGCCGTGGGAGCGGGCGTAGCGGCAGCAGCAGCGAGGGCGGGGGTGCGAGGCCGGCCGCCGCGGCGAAGGGGGCTAAGGCGGAGAAGGGGGAGAGCGGAAACGGAAGCCCCGGGAGGGACGCCGGCGGCGGCAGCAACAGCGACGGCAGTGGAGGCGGCGCGAGGGGCGCCACCCATGGGGGGCCGCCGGGATCACAGAGCACGGCGGCGATCAGGGGCCGGCACGGGGCCGCCGGCACCCAGGGGCGCCACGGGCGCCAGGCGAGCGGGGGCGGGGCCGGGGCCCCTGGGGGGGGCGGGGCGGGGTCCGTCCCCGGCGCGCCGGGGACCCGCTCCCGCGCCCCCCGCGAAGCGCGGACGCAGGGCCCCCAGGCCCAGGAGGTCGAGCAGGCCGAGCCGCTCGAGGAGGCAGAGGCCGGGCTCGCCCGGGAGCGGCGGGCCGCCGATGGTGGGGGAGGGGCAGGAAGGGGAGGGGCAGGAAGGGGAGGGGCAGGAAGGGGAGGGGCAGGAAGGGGAGGGGCAGGAAGGGGAGGGGCAGGAAGGGGAGGGGCAGGAAGGGGAGGGGCAGGAAGGGGAGGGGCAGGAAGGGGAGGGGCAGGAAGGGGAGGGGCAGGAAGGGGAGGGGCAGGAAGGGGAGGGGCAGGAAGGGGAGGGGCAGGAAGGGGAGGGGCAGGAAGGGGAGGGGCAGGAAGGGGAGGGGCAGGAAGGGGAGGGGCAGGAAGGGGAGGGGCAGGAAGGGGAGGGGCAGGAAGTGACGTAAATCACGCCCCCCCCAGGGACACGCCCCCCCGGGGTTTGAGAGGGGTCGCGGCGCGGGCGCGGGGGTCTGAGAGGGGTCCCGGGGGCAGAGGCGGTGTTGCTTCCCGCGCCGCCGCTCCCCGCGTGGGTCGCGCCGGGGGCGCCGAGTGCAGAAACTGCGCGGGCGCGCGCGGGGGCGCGGCGCGGGTCAGGGGGTTGGGGCGGGGGGGGGACGAAGGGGGACGCAGCGGGGGAACGCCCTCCCGTCGTCGGATACGCCGGGCGAGAGGGGGCGTGCTGGACTTCACGGGGGAGAGCGCTTAAGGCTCGGGCTCGGTCCCTCGCGTCTAACACGCGCTTCCCTCCCGGGTGACGCCAGCGTCGGCCTGGGTTGCTTGTGAGTTTGTCTTCCTGGGGGTGGTGCGGGGGGAGGGATGCACCGGCCTCCCGCGGGGGAAGAGGCTGGGGGGCTCGGATATTCCGGGATGGGGCGGTGCTCCACCCGGCCGTCCGGGGGGCGGGTGCTTCCGGTGTTTCACCGGAACGACCACCGCGGGCGTACGCGTGGTTGGCGTTAGCAGCGGATCCTTGCCTCCACAGGCAACGACTCGTTATCTCGGCATGTGGACAGCGGACCCAGGTGCCAGCGCGAACCCCTCTCTTCCTCTCTTGCCGGCGAACCGCGGTGGGGCGGTTGTGCGCTCCGGGTCGAGTGCGCCAGGGGGCGCTGTCCGTAATACCTCACGGGCTCGCGGGCCGGCGAGCTGGGCCGAGGGGGGTGGGGGGTGGTGGTGCGAGGCTCGGTACTTCCCTGTTGGACGTCCGCGGAGGCGGAGGGAGCGGGGACTCGCGTCGGGCGGCGCGGTTCCTGTTTTCCCCCGCCACGCCGGGTTTGTCCTCGTCGGTCCGTCTGCGTCGTGCACCTGCGGGGGGGGGGGGGGGGGGGGGGGAAGACAGAGATACGTCGATGGGGTGGCGGCTCCGCCCCGAACTTTCGTCGTGTCCACCCGCCCCTCTCCCGCGCGCCCCCGGTGGGCGGCCGGGGGAACGCGTCATCACTTCCGCCGGCTATAAAACGTCGGCCGCGTCTCTGATCCGCGGGACATTGTCACCGCGGACGCCCGCCTCTCGGACCCCCGCCCCGCCGCGCCCTTTCTCGCCAACCTCGGGGATTCGCCGCCGGGTACGGCCGCAATCGCGGCTCTGCCGGGGGATGCGCGTCCGGACCGCCGCGAGCACTCGCAGACGGGTCCCCCGCAGGGGACGGGGGACCGGCACGGTGAGTGGTGAGCAGGGGCCGTGCGCGGCATTCGACAGGGGCCGATCAGACGCGGGTTTGACCGGGTCGGTCTGAACAGCTCGTGTCAAACACGGCGCGGGGCCCGGTGGGACCTTTTCTCCGGCCCCCGACGT